ATTTCAACTATAAATGGAAGCATAGATGAAATGCTTAATAATGATATCTGTTCTGAAGGTTGTACAGATGAAGTGTATAAACATTTTAAAGATGAAGTGTATAAACATTTTAAACAAACATGTAACAGATCAACTTTGACAATCATTTTTGAAAATGATGATGTAAAGGATAAATTTAAAAATTTATTTGATACTGTTCTTGGTATTGATATAACCGAGTATACAACTGACGAAGAACAATCAGATAAATACGGTAATGGACTTATCTATCAGTATTCAAAAGTAAATAATATTCTTAAAATTAACAGTGATAAATAATGGAAAACATAATTTTACTTGATCCAGCTATAGTAATAGCTAAATGGGGTCCAATTATTGATCGACTTGATCAAGAATCAATAGGAGATGATCAACGCCTTTTCCTTTGTTCCGTAGCTGAAATAAGTTCACATCGGATGGCTGAGGATCTGACATACGGTATTACTAATGTCAATATTTTACCTGTAGTGCTTAAAGCATTACTGAAATCAGAATTCTATAAGTATTCTTATTCCTTTGTTACGAAATCACATACACCGACATTTTTAGCACAAATATCAGTAAACAGCGAATCAGTTGAAAAAAATCGTGATGGTCTTATAACTTTTGGTATTAATGTTGATGAAATGGTTGAAACTCAAATCAGAACAGGGTTCCAGTCGCATATCGAAAAACACATTGAATTATTGAATGAAAAAGCTAAAACAGCTTCAAATATTCTTATTCAAGAATTTTTCTATGTCGGAGAAACTGAACCATCAAATTACGTACTCTTCTCAAATATAGATTTCAAATAAATAACCAATGAAACACTTTCAAAGTTTTTGGAACATTATGCTGGCTACGGACAGCTACAAGGCATCACATCACGCAATGTTGCCTGAAGGTCTCACATATATGGAATCTTACTGCGAATCACGCGGTGGAGAATTTTCTGAGACTGTATTCTTCGGACTACAATATTACATGGAATCGTATCTTGTTGGTCAACAAGTAACTGAAGAAAAGATTCAAGAAGCTGTTGCATTCTACAATGAACACTTCGGTATAGAAAATGTATTCAACGAAGCAGGATGGCGTTACATTTTAGAACGTTACAACGGGTTCCTTCCAATTGAGATTCTTTCAGTTGATGAAGGTATGGTCATTCCAACAAAGAACATGCTTTTCAAAATTAGATCAACTGATGAAAAATGTGTTTGGTTAGTTAACTGGGTTGAAACACTTTTGATGAAACTTTGGTATCCAATTACAATTGCAACAAATTCAATGTATGGTAAACGTATTTTGAACAAGTATTACGATATTTCTGGAGACACAGCAAACACAGACTTCATGCTTCATGACTTCGGTTACCGAGGTGTTGCTTCTGAGGAGCAAGCATGGTTGGGAGGAGCTGCACATCTTCTTTCATTTTCTGGATCTGATACAATTGCTGGAATTAGAATGCTTCAGAATTACTATGGTGCACCAATGTGTGGATTCTCAGTACCTGCATCTGAGCACATGGTTATGACTGTTCGTGGTCGTGACAATGAGATTGAAACATACCGTCAAATTATCAAGAAACACGGAAAAGGAACCATTTACGAAAACGTACCACTATCATTGGTATCAGATACGTATGACATTGCAAACGTTTGTCATTTTTTAAGTGATGAGAAAGACATTCGTGAAATGATTCTTGAAAGACCTGGAACATTTGTTATTCGTCCTGATTCAGGAGATCCAGTAACTGTACTTCTTATGTGTCTTGAGATTCTTGCTGAAAAATTTGGATTTATTATTAATGAAAAAGGATTTAAAACAATTAATCCAAAACTTAAATTGCTTCAAGGTGATGGAATTTCTGTAAAATCAATGGAAACAATTCTTGAACAATTGACAGCTGCTGGTTGGTCACTTGATAACTTTATCTTTGGATCTGGTGGTGGTATTCTTCAATCTTTTAACCGTGATACATTAAAGTTTGCAATTAAGGCTAGTTTTGCAATTGTTGATGGTAAACAAATAGATGTATACAAAGATCCTATTACTTCAAAAGGTAAAGCATCTAAGAAAGGAATTTTACATACACTTCGGATCAATGATCAGATTGTTACACTTTCTGAAAAAGATTTGAATGAGTTACATACCGTAGAAAAAGAAGATTTGTTAAAGAGTCGATTTTTTAATGGTGTAATTCGAACAATAACGACTTACGAAGATGTAAAAGCTGCTATGACAGCTTAAAAATCAAGTACATATTGAAATTGAAAGAGGGACAAAACATTTTGTCCCTCTTTTTGTATAAATGATATGAATAGTTACGCAATTATAACAGTATACCACAAGTCTAGAATATTTACGTCATTACCGATGGAAATGGTAGACGGTGCAACAGAGACACAATTAGTCCTTAAATTATCTGAGGAAGGTACAGATGGTCTAAATTTGTTGAAATTTCCAACATCTGATTCATCATTTATGATTTTTAGTAAATCACAACTTGTTGAATCAGTTGTAGAGATCCAGGTACTCGATCCAGAGCCTGTAAAACCAACAAAGAAGAGAGCGTCAAAGAAAAGTTACGGATTTGACAACGATGAAATGATCAAGTCTTGATATATAACGTATGAAGTTGATAAAACCGTATACGACAGATCTTGACACACTTGTTGCAAATGGTGACATTTTAAAATTAGATGGAAATCGTGCATGGTTTAACACACTTTTTCCTGAATCTACACCAATTCAACAAGTATCAACTTATGATCCTTCACGTATTATTACACAAATTGATGATAGTGTTTTTGATGGTTTTATTATTATGCGAAAAATAAATGATACAGTTTACTTAGATCCAACAAAACGTGAGTACATTAAGACAATTGAAATTGGAAGTTTTACAGATAGTGTAAAAAGATACACTAATTTGAATAAAGCTATTGATTATACAAAAGATGCTCAAGCATTTGCTAAATTACCAACTATTGATTTTGACATGGTAAATAAGTTGAATGTAAAAAAAGATTTACAGTTTGAGTTATTGAATATTAAAGAACAACCAAAACAAGTTGATCAATTTACAAATCCTGTGAATCACCCACATATTAACGCACCAGTCGCACCAAAAGAAGCATTTAAGTACAATGACAAGACAACTTTGATGGAAGTCATTAGATGGGCAAAAGAACGCGGAATTGTGTATATCTATGCAATCCTCGAGCACAGACCATTTATCATGACAAATGAATTTGTAACTAATTGTGTCTATTATACTATTCGTGGGCAATACAGGAAACCGATAACGCAGTTACAACAAGATCTTAAGACAAACATTATTACAACTGATGATAATGATTTTCAGGATGATAATGGCAACGATATTGTTTACATTTAATATATAATGTAACACACAGGGTTGCAATTATGACAGGTAAAAAAAAGATAGAAGAACTTGGAAGAGTATCTACACTTAATAATGGTACAGTATTACCTATTGCCTATTATAATTCAGGAACTGATCGTTTTGTAACACGTGGTATATCATTTTTAGATTTTATTACAAATTTACCAACACCAAGTGGTGGAGACGTTCTTTATGGTAATGTGTATTTTGTAGATGCAATTCATGGTGATGACGGAACTGGTGCAATAGGAAATTTAAACAAACCTTATACTAGCATCACCACAGCAATTTCTGCTGCAGTTACAGCTGGATTCAATTCTTCAAATCGTGCAATTATTTGGATTAGATCCGGCGTATACAGTAGTATCATTGGTTTGGCTGATGGTATTGATATGTATTGGGATACAAATACACTGTATTATGGTGAATTACGTGATAATGGAGCAACAGTAAATGTAAATGTATACGGTAATTGTATTTTTAAAGGATCTAGAGCACTATTTACTACTGGAAATAGCACTATTAGTTTACAATTTGATTATGGTGATGTTAGTGATGCATTCGTAATAGCGTCACCACCTACTGAATCTTTTTTAAATATAGAAGCTAATTATATTAGAGCAACTGGAGTAGCAACTGGATATGGAAATTCTTTTCGTGGAAAGTCTAATGTAACAATGAAATTGCGCGATTATGGCACGAGTTTTTATACATTTTTTGATATTCGTAGTAGTTATTCTGGGAAATTTCGAGCATATATCCCTGAAACAAGACTTGAAAATGGTGGTGCAAATGTTGCAGATTTTAAAAATTGCGTATATATACGTTCATGTTCAAATGCAGATATTGAAATTAATACAAATTGGGTAAATTATATTCCAAGTTATCCATCTATGTATGGTGTTTGTGTAATTGGTTCAGCTGTTGGATCTAAAATAACACTTAATGGAAATATTAATGCTTTAGATAGTATTGCAGTTTTTTTTGCAGCAGGTGATGCTAATACTACATTAATTTTTGAAGGTGACATATCTACTACATATAAAGTTTTTGATATTACAAATATAGGCAAGATTAAAATTCGTAATAGTAATATTTTACAAACTACAAATACAGCTCAACATGTATTTGCTATGACAGCTGCGTCAAGTGTTTCACTTCAATGTCAAAATGTTACAATCGTATCTGAATCATCAACAAATAATATTTTTAATTGCTCTGACGATAGTGCTGAATTGTATGCTATTAATACATATGCTTATAAAACAGCAGGTACTGGATCATTTACTAATGGTAATACATCATGGGATGTGATATTAGTAAATTGTATATCTAATGTCGATATGGTAAATGCTACATCTACAAATTTAATTACAGCTGCTGGTATGGGTTTTGAATTTGATACACAATTTAAACTTATAAATTAATACAATGTATTAAACTTTTATTCAACATAACAATATAAAAATCATGTTGAATAAAACTAAAATTATAGCAGTCTCGGGTAAAATTGGAAGTGGAAAAAATACACTTACATCATATCTAAAACGTATGTATCCAGACATTCAAGAAAAATTCTTTGCTGAAAAATTAAAACGTTTAGTAGCACTTCTTGTTGGAGTTGATTACGAGTTGACACTTACTCAAGAAGGTAAGAATATATTTATTCCGGAATTTGATCTTACCATTGGTGAGTTATGTCAACAACTCGGTACAGATGTTTTACGCAAACACTTCCGTGATGACATCTGGATCAAATCGCTTTTTGCTGACATTAAAGAAGGCGGAACATATGTGATTTCAGATTGTCGTTTCAAAAATGAAGCAGAAGAACTTAAAAAAGTTGGTGCTGTAATCATTCGTGTGAATCGACCAAACAATCCAGTTGCAGAGAAGAGTGACCGTGATTTAACACACATTTCTGAAACAGATCTTGACGATTACGAATTCGATTATGTCATTGATAATGTTGGAACCTATGCAGAGTTCATGCAAAAAATTGATGAGATTTATCAACAAATTGATCAGCGATGGCACTGATTTCATCATCCCGCCCAATTCCACCACCTCCAATAAAAGATATGTCGCATTTGATTACAACTGTAAATATAAAACCAGGAATGCTGGTTAAGTTAAAGAGCGGATCTTCTGTAATGACAGCGGATCATATGCGCGATAAGAAAATGATGTGTATGTGGTTTGTAGGTGATCAACCTAGATGGATCGATATTACACCAGAAGCATTAATAGAAGTTAGTGAAAACGAAATACATTATGAAAGAAATGCAAGACCTTCAGATACAGATTAACGAATTAGCACAACAGCTACACGATCAACATGCAAAAGCTGGTTGGTGGACAAATCCAGAAACTAATGAATCATTATTACATAAGTCATATACACCGTATGTGATAGCTACTAAACTTTCACTTATTATGAGTGAAGTCAGTGAAGCTCTTGATGGTTATCGAAGTGATAAGATGGATGACAAATTAACACATCGACCAATGATTGAAGCAGAACTTGCTGATGTCTTTATTCGATTAATGGATTTATCTGGTGCACTCAAATTAGATCTTGGTGGAGCAATTGTTGATAAATTAGAATACAACAAAATTCGTACGGATCATAAAGTCGAGAATCGTGTCAAACCAAACGGTAAGAAATTTTGATATGATACTGATTGATGGTGGACAAGAAGGTTATCAACTCTTTAAAAATCATGAAGAGATGGATGCATTCTATAATAAAAATGAAAAATTAATAACAACAAATATGGAAAATACAATTGAAAAATTTGCTATAGGTACTATAGTATATTTAAAATCTGGATCACCAGCTATGACAGTTAGTGAATATTATAAAGAGTATAACACAGACATTGAAACAGGTGGCGTAAGTTGCCATTGGTTTTGGGAAGATAAAGTTCATCAATATCTTTTTCAACATGACGAACTTACTGCTACTAATCCACACAAAAACTATTAATAATGTATTATTACTTCGAACATGTAAATAAACCAGGTCACAATTTATATCGTGATGATTATCAATTTTCAATTGAACAATTTGTATACTGCAATGAATTAAAATATAGTTTTTATGGTGGTAATACTGGTATTAGCGGAAATAATTTTTATCACAGTATGTCGAATAAAAAGACTGGGGCATATGAACCATATAAGATTGTAGATCAATACTGGCTTGATACAAGCAGATATGAAATTGGTTACGATAAAGTATGTGATTATTTTATTAAGAACATCATTCCATTATTAAATGATGAATATTGTAAAGATAATAGTTGGGTGAGAGTGTTACTTCCTGCTTAATTGATAGATTTTTGATATATAGAATATGCTAGCACCGTGGTTACAACCTTCAGATGAAAAATTTCCACTCTTGGGTAAAGAGAGTTTTGAAACATTCTTAAAAATATGTGCAGAGTTCTCTGAATGGGCACTTGATGATATTGGTCTTGCAACACGCAATGATGCGTATAAAGTTTGGGTTTGTCCAGTTCACTCAGACAAATTAAAAAATGTGAAAGGTATTATTGAACGCTACTCAAGTATGAAGTTGCTTTTACACCATTACAATAAAAATATTGTTGAAAATGGTACTGTTTCTCTTTACATAAAACTTGACTGGCTCGAGAACAAATGGGAGATGAGTTACGGTATCACGAACGGTAAGAAAATGTTCAAAGTTGGCGAGTTTCCTTACACAGTTTCCACAGAAGTTCCTGCTTCAACACTTATGAAGTACATCAAGGATGAGTTGGATGATTTCAATCCACGTGAGCATTTAGTGCTTTATCGTATTAAACAAGATGCATCTTCATTTAACCCTGGTTATTGTCAAATCACAGATCCGATGCTTATCAACAAACAAGTCATTATCACAACATTCAATCTTGGTGTGTGGCATAATGGAACTATCCAAGGTGGAGAACCTGAAAGACTATTAAATGTCATGAAAGACTGGGTAAAGACGCAGAAGTGGTGGAATCTTGTTCGATTAACTGTACGTCCTGGAACGAATGGTATGATTGACTTCATAATTCAAATCAAGTAAGTTGGTATTAAACAAATTAATAAAAACATTGTATAAGTTGCATGAACTTTGTACAGCAATACACATTAGCCCTCGCTGCTGAGGAGGATATCGATGAACACATTGAAACCTGGCATGATAGTCCAGAAGATCTTGGTAACTTACATGAATACCTTGGATTTACACATGAACAGTATTGTAAGTGGGTTATCGGAAAAGAAACACTAGATGAAATTTTAGGATACAATAAATAAAATTTACATGAAACCGGCAGTTATGTCGGTTTTTTCTTTTATATTCGTAGCTGTTCAATTAAATAATTTAAATAAGATGAGAACAAAAACATATGTTACTGTTACATTTGAGATTGAATCTTCTCAATCTGAACAGACCCCAAAAGCTGCAAAAGCAACATCGTTTATGCTTCGTTGTATAAGTCGTCTTGGTTGGAAACTTGGATCAATTTATAATACATATGACGGAAAAATAACCAATGTTAAAGTAGAAACAAAAACTGATAAGTAATGCCAACGCAATACAGATACAGACACTACTGTAAGGACTGCGAAGACTTCACACTTTTCATCAGAGATGATTTCAATTCTAAAGATCTCACTTGTACAAACTGTGACAAGAAGTATGAGACAGTAAAAATCGGTGAGATTGATTCAGAAAAAGTTGAAACACAACGTGTACGTTTTAAACAAAAACGTTCTCAGCAATTTGCTAATATGTTTGATACTTATAGAACTGGTAGTATTATGCAAGAATTGTTTCGTAATGAAAGTCGAATGGGTTTCGATGTTCATGAATCAGATGCGGGTCTTTTAACTATTGAAAAATACGAGAAGGAAGAACGTGAGCTTGCTAAACTAATACGTAATGAAGAAATTCAAAAAATTCGTATAGAGTTTAAAGGAATACAAAGAAATGAAACATGTCGTTGTGGAAGTGGTATCAAGTATAAAAAATGTTGTATGAATAGCGTTCAATATGCATTATAATCAGTCAATATGAAACAGACATTAAAATTTAGAACAGCAAAATACGTACTGATAATACCAGCTTTTGTATCAGCAATGATTGGAATGGTTGGTTGTTTTATCAGTCTTCCAATTTTTTGGATATTTAATCCAAGCTATGTTTTGCCAGATGATAAAGCAGGTATGGAAGTAGCACCAGTAACATCATGGTTTTGGAGACGTGCTGAAGCATATACACAAAAATATTGGATTAAACCATTTCAAGAAAAATACATACCTAAAGAAATTACTTATGAAAAAACTGATTGATATAACAGATGAAGATGTAATTTCAGTAATAGACAGAATACATATTTTAACTGAAAATACAATTATTGCAAGAAAAGGAATTTTTGGACTTGATTTTTATGAATCTTTTAGAAAATTTGGTAGTGCATTTATTGAAATTGAAATGGTTAGTCGTGATACAGTGACTGATGGTTATTACACAACTATATCAAAATGCCAACTTGTATTTAAACACGAGTCTGTTTGGTTTGCAGAAATTGGATATGATGGAGATAATTCGAATTACAATAAAAATCATTTCTTTGGATATTTAAAATTACAAGAATTAGGGTACAAATTACCTGAACAACCACAATGGTAATTTAAAACATACAAGATGATTTACATATCAATACTCTTTAATATCATTTTTAAAACGTTGGCTCAAACAAACATTTATCAATTTCTTTAAAAAGAAAATTATCAAAAACAAGAAACTAAAATAATTCAATATGACAATATTAAATCAGTGGAGTACAGAGCGTGAAGGAAACGACTCATGGTTAAGATATGAATTGATCGCTTATCGTGATTGGGATGATGCATATCTCGAAATTCGACAAAATCACAGTGGATGGAATGGACCATTTGCTGAAAGTAAACGTATATTACTAGATCTTTCTAATATGACATTAGTAATTGGTTGTGTTATTGAATTCATTGACGACTTTGCTGACGACATAGAAATGGCTAAATTGGTTCTTTCCGAATTAGTTACAACATTAAAACGTGTTAATAACATGCTTGCTGATTATATTGAAGCACGTGTAAATTTTGATTAATAATGGAAGGAATACACATCATTCAACGCAGTGAACTACTACAGAAAGCATTTGCATATATTGTTGACAATAGTACATCAAATTATCTTCCATATCATAATCTTAATCATCTTTTAACAGTACTTAAATATGTTGATTATTTAGCACATGAGGAAGGAATTTATTTTGATAAACGAATGCCTTTACATATTGCAGCGCTTTTTCATGATGTAAATCATAGTGGTGGTAAATTAACTGATAATGAAAATATTATAAATGCACTTGATGCATTTGAGAAGTTTCATGCTTGGTTACCTTATACAATGACTACAGAAGAAATTTGTAGTATTCGTGACAATATACGTGCTACACAATTTCCATACGTTCAAGCAAATTCAAATATTACACATCAACAAAAAATCATGCGTGATGCTGATATGATGCAACAGTTTGAATATAATTGGATTAATCAAACAACACTAGGTCTTGCTATGGAATCAGGCACAGACATTCGTAAATTTATTCACAATCAAAGACACTTTTTAGAATCTACTATTTTTCTTACACCTAGTGCAAATCAATTTAAGACATGTAACTGGGCAAGAATGATGGATGAGTTTCGTATTCTTGAAGTAAGTCTTAGTGTTAACATTTAAACTATGAAATCAAATCCAAATCCCAAACAAACAGGTTTAAAAGACCGAACTCCAATTCCATGTGAACATGCGCCGTATGATTTAAAAGGTAAAAAGTATTGTCATCAATGCGGAACAAAACTTTAATTATTTCGGTTTAATTTTATAATTTTGTATATTTACTTTATGACAACAGATAATCAAAATACAACACATAAACAACCATCGTTTATTAAAACACATATTACTAATTTTTTAAAACGAACTTTACAACGTCAAAAACTTTACTATCGTTACCGTAATTATGGAAATTATAAAGAAGTTCCTAAAGATGCGACTGAGATTCAACGTACATGTATTGAAATCTTCAAATACGTTCTTCATAATAAAAATGTCGAATTAGATTTTGATAAAAAAAGTGGTGAAGTAATTCTTTACTTGGAAGATATAGTTTCCGATTCTCATTTCTACATCGTACTTGAAGACGGAAATATTCAGATTGTAAATACTGTTCACGGCTACGACGAACGTATCACCGCAGATATTCATGAACACCTTATGTGGTTGTTTGAGAACACACAAAATATTGAATTTTTGCGTAAGAAAAACGCAATCAGAAAGAAAGTAAGTTATTCAATGAATAGCATTTTAGAAAAAGTTAAACAAAGTAAAGAAAATAATAATAAGGTATGAAAGAAAATGTAAAAAATTTATTAGTCGCGGCTTTACGATCTGGAGAATATACACAGACAACAGGTAAATTGAAAACTAACGATGGACATTGTTGTCTAGGGGTTCTTTGTGAACTTTATGCAAAGACACAAAAGAAAAAAGGTTTTCAACAAAATGAAAATGGTGAATTTGTTATAAAAGATTCTAATCAGAAAAATTGGAATAAAACACCACGTTATCAAGATGGAACACTTCCAACACAGGTTCAACGATGGGCTGGAATGAATTCTGATACTGGATCATTCGTTACTAAAAAAGGTAATGAAAAGGAACTTACGGATTTGAACGATAATCACGGTAAGTCATTCAAGCAGATTGCTAAGACTATCGAAAAATACTGGGAGCAGTTGTAATTATGAAAGAGCACGTAAAAAATCTGTGGGTTGAGGCACTTAACTCTGGTAAGTACAAACAATCGAAAAATCATCTAAAAACTGATGATGGATATTGTTGTTTAGGCGTTCTATGTGATGTATACGCAAAGAATCAAAAAAAGAAAGGATTTTCATCAGAAACTAATCTTTCTAATGCTTATGCTTTTCCTGATGGAAAAAGCGATAAAACAAAAGTATTATCAGATCGGGTTGTAAAATGGTCTGGTATGAACTCAACTGAAGGAGCTGTAGTTGATATATCATATGGTAAAACTTTATTATCTATACTAAATGATGACGGTCAATCATTTGACGAAATTGTAAATGTTATAGAACGTAATTGGGAGCAGTTGTAATATGAAAGACAAGACTAAAGAATTATTTGACAAGATTTTCAATTGGGAAGCAGAGGCTGGTGAATCATTCACTGATTACTTCATGCATGATCATGTTATAGATGGATCATGGGCTTTCTGGTTAATTGGTAAAGGTTATCATGAACGTGGTAATAAAATTGTTGAACTGCTTACAGCTGGTCAAACATGTTTAGATCAAGCATTACTTTATCAAGTTCATTCTTCTAAAATCGAGAATGATTATGGTGTTGATATTGAACCATTCAATATTGAATTGTATGAAAAGGATGTTATGTTGTGGGCTGAGTTTCTTACTGCTACACCTCATTATTACAACATAATCATTACTTGGTTTAAAGAAAATGAAGAAGAAGAGTGATTTGTATCAATTTTTTTAGTATATTTGTTTCATGAAAAAAGTAAAAATTTCCCTATTCGACTTCGACGGATGTCTTGTGGACACAGCTTTACCAGAACGAGATAAGACATTGTGGGAAAAACATCACAACAAACCGTGGCCATTTCAAGGCTGGTGGGGACGTATGGAATCGATGTGTCCAGATGCATTTGATACAAAAACATTTGCCGATCGTCACGAAGAATTTGTGAAATTAGATGATCAAGGATTCGAACAATACATTCTGACATCTCGTCTTCCACGATTCACCGATCGTATCAAAGATATCCTTTCAGCAAACGGTTTGAGTGTTAAGAAGATCTTCACAAAGACAAATGCAACAAAAGGTGAACGCATTCTTGAATTAATTGCTGAGTACAAAGCTGAAGGAATCGAAATCGAGCATATCAAGTTCTTTGACGACCGTTTAAAAGAAATTGTAACTGCTGAGGCAGTTCGTCCACAAATTGAAGCAATGGGAATTGTATTCGATGTTATTCAAGTTGAAAACAATCATACAATCGATTAATTATGGCAGAATATCTTGGTGCGACAATAGTTCCACAAAATCAAACGCCATATGCTGATTATACAGCAGACCAATGGGCGTTATTGTATATTTTTAAGTACGGTCCAATTGACGGAGATCATCACAAAACCTGGGTATTAGATCAGGTTACACGAATTTTAAATGGTGCGTCAGTTGAAATTAAATTAGCAAAGTGGGACAACGGAAACGAAGAGTATCGTTTTAATGTTGGTGAATCAGAAGCTTATAATAAATGGGTTGAAGAGTATCGTTTTGATGAAGATGGTGAAGAGTATGGTTATGATGAAGGAATTGCTCCATGATCAAGAACTACAAACTTGAACGTCTTCAAGCTGGTGAATCATTCGTCACATCGGAGAAAGGTAACAGTATGAATCCACTGATCAAATCAGGTCAGGATCACAAACTGGAACCAATTACATGGGACAAATGTAAAGTCGGTGATATCGTCTACTGCAAGGTGAAAGGTAATTTTTACACACATCTTGTGAAAGCAAAGGACGATCAGAAAGGGCTGCTTATTGGTAACAATAAAGGTGGAACAAATGGCTGGACCAAAGCAGTTTACGGTCGTGTAACAGAAGTACTCTAATTTATTTATTATATGAAACAATTGATTTTATTTTTTCAAAATATGGCATACGAACGACAAGTGCGTAAAATACATCGTCAACATCGATATATGTTTGAACTTGTTGGTGAAACATTTGATGATTTTTCATTTATTCAGCGTTTAGAAAAAGAAGCTATTAATAAATTAAAAAAACCTGGAGTACATGTTTCATAAACGTCACGGTGAGGTATCATTAACAATTGTTGATTCAGTATACAAAAAAGCTGATATTCGTTTAGTAAATCAACCAAATTGGTTAGGTAGATTATTTAAAATTCCACAGTATTCTAAAAAATGGACAGGTTCCTGTACTGTTTGGCATGATAAATTTTCTGGTCGACGAGCAGGAACATCTACTGAATCATGGTTACATAAAATATGGTCAACAATTGACTTTAATAAATAATATGGAAATACAATCAACATATCTTATAATCGATGAGAAAAATTCAAAAATTTCTCTAACTGATGAACATAATCCATTTGCTGATATGATTCTTAGCAAAAAGAATCTTGAACGTTGCATCAAGCTTTGTGAAATGGATACCATTACATTTTTAAGTGTAAGTGATAATATAGCAGATAATCACGTATTTGTTAATTTGTTATCAGAATTGAAACAAATTTCTACATCAAGACCTATGATTTTACCACCAGTGTTAAAATCATTTTTTATGTATGATAGTATTAATACTGGTGGAGTTATTTTAAAATTTACTGGTACTGAAGACGATATACAAGAAGATTTATGTGACTACATAAATCTTAATTATTCCATTAATGATGATGAAATGCCTGATTATATTGTTAGAGCAACCAATAATAGAGTATTTGAATTATCTGTAGATTTAACTGAATGGGATGTTGATTGTGAAATATGTACACATGTAATTTATAGAGATCTCACTGAAGATTATCAATATACATTTGATGAATATTGTTCTAAATTTTTATCGCATCTAAATATTTTTATTTGATGAAAAAACGAATAGTAATACTCACAGGTGCTGGAATATCAGCTGAATCTGGTATCTCAACATTCCGTGACAGTAACGGAACCTGGGAAAACCATGATATTCAAACTGTATCAACACCGAAAGGTTGGAATAAGAATCCAGATCTTGTCACACGCTTCTACAATGAACGTCGTAAACAATGTATGGAAGTAGAGCCAAATGATGCACACAGATATTTAGCAAGTCTTGAAGATCGATATGATGTGCAAGTTATTACACAAAATGTTGATAATTTACATGAACGTGCAGGATCTACAAATGTATTACATCTTCATGGAAACATCATGCAAGCTAAAAGTGAAGCCACCGCAAAATCTAAAGCTATTCATGATCTTGATAAATGGGAATTAACAGCTGAAGATAAGTGTGAACATGGATTCAGACTTCGTCCTAACATTGTATGGTTTGGAGAAGATGTACCAAATTATCCAAAAGCTGCGGCTATAATGAAAACTGCTGACATCGTTGTTATCATTGGAACATCACTCAAAGTCTACCCAGCCGCGGGATTATGGGAAGAAGCTGAAGTTGACGTACCGAAATTTATTATTGATCTAAGTGCAAAATTTATTGCGGTGACACTTGAATTTACAAAAATCATTGCTAGTGCTGTTGATGGTGTTAAAAAACTTGATGAGTACCTTAAAAAAATAAGTAATGGCAACTAAAGCAGACATATTAATAAAAGCGTCAGCCGACACCAGACCATCGTTTAATAAAAAACAATTGCTGGAGTACTTAAATGAAATGGATGAATCACTTAATGCTCCATCACTTCTTGGAAAAGGTGATATCGAACATTATATGAATACATTGTTTGAACAACATCGAACTCAAACACGTAAACCGTCTAAATTAAAAAAAGGTGATGTTTATATTGAATTTGTTGGATTCAAATCACGACCAGTAGTTGTTGCATATGTTCTTGATGATGTTGTGGTTGGAATTCCACTATCCACTACACAAGATGTAATGAATATCTTGCCTAGTAAAAGCAGATTTTTATTACCAGGTTACTTCTCACGAATGTTCATTGTTACAAAAAAAGTAGATGCAATGAACATGTACACAACAATATATGATAATCCAAAATTGTTGAATAAAGCTATCAAAGATATTGAGACTTTTTATTCAACATTTATGGTAAACACAATTAAGTAATAATTAAACAAATATACATTATGGCATCAGCTATTTTACAACTTGTGACAGCAAATCCAGCTTATCCAGCTGCACCTGGAGCACCAGCAGAATTCAGTACTATAACACAAGAAGTTGTTCTTGCGGACGATCCACAGTTTCAAATTAATGATAAAACACTTGTTGAAATGGGACCGTCATCAGCATTGAATTTTTTGGCATTAAACTTTGAAGTTCGTGAAAAAAAATTCAGTGTAAATATTACAAATAATCCATTGAATACCGCAACTGTAATTTACAGTTTATCAGCTTTCGGTGTTACGCAACCGGATGGTTCCGTTTACGGAAACTAAAAACATGCGATACTATGCTGGTATCGGTTCACGTCAGGCCCCAACAAAACAAGGGCCTGACTCGTTATACAATGACATTTATCTTGTTACTAGTTATATGTACAAGAATGGATTTGTTTTACGATCTGGTGGTGCACCAGGAGCTGATACGTTGTTTGAGAAATTAAACAACATGGAGAACAACAATTTTCCAAATGAAATATATCTTCCTTGGAAAGGTTTCAATGGAAATACATCACCTCTCTACAATCTCACACCAGAAGCGTTTGAATTAGCTGAAAAGTACCATCCAGCTTGGGATAGACTTTCAGATGCAGCAAAGAAATTGATGGCTAGAAATAGTTATCAGGTATTAGGTGAAGATCTAAAGACACCAGTTGAGCTGGTTATATGTTGGACACCTGAAGGAAAAGAATCTGGCGGAACAAGTCAAGCAATGCGTATTGCTAAGGATTATGATATTCCAATTGTGAATCTCTTCAATAAGGAAAAGGCATTCAGAGAGATAACAAAAATAGTAACAAAACAAACACTTTTTTAAAATGAAATTATTTAAAAAAATAGTATCACATAACCAGTCATTTATTATTAAAGTATCATATTTTGGTGGTGATCAAATTGGTATTTATGCATATAATTTAGAAAACACAATAACTTTTAACGATAGTATTACATTAAAACTTGGTCATTTACCTGATTATAATAAGCATTATGATATAATTAGAGAAGGAATTGATGAAATGCAGAAAAAATGTGAAAAACATGCTAAATTTCACGCACTACATTCTAAATTAATAAATGTTTTAATGAATTCACACAATTTTAAAATTGTACCAGAAGATGGTATTAAATAAATTTACAATATGGAAACATTACCAACAAATTTTATTAGTCGTTCTAATTATCAACCTGATGAATTTATTGATGGAGCATATTACAATAAAGTGATTCAAAAAGTTATTTTAACTTCAAAAGATAAAATTATAGAATTTACATCAGATGAATTCAATTTTGATTTATTTATTGGTGTTGCGAAATTAAAAAGTGATGAACAAAGTAAAACATATAGACTTGATAAATATTTATACATTTATTCAAAAGATGGAGTATCACTTTTAAATAAAGTTTATGAAGAAAAAGAAAATAAAACAATGTTTTATACTTTTGAAAGTGTATGTATTGTAATTGATGATATTGAATATACATTTGAAACACCTATAGTTGATGAATCTTATAAATCATTTCAAACAATTAATGATCCAGAAAATTTTAAATGTTTCAATATAAAATCATTTATTAATGACGTGTATGAACCAGAAGAAACAACATCTGAATGGGTTCAAGGATTTGCGTGTGCTGTTGTAATCATGCTGAAGATGGAAGGTACAGATACAACACCTATTAGAGAATTATTTTCAGCTGGTATCGGTTCAATGAAAGTAGCAATTGAAAGCGGTGTTAATCAATATGATCTTGACGTTTTACAATTATACTTTAATTGATGATACATTTTCCAACACTTCTCTATGAAGTAAACCAAGAGTTAGAACTTATTGGTGATATGATTGTTGGTGATGCACCAATTTATTCAAAAGGAACAAAATGTGTAGTTGAAGAAATTTATGGTTACGGATACGATCTTCGTTTTCCTGATGGTAACCTACTTAGATTAATGAATAGTGAATTACCACTATACTTAACTAAGACTACAAAGATGTTACCAGTCAAACAACGGATTGTTAAATTTATATATTTCATAAAAAAGAAATTCCTTACCACATTTCATATAAATCCGGAGACAACAATCAAGTTAGATGTTATCTGGGAAGGAAAAGTCTTTGCAGCAATTGGAACAACTTTTTATTACAAAATAAATAGTTATAAGGGAAATACATATTACGCATTATATGATCCTTTTACTCACGAAAAGATGATTAGTATGAATCAGTTGGAATTTAATAAATATTGCACTACTGGAATTTATTAAATTAAATGAGCATGGTTGGAAATAAGATTATATTTTTAGATATCGATGGAGTACTCAATGTTGAGAAGTTCATTTGTGCATTTGTAGAATTTTGTAAAGATTCTGAGATCTCTTATCAAGAGATGTATCGTGATAAGTTCGGACACAAATTCTGTCCAGTTTCTGTCCGATTCTTAGAGTACATCATTGAGCAGACTGGAGCCAAAATTGTCATCTCATCAACATGGCGTATGAATGGTCTTGATGAAATGAAAAAAATGTGGAAGGAACGTCAACTTCCAGGTGAGGTTATTGACGTTACTCCAATCCTTCATCGCTTGCCTATCTATAAGAAAATAGAACATCTTTCATGGGAAGAAAAGTACGAACGTGGTCGTGAGATTCATGCATGGCTTGAAGCACATCCAGAGGTTACAGATTACGTAATTATTGACGATGATAACGATATGCTCAAAACACAACAGTCACACTTCGTCAAAACAGATCCGCAGACTGGTCTTGATCGAGCATTGGCAGAGAAAGCAATGTACATCTTATTACAGCATGATTACATGTCTCCAACTGATTTACAAAAATGGTTGATGGATGTGCATCATATTCGTGTATTTGTTACACAACGTTCTGGTGGTACATTTGGATATGATGTTTATACGCCGAATATTCCAGAATTATGTGCTGGTCAACCATGGATTAAACAGATGACATTTACACATCAATTTTACAATTATAATGATGCATTAACTGCTGCAACTGAACATGGAATGAAATTTATTCAACAATAAATTTCATTGTTTAAAAAATAATACCTATTTTTGCAGTATATAAATTTTTAAAAACAAACAAATGAAACACATTACAGTAATTATTTTTGTTATCATGTCTTTATTTTCATGTCAAAAACAAAATATTCAACCAATTAAACACGATCTACCTTACAAAAGTACAGAAGCAAATCTTAAAATTGTTATGCTTGGTGATAGTGAAACAAGACGTATTAATCATTATTGGGGTCCTGATACAAACTGGAACACTTTAATGGGATTAGATTCGATTGTTAATTATGGATTTGATGCAATTGGAACTCAACATCTTTTGCAATGGAATTTATTAGATGAAGCGTTAAATATGAATCCAGATCTTTTATGTATTGAAATTGGTATGTATGATGCTCATCAAAATATACCATTATCAACAACATGCGCTAATTATCGTACTATTATTGATTCAGTACAAGCTAGAGGAATTAATTTATTAATGCAGTCTGTTATTCCCAGTACTAATTGGTATGATGCTACATATGGTGGATTTCCCGTCAACGGTGTATTAGCTTTAAGATCTCGAATAATGAACGATAGTCTTAAAGCTATTTGTATTCAAAAACAAGTACCATTTTTAGATATTCGCCCAGGAATTGTTACAGATGCTATTGATAAAAAAGGAACTACATATCAGCGTAATGATAAATCAATGGATGGAATCCATATAAATTATGCAGGTTATGTAATATGGAAAAATCATTTAACACAATGGTTAATTTTAAATGATTATTTACTATAAATAATTTTTATAAATTAAATCTTAAATGTATTATTGCATTCTATTAAGATAATCAAAAAAAAAATACATGAGCATGACTATTAGTAAGGCACTTAAAGAAAAAAACAGATTAATCAAATTGATGGACACGTTGTTCGCGCGTTTTCAATCACAAAACTCTGTTGAAAGCGGTGCAGTAGTTTACTACGATGCAGAAGAAACGTACCAGTTATGGTTAGCAGCAAAAGATGAGCTTATCAATTTGAAAGCAAAGATCCATGCAGCAAATGTACCGGTATATGACAAGATCTTCAGAATGTCTGAGATCAAGGACACAATTGCAAAATTGAAAAAAGTTCCAGTATTGGAAGGTAAACACAGAAAAAGCGAAGGTTATGGAAGTGTTACTGTTGAAGTCATGTACATAACAAGCATGAATAAATTAAAACAAGACGAGCGTTTGAAAAATTTTGAGAACGAATTGGAGTCAATCCAAGAAGCTCTTGACCAACATAATGCTACAACTACAATTTAATTAAATCGGGACCTCAAGCGGAGTACCATTAATCAAACATATTTTACTAACTCTATGGTTAGATGGAGGCAGCAGTATAGACTGATATTGACAAAGAAATCAATACTCAAGACACACGACTTCAAAATTCGCCTCAGTTAAAATACTCAAAATTCATTGACCAATATATTTGAATTCTGAGAAACGTTTGAACCCGATTTTTTCTTCAAAACTAAAATAAAAACCTGGTTGTTGCGGGCTGCTTAGTTTTAATTTTTTTTTTCCATCCATTACGATCGATAACTACAACAAATTGATAATGGTGCTTAAGGAATGTAACCACGAGTTTACGTGATAAACCTACTTTTTAGCAGAAATAGAGACATCTTAGTAATTTATTTACTAAGATGTTTTTTTATATCAAAACTTTTACTTATATTCGTATCGTTCAATTAATAAATGATATGGAATTATTACTTACAAATAGCGATTTAACATTTCAAGCATCTCGTCAATATAAATCAGTTACAGATGTTATGATTACGCATTATGCTGGTGATAGAAATCTAATCATGCAAGCAGCATATATTCGCTTTGTTGATGAGAAGACTCGTGCTTGTAAAGTATTGAAAAATCGTTATGGTTCTCGTGAAATGTGGATGAATGAAACATTATCACAATCTAATTGGGCATTGAATATAGAAGATTATCGTGATCATCCAATGTTTGATGAAATTATCAAAATGTTAGATGTACAATACAATCAAACATTAGTAAATCCATTTCATAAACGTTTTCTTCTTATGTACAATGGATTTACGTCTATTGCAACAGCTCTTCCTGATGATACAGAAGTTATCACATTGAAAGAGTGGTGTGAACGTAATGGAATGAAATACAAAATTCCAATAATGTTCTTACAAACTATTCAACACATGTCAGCATATGTATTACTTGGAAAGTTTACATTTGGAACACTTGTTGAACATATGAATAAGTTGTTGGGTACTACAATTTCATCATGTATTGAAGACAACACCATTTCAGTTAAATGGTTTTGGTTCTTTTCACGTAAGGAAACTAAACGTGAAACAACAGAACGTATTGCTAGATATGGTGATGTTTTAGCAATACGTTTATTGGATCTTAAGTATGTTGAGATTGAAGCAAAAGAATATTTCAATAAAATAAAATAAAATAATATGGAAATTCCAGTTTTAGAATACTTAGACAGCGTTTTGACAATTGTACCAACAAGTGCAGGAGCAGAAGTCATTCCACTTGAAGCAGATCCTGAGATCTGTTATCAGATAGTTGTTGGCGGTACGATGCAGGTTGTTCGATCACAATTTCCAACGGTTTCCGTTCGTTATGCTGAGACATTGGTTAAATTGTGGGTGAAGGAAAAGAAAAAAGTATTGAATATCAAATGTCAAGTTGCAATTTGAATCAATATTTTACCTATATTTGTAATGTTCAATTAATAAATAAAAGACATGAGTTACATCTTATACGAATACACGCCAGAATGTAGTGAGCTTGGTGATCCTTGCAAACAAGTTGCAATATCTAAAGTACGTAAAGTATTGGTAGATTACTGTAAAGAAAAATATGGTAAAGAAATCATTGAATCAAAAATGGATGTTAATGGTTATGATCCGTATTATATGATTTCTGAGAGTACACTGGAGATCATCACACGTAGTGATTTAAAACCCCCCATGCCAAAAGAACCAGAAAAATGTGCATTCATGAAATCAGTATTAGCGAATGCTCATGGTGATGAAACTGTTTATGTATTTGATGAGAAAGCTTATAAAGCAGCTATGACAAATTTTTTGCATGATTTTTCAAATATTGAATATATTTTCGGAAAAAAATAATGGAAACAGTAATGATTATTTGTAAAGTGCTTGCATGGATTTACATCGTATTAATTTTTATTCAATTTTTACGTGGACTTCATTATGCAATGTTGCAACCAACTGTGAAAAGTTACAAGTTTAGTGTTAAAGGCATTCCAGCTATTTTGTTAATAGTTGCGATCATAACACTCTTTTTATAATGAAAACATTAGTAATACATCCAGCTGATCCAACAACAGACATGTTGAAAGTGATTTACAAAGATCGTGATTGGACAGTTATAAACACAGCGTTTTCTAAACGTGCATTAACTAATGCTATCAAAGACCACGACCGTATCATAATGATGGGTCACGGTTATGAACAAGGTATGTTTGCCCCGAAACATGGTGTAATCATTGGTTCTAAACATGTCTACTTACTTCGTGAGAAAATATGTGTTGGAATATGGTGTAACGCTGATGTGTTCTTTAATAAGTATAATTTAAAGGGATTCTATACTGGTATGATTATATCAGAAATAGATGAGGCGTATCATTATGGTGTTCGGTATAATTCGGGTGAAATTAGTCAGTCTAACACACTCTTTGCTTCAACTATAGGCAAATACATTAATGATGATAATATTGTTGATTTGGTGCGTTCTGAATACGTTTCAGATACAAATAACATCATCAAGTTCAATAGAGAAAATCTTTACGGAAATCTTTACTAAAAACATATACAACATGGGAATTATCAAAGGCGAAAACGCACAAACAACAGTAGAGTACAAAATTACTCTTGATCAGATGAAAGAAATCATTGCAAAAGATCTTGGTGTACCAGTGGAACAAATCCGGGTAGATTACAAGCTTCAAGATACCAGTGATGATCGTTTTGGAATGTCTCCATCTTACAATGTAACAGGTGTTAATGTAACACATACAAAAAAATAAACAATATGAAAAACACAATTATTGGAGCCTTTATAGGAATAGTATTATTTGTATGTCTTGCAGCAAAGACACCAATTGTACAGGACATCATTCAAGTGAAACCTGCTAAACCCAAATCACAAGTAATTGTTTATTGTAATTTTAATGTTTCAAATAAAATTATAAAAAAATTTAAAGTAAAAGGTTATCATGTTGATCAAATCAGTGCAACAATTCATGGAAGTAATATTCTTTTTGTAAAGTACTAACCTCGTCTCATGCATAATCATATTGAATCCAAACTTCGTTCTTTTTATCCATCAAAAGAACCACAAATGGTACTTGAAATGTATGAACGAGCAATGGAAAAATCATTACTTGAATTATTTGCAAAATTTGATATTACTGCATTGGTGAAATCAGATCCAAAATCATTACCATATCAAAATGAAGTGGTTGTACGTTTATCTTATGAGAGTTACGTTCAAGGTATGTTTGAATACAAACGTTGTTATAAAACAATATTCAAAAAAATACTTAATGATAATGTTTGTAAAATTCGTTTTTATATTCATATTGAAACTGATAATACTCCTGGATTTAATTTGGGTTGCATAGTTTATCATTTTAGATATTTCATACATTAAGAAAAATTTTGTATATTTGCTACATGAATAAAGCTAAAGAAGCATTAAGAAAACATATTTTAGAAAACAAAGAACAAACTATTGTTGTATTAAATTGTAATTTATGGGTTATATTGTAGAAACATTTTTGATTTGTGATGGTAATTTTGAAGGATGTGATGATAGTTTTGGTGTTGATAGTCGAGAACTAAACGGAACAAAGAAAGAATTAATTATACGAGCAATTAAAGATGGTTGGTATGTTAAAGGTAAAAAGCATTTTTGTCAATATTGTAAATCTAAATTAATTTTAAGTGAGATTAATTTTTAGAAAAGTGATACATTGTATCACTTTTTTTATTATATTTGTATTGTTCAATTAATAAAAATAATGAAAATTACACTCGAGCAGAATATCAAACGAATGCAAAATTGTTTGCACGCTGTTAAGCAATTATCTGATCCACATTTTAATATTCAAATCAGACGAAAACAACGTAGAATGTTGCGCAAAACATTGAAAACAATTAAACGTCTTCAAGTTGTTATTCAAAAACAACTTATGGAAAATGGACTTTATTATTTCAATACAAATACAGTAAATCGTGATTCATTACAACTTGCTATCAAAGTTAAAATTGATGTACTGGGTGAACACGTAATCCGAACAGAAATTCCAGTAGAAAAAATGTCATCAGGTAAACCGTTATCCATAAAATTTAAAGACGGTAAATATAGTGTTGAATCTTAAAAAATAACATATGAAATATACATTATTCTTCGCATTATTTGTGACAGCAATCTCAGTTATCCGTCTTACTTATGTAGGACTTATCAGCAAGTTAAAAACTACTGAATCAAAAATTGAAAAGGTATTGATTGGCTTTTCCTTCGGATTCAGCATCATGTTTGCGGTAATTACCTTGCTTGCTTATTTAGAATCACAAAATTTATTCTTTGGTACAACAAAATTATTTTTTGAATAAGTGGTATAACGTATCAGTATTTTACTTATATTTGTATTGTTCAATTAATAATTAAAGTTATGTCATTACCATTAATCTTAACAGTAGACGAAGAAGTAACAGTAGGTTATCCAGGTCGAAAAGCATTTCAAGTAACGATGCTTGACGCATCTAATAAGCAATTTACTTTTACTATGTCTCCGGCTCAGAAAGAAATGTTCCTTTACATTAAGTGTATGAACATCACATCACGTGAGAAAGATCGTCTTTGGGATATGTTTGAAGCATTTGGCGAAGAAGAATACTCACGTGGTTATGACTGTGCAGATATGGATAATGCTGAAATGAATGCAGGAGATGATCTTTAATTTGTAATATGGGAGATTTTGTTCAAAAAAGAAGCTTTGAGAAAGCTTTTAAACAAGCTGTAATCAATTTTGATGAGAAACTTATTTGGTTTGAATACACAAAACGATATGGAAAGCAATTAGTTGTATGCTTTGTATATGAAAACCAATTACGACGAGTTCCCATGTATCAATCACAATATGAGATTGATGAATGGGCAAATCACTTCATCGATTTTTTAAATACTGGAATTTTTGATATGCATTTCTATGTAAGTATCTATAATGATAATTCAAATATCGATAAAATTCAAAAGTTTCCATTTGGTCAAATCGGTAAAAATGAATTTTATGATCATTCACCTGAAAGTTTTAAATTTCTTGATGATTATCGAAAAAATATTAATAAAAATGTTGGTATGCGAACTGTTGCAAAACCACTTTTATAAACAACAAAAATAAATAATGAAAAAGTGGATCTTTTGGATTGTCTTAGCCGGACTAGCTGCATACAGTGAGTATGTATATTTTAATCTACCTATCGATCGTGCGAATAACCAACCATTTCAGGTTATTCAACCTTCACGAACTGGTGTAATTACAAGTGATTTTACAGAGTTACAGAATGTAAAACATGGGACACGTACAGATTACTATTTTGAAATTGAATACAGTACTGGACGTGAAATACATGAAGTAACAGGTAAAATGTTTTACAGTTTTCGTCCGGGTGAACATATCACACTACATGAAACAAAATCATTATCTTGTTGGTTAATACCTATTGCAGTTTTGAATTTGATATCAATGATTTTGGTACCTATTGCATTAGTTATACTTCTTATTATTTGGGTATTTGCACCCCAACATTTAAAACATTAATATTATGCAATCAATTATATTTAACAATGAAGAAAAGACAATCACACTTAAAAAAGACTGTCTTAAATGTGTACACAAAAGTATATGTAAATTTCATGAAAATATAAAAAATGTGGCATCTCAAGAAATGATGTATGGTATGTCAGAATATTTAGAACATCAGAATGTTTTGCGTACGTTTGAATTGCATTCGTATTGTAAACATTATACACTAAAATACAAACATGGTGCTATTGGTGAATCTCCGATTATTGATACGGATGATGCAATCATTGAACACATAATTTACCAAAAAATTACAGATATAAAAAAAGAATTGCTTGATACATCTTATCCAGATCATTCAAATAATGCGTTTTTCTTTTGGAATCCTGATGTTACTATAGATATACCAAAAGATATGTTTACTCTTGTATTGAAAACTACAAATGCTGAAATAGGTCATGGGAAAGTTGTACTTGATAGTAATTATAAAATATCTGAAATATTAAAAGATTGGAAATACGCAAATTAATTATTCATAAATAAAAATAAAAATGAAAAAAGTAACAGTTTGGCACGGTGGAAAAAACAACGGCGATGGGTCAACAGCACTTTATTGGTTTCTTACTGAAGCAGAGGCTGAAGTATTTGATGAAATTGGTGAGGGATCTGAATGTGTAGGATCAGTTGAGACATTTGTTGGATCTGACATTCATTTGGAAGCAGTTGAGAATGCAACAGAAGATTTTAGAAATTAATTAAAAAATTATGAAAAAGTATATTTTTTGGATTGTAGTCATTGCTGCATTTTGTTATGGTGAGTATGTGTATTATTGTCTCCCCATTGATTTTTCTAACAGACAAATATTTAATGTGATTCAGCCATCACGAACTGGTACTGTAACGAGTGATTTCACTGAGTTAGATAACGTAAAACATGGTACACAAACAGAATACTATCTCGAGATTCAATACAACACTGGTAGAGAAATTCATAATGTATCAGCAAAAATATTTTATAAATATCGACCAGGTGATAAAGTTATATTACACGAAACTAAAACAATTCCAGGATGGCTCTTTCCTATACCCATTATCAATGCGATACTCTGTATAGCTATACCACTTGCCGCACTTGTACTCATTATAGTATGGGTCTTTGATATCAAATATTTATCTATTAGAAAATAAAAAAAAGTGATACGTTGTATCACTTTTTTTATTATATTTGTATTGTTCAATTAATAAAAAGAAATTATGGCACTTCCATTAATCCTTACAATCGACGCTGAAGTTAAAGTTGGTTATCCAGCAGTAAAAGCTTTTGAAGTTACAAAACTTGACAGCGAAAATAAACAATACAAAGCAACGATCTCACCAAAACAAAAAGAAATGTACATGTTGTTAAAAACAATGAACATACTTTCACGTGATAAAGATCGTTTATGGGATGCATTTGAAGCCTATGGTGAGGAAAAATACTCAAGTGGCTATGACAGTGCAGACATGGACAACGCTGAAAATGAAAATCTTTAATTATATTGTTTAATTAATAAAAAGATTATGTTAACAGATAACAAAAGACGTCAGACTTTTCTCATTTTACCTGAAGAACTTTACGGAACGCCAAAATATACTTTGTTGAGTGACTATGTTCGTAATACACAATGGTTGTCACAATTAGTAATGGATGCAAATACACCACATATCAAACAGTATTTAGATGATGATGGGTATAAGGAAAAAATAGATGAGTGTACACATATTGTCATCTTTTCTGAACACGGTAGTGAAGACGCAATTAAATATGTACGCTATGGTTTAGAAAACAGATTACGTGTTTTTTTAATTAAACCAAGTGATTTTTCATACGAAGAAATAACAAACTAATTATGATTATAAAACAAGTATCAGTAGAAGCATCACACATGTACGACACATTGAATGTTAGTATAGATATGTCTCAAGAAGATTGGGATGCATTATCAACTGAAGAACAAGATGTATTGCTTCAAAATGAAGTGGATGAAAATTCAAACCAACCCTATTGGGTATTAGCTGATTAATATGAAAGCATCAGAATTATTATCACATATTGTAATCTTTGAAGAATTTATCAAAGCTCGAGCTGTGCAATTTTTTAACGCACTTGGTAGTTTTGATGGGACCAACGGTATTGTAGATAGTTTTGAATATGAAGAAGATATAGTTGTATTCAAAATGCGTGAATGTACAAGCCATGATTGTCCAGATTATACATCTTTGGCAATCATGGCTGATAAATTAGATTTATCTGACGAAGATTGGAATGAGTTCATTTGTAAAACTTATCTTGAAACAGAAGAAAAACAAACAATGATAAAAGAACTTGAGATTGAACGTGAACGTCAATCAGATCTTAAGAAATTAGCTGAACTAAAAGCAAAACTTGGAGAATAAAATTATGAAAGTAGAACAATATATTATCAACACAGGAATGGGAAAAACACGTGATTCTCTTCCATTCATGACAGAAGAAGAATACGCTGAGTTCAATCTAATTGGATATTCAGGTAAAGGAAATGATGGAATACGTACGACACGTATTGATTTTCTTCAACGTTTAAATAAAGGATCATTTTCAATTAGTCAAACAAAATATGACTATGGTGATTTTTCAGAACGTTTTATCATTGTTAGATCTATCGATGATAATTCTAATATGAGTCATATTCGATTAGAAAAAGATATCTTGTTTGTGAATGGTTGGAAACCTTATGACTTCAATGCAATGGGTCAGAAAGCTGTAAAGATTTACTATACAGACGGTGATTATCAATTTCTCACAACACCTATTGATTCACGTATTGGTAATGATGGAGGTGATTTTAAAGATGAGGCTGAGATGATTGCTTTTATTAGTTATCTTGAATCAAAAGGAATACCACGTAATTGGACAGATAATGATTAACATATGGAAATTATAAATCAAATTTTCGAATACTTACAAGAAAACTATAATCAGAATGATCCGATTCCACAATCAGGAGACATTACTGTAAATGGTGTTCGTGTACATATTGAATCAGCAAGTTGCCATGCTATTGTTGCTTGCGTTATGTATAGTGGAATTGGTATTGCTGAATTTTCTGAAGATGATGGTTATATTTGTAGCAAGAAGGTAGAATCTTATTCAGCTGGTTGGCTAAAGGATCGAACATACATGTATCAGCGCATGACTGCTTACCTGGAAGAAAATTGTACACCACAGTATTATCATGGTCATGAAGGAGATACAAATTGTATTTGTGGTTATAAAGATTGGAAATAACATTTTTGTAATGTATTAATTGTTGGTATGTTTGCTAAAACATTTCTATGAATAACAAAGACATTTTAAAATTTATCAACGACTCTGAAGACAAAGATTTTCTTTTGAAGCTTCGTGATGCTGTCACAACAAAGATTGCATACATCAAATACGGGATAGGTGATACGATCAATATTACTATTGAGTATATGATTGGTGATGCTAATGGCGATACTAACGAAACCACAGTTTACCGAATTGATGATGAAAATGCTTTTAAGGCTCTTACTATTATTAAAGACATCCTTGATAACCACACATCACCAAACCAAGGCACTTGGGGTTTTATTATGGATTATGAAAATTTTAGTACAAAACCTGAGCAAGTTTATTATGTACTTTATGGTGATGAAGACGATGATGAAGATGTAGTAACTGAATACATAACAACTAGTGGTGAAGTTATTGAGCTGAATGAAAAAATCATTAGCAATATTCGAAGCATTGAAGAAGATCTTTTCAGAGGTGAGACATCGTATAGTTTCTTAGTTTACCGAGGTTATGATATTGAAGTTGTGTAAACTCAACACAAATTGTGATACAGTAAAAACAACATATTTCAAAAATATTTTTAAAAAGCGGTACTTAGTATCGCTTTTTTTTCTATATTTGTATTGTTCAATTAATAATACAAGAAACAATGGCAACTAAATACAATATCGGTACACTTACAGTAGCAGACCAATTAAAAATGGAAAGTGCAATTCGTCGTGAGCAAGAAATCACAACAGGTATGCGTATCAATCATCACCGAGTACAACGTTCTAAAAAGTCTTACACTCGTAAAGACAAGCACAAATTAACTTTTGCTTAATTTATTTACCATTAATTCTACAGTTATGACAAACGAAAAACTAAAAGAATTGCAAGGAAAAGTTGAGAGTTACTTTACACTTGCTGCTTATACAATCAGTGGATTGTTCATCCTTGCTGTCCTAATCAAAACATTTATTAAATACATTTCGTAATGATTGAAAACACATTAGAAAATAAGCGTTTGTTTTTCGTAATGTACTTTGGTCAATCATTGTACACAAAAGAATCATACGAGGGTGAAGGTGGCTTGAAAGCTGTTGATACGTATCATCTAGGAATTAACTATCCTGACATGTTAGATGAAGGACATCTTGTATTACGTCCATTAAATCTATTGACTGATGAAGATGCAAAAATGATTGCATCAATTGAAAACATTGGTAAGATATCCAATATTATTCGTGGAACTGGACGGACTAAAGTTGGAAATAGAAAGAAAGATTTCCGTTCTATTCAAACTATTGATCAACTTTATCATATCTATTTAGAAGAAGATCAAATATTCATCGAGACTGATGATTTTGAGGATTACAACAGATCACACATATCACTTCAATCTTACCAATACCTCATTTCAAAAGGATATGCTGTTTCATATATGGATGCAGATGTAAAAACGCTTGTTGAATGGGGTTGGATCAAATTGTTAGATTATAACAAAGCAATAATCTGATGGGACTAATCATTATCATACTACTTGTATTTATGTTCTTTGATGCACCGTTTCTTTTAACGTGTGCCATCTTAGCGCATCATGCCGGACTTTTCTATACTTCTTACCTACTATTTGCTTTCTGGTTATTAATAATGCTTGATTCATAAATTATGACAAACGAACAAACGCAAATCATGAATGCCTTCCTTTTTAGGGTGAAGGGAATCGTGAAAGTTCAATTAGCAAAGATTCTTGAGGAACAGCTTTTACTCATTGAAGGTTTATGTGTATGCAAAGATTACGAGGCCGTAGATCAGATGTTTGATTTAGTCGCTGAAAACATCGAGGAGTACAGTGTAACAGTTCTGCTTGGTTTCATGTATGCATCAGACGCGTACAAACAGCATTTCAAGCGACGTGACGCACTCTATGCGAAGATTGAACCGTATATCAGGGCGATGTTCTCCGAGCAAGAAGCAGAAGACTTTTTATACGGATTGAAATGAGTAAGACACAACGGTATACCGGTTCAATGCGATTAGTGGGCAAGCTCGATCAAGTTCACACACGCAATTTTGCAATTAGCGCACTTATTAATCTTGGTAAGAATGTTGATGACATTAAAGATCCAATGATATACCTTACAGAAGAATATAATGAGTATGTCATCATCGGTGACTGCTTTTTTACTATCTTCAATCTTAAAGAATTAGATCCAGAAGCAACTTATTTAATGACAAACGACAACAACAATGTATTTCATTTTGATGTCTCGTATTATAATGGTGGTTGTGGTTTGGGTGAAGCAATAGAACACGCATTAAAAAACATAAAATGAATCAGACACAAGTACAAGCATTAAATGGAATCATCATCTATCTTTCAATTCTAGCAGTTATATTCATCATCTACCTGATTAGCACGTATAAAAAACGACGTGAGAAAAGATTTATACGTAAAACAAAACATTGGGAAATAGGTGATAGAATTATGTTATATAAAATTGATAATTCTTCCCGTTTTGCAAAACCTGTAGATACATTTTATAAGTTGGTTGGTTGGAATATAAATAATTTTGTAATTACTGATAAAGATAACACATATGTAATGGGTTGGTTCTCAACAGCATATAAAAATGTTACAGCCGAGAACCGAAAGTTACACAACAACTGTAAAACTGATATGGGTATTGAACCTGGTTTTACAATAACTGATTACGAAATACGAAAATCACGATCTTGATCGTGCATAAGCAATACGTTCTTCCATTGACATTTCAGATAGTGGTTTAGTTGGAAGAACGTGTTTAATCTCTTCAACAACTACCTCTTCTTTTGGTGTCTCTTTTGGTATCATATCATTTGCTTTCATAAACAAATCCAGCATCAGATTCATATTATCATACATTGACATATTATTGTCAATTGTATAAGATATTCTTACTTGACCGTTACAAATCATTATCGTATTACGATCAACCGTGTTATTGTTATAAATATTGAGAATTCCAATTGTCCCACACTTCATGATAAGTTCATTATAGAAGATGAGGTGTGTCTGAACACGTACATCACCTGGTTGAAAGACTTTATCTTTACCACTACTATCAATTAATTGTTTACCAAGATCTAATTTAAAAAGTGGAATCTTTCTGAATAGATTTATATTTTGCGGATTGCAAACAATGTATGTTTCTTGTAATAACATAAATTAAACTTCTGGTTGTACTGGTTCTTCAGCTGTTGGTTGTTCTTCAACTGGAGCTGGTTCAGGTGTTGATGCAGTTGATGTTGTATCACCACTATCAATCTTCTCTTTTAATTCTGAAACTAAAGTAAGAAAAGCATCTTCACCAAATTCATCAACTTGAACAGTTGTACGTACATCACCTAATTGATTACCATCCATATCATATGCAAATAATAAAATATCAAATTCAGCAATGATATCATCAGTAACAATATCTGAATCAACAACAACTTCTGCGCGGTATTGAACATCACGCTCATGAAAATAAAGAAGACCTGTTTGAATACCAATAATTAGAGTTGAGTCATAATCGAAATCATCAAATTCTAATTCAGAATACGATTCTGAGTCAAAAAACTTCTTTATTTCTCGTTCTTTGTCAGCAAACCATTGTTGGTAGACATAAGCTGAGCTTTCTCTCCATTCATTAATCGATAGGATACGGTATTGTTTTTGCATACATTATATATGCTTAGAAACATTTTTATAATCATTTTTATAATCAAAATGTTTTTTGTATCATTATTTTACCTATATTTGTATCACTAACGTTTACCACTTACTTGGTATTGTTTAATTAATAAAATATGGAAATCGATTTACATCAAATACTTATTGATCTTGGTTTTGAAGTTCAAGACAATGTTGGAATTGACGAGGAAAGTCATTATACTAAAAATAATATTCTTATTATTAATGGTATGTGTAAAGATGGTGAGTATTGGATTGAAGATAAATCCGGAAAACTAATTGAAACAGAAGAAGATATTAAAGCTCTATTAATATCTGATACAAAATTAAAAGCTGTTGAAATCTACAATTTACATTGTGATTTATTCTCTGATGATATGTGTCATTTATTTGAAGCACAAATCAAACAACACGCTTTGATTACATGTAATCAGATTATAAACATGTTGTTTCAACATCATGAAATAGATTTTTGGAAACAAGTAAAAGAAGAAATTGAAAAACTCTAATAATGACACAAATTCTTGATAAAGATACGATTCGTAATTCTGATCTCAACATTACTGGTTGGACTCTTAATGATCGTCAACACAAGAATATTAAACGTCTTGGTCAAACGCTTCGTGATGTTAAAACAAAAAATCGTATTGCTATTAAATGTGACAAATGTGGTGCTCGATTCCGTACTGTAAAAGGTGTGCTACCTAAACATGGTTTTCGTACATTTGTTTCATTTAGTTACGAAACATGTATTGGTGGTAAAGCTGTACCACAAGAAAAACCATTTAAAGCACGTTTTCTTAAAGAAGTTGAAATCAAAGGTATTACATACAAAGAAGGTGATGTTGTTCTTATTGAAAAATATGGAAATGCACTTTTACCATTAAATGTTATGCCTAAAAAAATTATTTTTGAAGCTACTATTGCATACTTCATGACTTGTGAGAATGGTGATGTGAGCATCCGCTTCACCTATGGTGAAGAACATGATAAACTTAATCATTCAGCATATCTGTCAGATTTTGTATCTAAATTTGATATTATTAAAGTTTAATTCTTTTTACTATATTTGAGTCATACTAATAAAATATAGAAAAGGACCTCAATTGAGGTCCTTTTCGTTATGTATTCTTGTGTGTCTCCGGTAAAAGTTTGTTATCTTCAAATAACTCGAATCGATCAATAATGTCGATAAGCAGCTTCTCGCGCACGATATCCTCTCGGGTGAAGGCAAACGTAGCACAGTGCTTTAAACCTTCTAAGATTGAGTTAAATGTCTCAATAGCGACGTATTTCTTGTTGATGTCATTCTGTTTCGTGTCACCCATGAATACCATCGTCGATCCTCGTCCAAGACGCGTCACGATAGATTTGAGTGCTTTGATGTCAAAGTTTTGATACTCATCAATGATGATTACCGAGTTTTTTAATGTACGTCCCCTTAAAAATTGTGCCGGTTTAAATTCAATTGCACCACTATCCCATAATGCTTTGAAGTCTTGTGGTTCAAGAATATCTTCAAATGCATCAAAAAATGATTCAGCATAGACTTGAATCTTGTCTTCTAAAGTTCCAGGTAAAGCGCCTAAATCTTTTGTTCCAGATAAAACTTCAGTAGGTTTAGAAATAATAATTTTGGATACACTACCAGAAAGAAATAATTGTACTGCGGCATAACACGCTGTCATTGTTTTTGCTGTTCCTGGAGGTCCTGTTACAGTGACAATTTTGTTCTGTTTGATTATTTCAATTAACTCCTTTTGTTTTGTTGTTAATTTGAAATCCAACTCTTTAATCTTAACAAAATCATTTGGACCTCTGCGCATAGACATTGCACGTTGGTGATAAGCATCTAATTCTTCCTGTTCATATTTTGGAATACGTTTAGTTTCTCGCTTTTTGGCTGTCATAAAATTGCAGTATGATTTACATCTTATATATCTTCTTCTATTCTACATCTCTTATTATACAAGCTTTACAATATATAACATGTAAAGCAAATATAAGTGGTGATGGAAACAATGGTCTGGACCGTGAAAGAAGATCAGGGATTTGATAGTATGGAACAATTGGCATACGATCTCCTATTTTCTAATAAATGTATATTTAATATTGATTTTCAACACTATTGTACATTTGAAAGAAGACAAGTATTTAGAGAGGATGTACGAGATATAATAAAACGTGGTGGATTCAAAATTCTTGATGATCGTATCATTCATTTTACTGAAGCAGTTATTTGGAAATTAGAACTTAAAAAGTAACGTAGACTTGTAACCTTACCATATATAATACAAATAAAGGTTACTACATGACACAGTTAGTCAAGCAGAACGGTAAATGGATAACACCATCAAATACTATATCACAATCAATATTTGAAGAAAATAATGATAATACACCAGTTGTTAAAGATCTTCGTTCATATGTTTATTTACCAGTACATAATATTCGTGATATTTATGAATGGTACAGACTTTATAAGGATGCTTATTTAGGTCTTGGTGGTGCTGCACCGCTTGATCCTAAAGGTTATGGTATTGAAGCATACTTTGACAATAAACGTGGTGCATCTTTAAAAGGTTGGTTTCCAAATCTAGTAGAAGTAAAAGCAGCTACTTCAGATGTTGTTGTTTATGAAAATGTATTTGGTACATATACACGTCGTAGCCGTGATTATAAATTAAATTTTAATGTTGGTGAAGATCTTATAATTGATAATGTACCAATTTATACAGATGAACTTATTTTAATCAAGAATCAACAACAAGATATTTTAAATTTTTATAATATTGATTTATTACTTAGTGATATTCCAAACAATATTATATTTATTCAAGCCGTATCTGGTGATGAACAGTATTTTAATATTGGCAACACTTTAGTGATGTTAGATTCAATTAATGAAACAACGGAAACTAAAATACTTGAAATATCTTACGAAGATGATGGTGTAAATACATTCATCAAATTAATTGTTGAAAATGCATTTCAATGTATTAGTGTTGCTGATCGTGATAGTGGTACCTATACAGAAGTAAAACAATTTGAACAACACGGTGTGTATAAATACACTGGTACTACTCTTGTATTATGTGATTTCATGAATGATAAATATAAAACAGACAAACAAATTGTATATGTTTATCAAGGTGAAACAAATCAAAATGTTGATTTCTATTTAAGACGTTCAACTGGTGATATTAATATTGTAATGTATGGATTATTTCCTACAAATGATGGAATTGAACCTCTTATTTATTCACGTGGTGATGCTTATCTGGTAAAATGTGAGTTCAATTATGATATTTCATGGAAAGTTGATCCTGATGTAATACCAACTGAGTGTTGTGGATGTCAACAAACGCAAAATATTGCAATTGAACATCCTCTAGGTTTTAATTTTGATGAATTTGATGATCCATATAGATTAATATTTATGGATCCAACACAATCAAAAAGTCTTATATCAACATCAGCATACGGTCCAGGTCGTTATTATATGACTAATACATTTTTATTTAATGATATTGTGGGTGGAATTCAATTTGCTACTATGGATCAGAATGGTGCGATTAATGCACTTGGACAGATGTTGTTTGAAATATTTATTGGTGCACCATTATCTACCGATGGTGTAGCAACATTTCAACCTGTATACTTGGATCTGTATGAATCACTTAGTCCAGTATTTTCAAATCAAATAAATCAGTTTTTACTGACTCAAGATGAACCTAATAATACAACACAACTACAGTTTCTTTACGAACCAAATCAATATAAATTTCCTGTTTCATATAACGCAACAGGAAGTGCTGTACGTGTTCAAATAACCAAACAACAAGGTACTAGCGATGCTGTTTATATGTACGATGAATTACACCTCATTACTAATTATGTGATGAATAATATAGTTGCAGATATTACAGTTTTTCCAATGTTTGATACAAATATGTATAATGAGTTGGTTGCAATGGATTATGGATCAGATCACGTCTGGGAAATGACTATGACTCTTGTTAATTTTTATGATAATACTGATGGTTTAAATGTTGGACCAACCATTAAATCATTCATAAAAATGTTAAATCAAACGCCGGTTGGAAAATTGTATAATTTTAATTTTTTATCTGATGTAAATGCTGGTACAACTGAAGTGCAACTTAATGGTATACGTATGTCAAAATATGTTTACTTAAATCACACTACGTCAATTAATTACGGCTCTGGAACTATTGATATTTTACATGAAAGAAATATTCCTGGTAATCAATATAATTTATATGAACCTGGATACAATATTAGTAAACATACTAATTACCTTGATATTACTGATTACAATGCTCGTGAAGGTAGTGTGATTTTTCAATCACATACAGTTGAAGATGATGATATGTGTGTAATTTTACCAAATCCTAAAGGTACAATTGGTTTAAATACATTTGGTAGTATTATTAAATTTGGTAAAAATCACAGAGAAACTGTATTAGATTCACTTAAAACTGACACATATGTTGCATTTCATTCACCACCTTTATCGCCATCTTCAGCTTATGTATTTATTGAAAAGATTGAAGATGATGGTGAGATAGTAACTGTTTATACATTGACATTTGTACCATTAGTTGCAAATACAATTTTTATGAAATTTACACTTGATTTATCTATATCTGATATTTCGTCTATTATTGAACAAGCAAACATTGCATATCCAAATGAATCATATTCACCATTAACAACAGCATATCCACCATATAATATTGATACAGTTAATTTTGCACATATGCTATCACGCGCTGAAGATCAAAAAGATGGTATTTTTAATAGATTTACTGGTTTAATGTTTAAAGAATTTGGTGAACCGCGTGTAAAATTTTTTAAACGTGATAGGTATTTTAATTTTGATGAAGATCCAATTGTTGATGTATCATATTTTATGTCAATTAATATTAATATTTTAAGTGCACCAGTAACACTTAATGGAACTCCTCCTAATATTGGAGATGTAATAATTTTAAATAATCAAACAGTAAATAATGAAAATGGTGTTTATATTTTTGATGGACCAGGAAATCCATTAATTCTATATCCAAACCCACAACCAAATACTTATTGGAGATTAATTGATGACACATTTGTATCACTTCCAAGTCCAAAAGGTGGAATATTATTTCAGCAGAAAACATATAGACGTAAAAAAGATCCACGTTTAACACTTAGACCTGTAGGTATCGCTAAACTTGGTGTTGATAATGCAACACAACCATTCAAACTTATCAATGCTAAATATGATATGGCCGAGAATGAAGAAGGAATTGTAATAATTCAACCAGGTATAAATAACATTTATTCAATTCGTTTTATTGATGGTCTTACACAATATAATATACTTAACAATATTAATGGTCAAGGACAATATGCGTGGATTTTAGCTGATACGGTTATTACTGAAAATGCTGTTGTGGGTTGTACACAAGAATTTGGACCAGGAACCGGTGATTTAATTTGGTATACAGGTACTTGGGTACAAGGCGTATGGTGTGACGGTATTTGGATTCAAGGTCACTGGATGAGCGGTACATGGATGAATGGTACACACAATGCTTATGGTATTCAAGACAACAATATTTATATAACGTACAATAATCAAAATAATCACCTATTATCAACATGGGATGATGGTACTTGGGTAAATGGTACCTGGAATGGTGGAATTGCTACTTATATTACTTGGATAGATGGAACATTTAACGATGGTATTATTATTGACGGTACGTGGAAAATTGGAACTTTTAATAGTGGAATAATTAAACATGTCGTTTGGGATGATGGATTATTCACAGGTGGTGATTTTGAAACAGGTCTTTGGAAAGATGGAGTTCTTGATGAACTGTCTCCTGGAAATCCAGCACGTTTTGGTGTTGGTTCAACACAGGGTCCAAGTTACAGAACACGTGCTATCTGGCGTACAGGTCGTTTTATTGGTGGTGAATTTATGACAGGTGATAATGCACACAACAGTTCTATTTTCTATTCTGGAACATTTACATCAGGAACATTTACATCAGGAAGTTTTGTATCTGGTATTTTTAATGCTGCAACATGGAATAATGGTGTTTGGTTTGGTGGGTATAATGCTACACTTGCACAATTAGTTTCAAATCAAGTACAGCTAACACTTAATCCAACACAGTTTGATTCTATTTTAGGACTTACAGGATTAGCTGAATATCAATCGAATATTGCGCATAATCAAGCTTTGTATGTTAATGAATTTTATATGATTGCAACACCTATAACTCCTGGTAATTTACTTGCTGAAGAATTATTTGTAAATGTATGTGATATGGAAACAACAGCAGCATACATCGCAAAAGACTATCTACCAGGATCTGCATCAAATACTACTATGGTATTAGATGATATTACTTCATTATTTATTGAGCCATCATATGTTGTTGAAAATGTAGCTACAAATACACCATCCGGATCACCAATACTTGTAGCTACATTTAATGGTAACTGGAACGGTGGAATTTGGTTGAATGGCGTATTCTTAGCTGGAACTTTTGCTGCTGGACACTGGGCCAATGGACACTTCAGATCCGGAACTTTTGGAACAATATAATATTTTTTAAACAAAGAAACTAATTTCACATATATACTATGATTCTTATTTTGGGTCAGCGTTGAAAGACGACAGATCGGTTATAATGACCGAGAATGATTCGAGAATTAAAAACAAAAGAGTTAAATTATTATGAAAGCAGAAACAAACTATGTAGCGGCATGCTACAACAATTTCTATTATCCAACTTCTGGGTATTGGCAAACAGACTGGACATGGAGACCTAATCCATGGATTAGTGATTATCAGTGGTGGGATTATCCACCTTACAACGCTCCAGTAATTCAACCTATTTTTATTCCGGTTCCTGAACAACCAACTAGTACAACATCTTCTTACGATTTTAGATTTAAACGCCCTTATGCTGATATTACAGTTAATAAGAACAAATTAAAACGTTACAATAGTGGCGGTGGATTTAATAATGATTGTAATATTTTAAATGCAACTGTTTATATGAATGACGGTGATGAATTTGAGATTGAACTTTTTAATCCATCAACTGACACATACGGTGCAAAATTCAAAATCAATGGTGAGTACATCTCTCAAAGCCATCTTGTATTATATCCAGGTCAACGTATTTATTTAGATCGTTATATTGATAACAATAACAAATTTGTATTCACAACATATGAAGTTGATGGATCTTTAGGTGAAATTGTAATGGAAGCAATCAAGAACAATGGTTCTATCGAAGTAGAATTCTACAAGAAAAGCAAACCAAAATACGAAGCGCCTAAACAGAGATTTAGATTTGCTGGTGACTATTCTAATACTTGGGATGTGCTACGCAGCAAATCAGCAAATGATATTATTGGACAATCAACTGTAAATTGTTTCTACAGCTCTGATGTAACTACTGATGATCTTACAATGTTTAGTATGTCTAATTTAAGTGATGAAACATCTCTCAAAAGTATAGACAGTGAATGTAAATTATTTGAGACAGGAATTGTTGGAGAAGGTGAAAAATCGGATACTGAATTTACTGAAGTTCAGATTGATTTTGAATTTTTAATGAAAAGTAAATCTGAATTTAAGATTTTACCGATGTCGACTAAACCAATTGAAGTCAAAGATTTGGTAAGACATTGCACTGGATGTGGTAAGAAAGCAAAAAAAACAGACAACTTCTGTGCAAGCTGTGGAACTAAAATATAAGAAAAAGCCTGAGTAATCAGGCTTTTTCATTTTTTAAACGTATAATTGTAAAAAATACAACTATATGACTTCAAGAGATTTCGCATATTGGCTTCAAGGCTACTTTGAAATAAGTAATCCAATAAATATTGGACCAGATCAAACAGAAATGATTAAAAAGCACTTAGCACTTGTTTTCAAACATGAAATAGATCCAAGTATGGGTGATGAAAAACACCAAGAAGATCTTAACAATATTCACAGTGGACCTGATCTTGAACATTATACGAAACCACCTTTTAATCAACCAGATGGTGAAATTTTATATCGTTGTTGATTAAAATATTTTGCTTATATTTGTAAAAAATTAATTATGGCACTTGAAAAAGTTTACATTATAAAATATAAAAGTTTTGATTTACCTCGTGAAGTTGCAATAGAACTAAATGAATTTGGTATTGATGAAAATTGTAATAATGGTCATGCAACATATTTTGATGTGGAAAGCAATTCAAAAGATTCAAGTTATCCATCAATTAATCAATACCTTTTAGATGAGGGTGTTAATCCAAACACAGATAAAGTACTCATTCATTTCACTTGGTAAAAATATTTAATTATAAATTATAAACAGATGTCAATATCTACAGAACAACTAACTGCAATTGATTCATTGTTTGAACAGAGTGAATTAATTCATATGGCTGAAAATCATTTTGATGAACATACAGCTAGTGCTGGAATCAATGAACTAAAACAAGGTATAATTGCCATCATTAAAAGTGAAGACAAACCACCTCGTTATATTGATGTAGTTCGTCACCTACAATCCAAAGAAAATAACTCGGGTCAATTACTTGTTCAATTACATAATACAATTGAATACGATCAAATTATTGTTGATGTTTATCTTGATACATGTGGACGTATTTGTACAAATGTACATAACATGTACAAACTTGACATAATTTCAATCAAATCATAATTTTTATTATATTTGTATTATGAATACAAAAGAATTAGTGGCTGGAGACCTCACCAATAAGGGAATCATACATTTTATTGATTATTTTTCTCCAATAATTGAAGATCAACTTGTAAAAACATCTCAGGGAACGTTCCGTCTGAGTGAACTTGAATTTATTGAAAAATCAGCAAAACCTGCTCCACGCGATTTAAAAGCTTCTGTGGACTTCAATACTGTAATGGGTATTGATATTCGTCCAGGTAAAGTTATCTCAGCAGCACGTGTTAAAGATACAGATAAATTAATCGAGATGCATGTTTCTACAGCACTTGGAAAGAAGACCGTTGTTACAAATCTTGGAAGTGATTTTGAACCAGAAGATTTTGTTGACAAGACATTCATGTTTGTAATGAACATGCCTGCAGCTAAAATGCGCGGTATTCTTTCTGAAGCTATGATCATGGCTTCAAGTGCATTCCGTCTTGACGAAACAACAAATGAATGGGTAGAAAAGCCTATTCTTATGCCTATTAACATTCCAATGGATTCAATCGTTCTATAATGCAATTCAATCAACACAAACTAGCAATGGAACCTTTTTATAAGGATTTTCCAGATCAGACACTTTTAGATAGTGCCGGTTATTTTGAAGACACAAATCAATGGAATATCAACTATCGTGCTCATACTGATATTCCATGTACACCTATTCAATTCTTATCACATAACGAAGCACAAGGTACATTAGATACTATCAAAAAAAAACGATGTATTCTTTTGTCGACTGGTGCACATTGTCCAATGCATCAAGGACATATCGATATGATGGAATCAGCTAAGAAAAAATTGACTGAGAGTGGTTACCATGTATTGGGTGGATATTTGTCACCAGGACATGACGAATACATCAAACAAAAAACTGGTGATCAATGGATTCCTATTGGTCAACGTATACAATATGCTACGTCACTTATTCGTGATTATAAATGGCTTGCAATTGATCCATGGGAAGGTGTATTTGCACCAGGTGCAGTTAATTTTACAACTGTTGCATATAGACTACGACAATACATAAATAAATGGTATCAACAACCTGAAGATATCACAATCTTTATGGTTTGGGGTGCTGATAATGCACGATTTGCGCAAGCTTTTATGTACTATAAAGGTGATGATAAATATGGAACGGTTATTGCTGGTAGACCTGGATATAGTGATCGTATTGGTATATACGAAAATCTTAAAAATGTATACGTTGCTGAAGATACAAAAAATATAATTTCATCTACTGAAATTAGAAAGAATGGATTTAAACACACACTTGCTGATCAAGTTCAATTACGTGTTAGTTTAACTAATAAACATGCAAATAGAATAACTGAACGTGATAATGATGTTATTAATCTTTTAAATAAATCATTCTCAGCAGTTTGGTTAAATGAAAGTGCAAATACATATAAACTAAATGATTACGTTCCACTTGAACACATTTTAGATAAGTGTGTTGTTTTAGATGAATATTGTGATCATCCGCATAAGATTTCTATATCTCGTGTATATGATGCATTTGGACAGCGTAAATTAGGTTATAATAATAGACCTGGCACACCAGCACTACATGAACAAACAATTAAGATAGCTAATGAATTTAATGAAGTCTATCTATATGATGATGATATTTTTACAGGCAGAACAATGGATATGGTTGAATCCTTATTCATGTCATGTTATCCAGCTATAAAAGTATTGGGTCGATTATCTATCACATCTGGAAATAGTGCAATGGAAGTATTAGATGCACGTGATTTCTTTGCACTTGGTACAGATAATAATCCTTCAGGACTTGTTGTAAGTTACAAGGGTCAAAATCATCGTGTACCATATATTTATCCATTTGTTTGTCCAACAACAAGAGCTAGTATAAAAAATCCAATGGATTTTTCTATTGAAATGTGGAAGATACAGTTGAAACATTACGATACTGAAACACTTATGCCTGAATTTTATACAATGTTTGGATTTGAACCAGGTACAACAATGAGAGAAGTATGCCAACAGTACATAGAATTTCTTTTAGAAGTTAAAAAGCATTATTAAAAAAAATTATTAACAATTAGATAAAAAATCATTTTTTATTCATATATTTGTCATATTCAAATTATCAATATGATTAAATTAGATAAACATTCAAATATTGTATTACGATCTGGAGCAACACTTGATGTTCCACGTAATACAGAAAGTCGTAATGTGGGATCAGTAATGATTGAAGGTCTTGATGAACTTGGTTTCAAATACAATGAACGTTATGGATTTGATGATCGTTATGCAATTTTTGCATCAGCACAACCAGGTTATAGTAGTGGTCGGTATACACTTTATGTACGTAAATTACAACGAGCTTATAAGGGAAATCGTTATCACATAGTTCTTGTGTGGATACCATATGCATTTGATGTTCAATTTAATGGTTATGTAAATTCCTTTGAAGAATTGAAAACTGTTATTGGTGATGTCAATCCTAAATTACTTAATGGAATGAATCCTTTTACCCGTATTTATTACGACACTCAAAAATAACTTATGATTTGGTGTGTTTTATTTGTTTTGTGTTTTGTGTTAAACATGATATGTATGTACTTGGTAAAAGATTTTAGAAATGGTATCATTCATAAAGGATTTATAGGATGGTTACAAAATTTAATTAAACATTAATGGAAAATACAGAAATTAATAATCTCTGGTTCGTATCAGATCTTGTCGAAGCTGGTGATTGGCCCACAACCACCCTATTTTCAAATGTCATTTATCCTGATAAAGAACCAAATGATGTTAAATTTTACATGGAAGAATGGGCAGATATAAATGATGGTATAAATACATACTACATTTATCCAATCGATATTCCAACATTACGTCGATTTTTGCTAGGACAGATTACACATCGTGAAATAATTCTTCAAAATTCTGACGGCTTCGTCACTGTTTATGAATTTGTGAATTGTTTTTGCAATTATCGGAAAGTTGAAAATGTAGATATTTATCTAAATTATTTACCAGCAGTCGATCATATTGTAGATATTAAAGAAGACTCAAAACGAGACACGCTTGTTTTGCTTGATCTTATTTTAAATACAAACTAATATTTTATTATGAAAGCAGAAATAGATTTTGTAAGTATTGCACGAGGTGCTCGTAATATTCCTGGTGGTTGCAACATTACATTCAAGACAGATGATGTGGTTACACTAGATTCGTTCTTCAAAGTGGATTACACGGAGAACGATATGATAGTGACACACTACTTTGAAACAAAGGCAATCAGTATTACCAGAGACGCATATCTTGAAGTGGTTGTCAAAGAAACTGGATCATATGCAAAATTGTTTGAAAATAAACCTGGATTTGATATTCGTAATCTTTTGTGTTATTTCATTGAAGAAGTTACAGATACAGAGGTGATCACAAGAATTAAAAAGGCCGCAACACTTTGCTAATGGAAGCTATTCAAAAATATATTGAAGATTTGAATGTCATGAGTATTTTTAGACTTGGTTCACAAGTTTATGGTACGCATACACCAGAATCTGATCATGACTTTATTATCATCGCAGAGACCTGGTTTGATGCAGAAGATATCAATATTCATGTTTATAATCGGGCACAATTTTTGGGTGCTTTGATTAATCATGACATTCAAGCTCTAGAATGTTTATTTCTGGATCCAAAACACATTCTTAAAGATGAATGGAAATTAGATCGAACTTGTCTTGATGATAAAATCAACAGCACATATCGTGCGGAAAAGTTGCGTACTGCAATATCAACTATTGCTTCAAACAGTTGGGTCAAAGGGAAAAAGAAACTCATTGTTGCCGGTGATTACGATTTACATCTTGCAATCAAATCTGTATTTCATTCACTTCGTATTATAGACTTTGGTATTCAGATTGCTACTGATCGTAAGATTACCAATTATGGTTCAATGAACTATGTGTTACAAGATTTGAAAAAAATGTCTGAGACAATGCAACGAGAAGATTTGTGGAATGCAATCGATACAAAATACCGTTCATTGTATAATCAATCATCTTCTAAATTCAAAGAACTCTGTCCAAAAGCTCTCAATGAAAATGATTATAAACGTCAACTTACACAAGTTCTTAAAAATGAAGGTGTAGCAGTAACTGATGGTTTGTTAAACAGGATTATGAAAATTTTCAATTGATGAGTAAGGTAACAAAAAACAAACAACATTTTTTAAGTGGTGAAATGGAATCAATTACCAGACAAGTCCAGAAACTTATTTCAGAAGGATGGACGGTTGTATCACATAGTGTAGCTGGTTACAGTTATGGTCACAACAATGGTAATAAAAAAGAAGTGCTATCCGTTCACCTAAAGAAAGAAACACCATAACAGATGAGCAAAAATCTAAATAAAAAAAAGCAAAGAATTATTCACAAAAGCGCTGCTACTGCAGAACATGATGTAGATAATTTAATCAAAAGTGGTTGGACAATAACACACATGTCATCTGCTGCAACAAGTAGTAATGTTTATTTAACTTTTGTACTTGAAAAATGAAAACAATTAATAATATCGAACAAAAAGTTATTGCTGGTGAGCTTCGAGATGTAAGAATTGAAACTAATACACTGCTTGCTAATGGTGAAGGATGGACGGTTGTATCACATTCATTACACTCAGCGTCATTAACTAGATATGATAGTGATCAACCAATTGCTATAGTCGTATTCGTTTTACAACGAACAGTTTCTACTTAACACAATTTATCAGTATATTTACGATATGAACTATAAAACAGAATGTACATCTGCCAATCGGTTGGATAAAACAACCAAAAGCAAAGCACTTGTAGATCAGGTGTTTATTGACGTAAAAAATCTTACTGGTATGTTTGTACATCAGTATCATGATTACAACATAGAAAAAACAAAATGATCCATCTCATCGAAAAAGGTTTTCATGCAAAGTATCAGTCAATCATCGATGCATTCGAAGGATTAGAGTATCCGTACCAGTCTGTACACATCATACCGTTCACACAGGACATCATACACGAGTCTTTTGAAACAAAGAATGTATTCTGTTGGGGAACTGTAAAAATGGCTCATATTGCGAAAAAATACGGATGGTCACCTGGTTCAATGCATAATGACAACCATGATTACCGCATCTATGCTCCACACTATGGTACACATATGCTTAACCACGATTCTCAGATTATCAAATTTTCTGATACATTCAAAGAACCTGGATACTTATTTTTTGCTAGACCGTGTGAAGACAACAAAGCATTCACAGGTCAGGTATTTACAAAAGAATCATGGGATGAATATGTTGAATGGGCATTGAATAATGTGCATACCGGTGCGCTCAATGCTGATACGCCTGTTCAAATCTGTTCCCGTAAAGATATCTTCCGTGAAGTACGTTTCTTTGTGGTTGATGGAAAGATCATCTCTGCGTCACAGTACATGATCAATATGCGTGTAATAACTGAACGAACAAATATTCATGCTGAACTAGAATTGTTTACCTTTGCCCAAGAAATGATTGATACATATCAACCAGCTGATGCATTTGTTATTGACATTGCTATTACAAATGAAGGATTCAAAGTTGTTGAGATCAATTGCATCAATTGTTCAGGACATTACGATTGTGATACTGTTGCAATTGTTTATGCTGTTCATGAATATTTTTCTAAATAATTTATTGTTATATTTGTACTTATGAAAGATCAGAATAATAAAGAAACATTAAGTCTACTTGATCGTGTAATCAAAGAGTTAGAAGATCCTGAAAAATTAGCTGAAGCAAAAGCATTCTTTAAGAAAGCCCATGATAAGCGAGATATGGAAGGAAATCAAGCACAACGTCTATTAGATCGTTTTAAAGATGATCCAATAGGATTTGATGCATTTGTCAAAGCTGTTAAAGCAAAGTATGATTCAGAAGCTTACAAAGATCGTAGTACAAAAATGGGACACTATGATGCTCCTGAACTATTAATATATCTTATCTTTGATGCTGCACAGATTAATGATGTGCATGTTCCAGAAGAAGATATGTGGAAGTTTGGTGGAATGTTTACACAATCTGCCTATATTCTTCATGGATATGTATGTGAACTTGTAGTTGGTCAAGGATCATTTGTTCTTGTGCAAACTGTTGATGATTTTTACTCTAAATACTATGATATAAATAGTGGGAAGCACGGTGAATGGATTGATGCAAAAACAAATCTTCCAATCAGACGCAATCTTAATCCTATTCAGGAAGATTTTAAACTGGAACAAGTTAAAATCAAACAGATGGATTCAATACCAGGACTTGATGGATTTACAGAAAATGATAAAGATAAAGCACTTGGAGTATGAAAACACTTTTAAAACCAAAAACTGCATCAACAATCTCAGTATATATTTCTCCTATACAGGATACAATTGTTTTTCAATTTCTTGAATTAATTCAAAAAATTGAATTGGGTCATACACTAACTGACGATGACATTATATTGAGAAGGAAAATTGATTGTTTTTATACACCTGATACAGACAGGGCTTGTATTACTGTTCCTATTAATATATTTAGCATATTATTTACTAACACAAAATGACAAAATATAAATTATACGGTGCAATTCTAGGAGATCTTGTTGGTCAACCATTTGAATTTCCTTCGATGAGAGGTGATTATACAAATGTAAATTTACATAATCCCAATTCAGTTATCACTGATGACACAATCATGACACTCGCAACAGCTGAAGCAATGATGCTTGGATTTGATTTTACTGAAAATTATCACAGATGGGGAAATCTGTACAATGGTGATCACTATGGAAAAGGATTCAAAGCTTGGTTAACTGGTGATGGTCTTGATGTTGTTGATTCATTTGGAAATGGTTGTTTGATGCGTGTAAGTCCATTGATGTACATTCAAGATCCACTTCCACAACTTTTTGACACACTTCGTGGATCACATAAACACACCGTATCATACGAAGCTGTTTACAAATTGTATTTAGCTTATACTGAGCAATACAACAAACGGCTTGCTCAAGTTAAACCGTTTAAAAAATTCAAAGTACGTGCTGATGATACAGTAAAATTTTGTTTGAATCTTGCTGCACAATGTTCAACACCACAAGAAGGAATCATTCGAGCTATAGAGTGTGGTGGTGATACTGATACAAACGCATCTATTGTTGGTGAATTATTGAACTTTAGATATGGCGGAATTACTAAAGTCGATGCAGCATATGTAGAAAGTAAACTTGATCACTATCAGCTTACAGTTTTATTAGCTTTTAATAAAATGTTAAACAAATAATCAATATCGATTTTTTTCTTATATTTGTTTTCATTATTAATTGTTATACAAATATAAAACATGACAAGAATAAACGCAAAGATACGACCAGCACATTTATGTGATCAACATCTGATGGCTGAATACCGTGAGATAGTTCGAATACCAAATGCTGTACGATCCAATCCAGATCGTGTTCGTAAAGTTGATCAACCAATTCAATTTAGATTAGGTACAGGACATGTTGTATTCTTTTATGACAAGCTAAAATTTCTACATGATCGTTTCAACGAACTACGAAACGAATTAATTACACGAAATGTTGCAGTTACTATGACTGATGACATGTTCCATAATCTACCAGATGATTTATATAATGATTGGAATCCAACTGATTTTGATTATAAATTTTCAAATCGAATTGTATGTGACCGAATCTGCGACCGTGTTGATGATATGAAAGTCATTAAAATGAATGGTGCAGTTATGGACAAAAATAAGTACATTGGAATATTTAAAGCTATCTACCAATAATTTTTAATATGTTTACATTATTGATATTCTTAATGTTTTTTATTGGCTCTTGTACACTTGTATTAGCTTTTATACAATTAATACAAAAATACAAAGCTTATAAACAGCATGATAAAAGTGTTGAAATTATAAAACAGGCACAAGTTGAAGTTTATAAAGAATTTGCTGAAGCCTGTTTACTTGATTCAGGATTTGATCTTGATAATGTTTATATTGCTCCAAATACATGTGGTGGTATAATTTTTAGGCAGAATTCAAAATATTTTAAACATTTTAATGCTAAACATTTAAATCGAGAAATATATCAACATTTAAGTAATAAATTTGAATTTGGTAAAATCTATATTATTTTACCAGAGATAACAAAACTTATGGATGTTTGGACATGGCTTCATGAAATAGGTCATTATATGTGTCAACATCTTGATGACACACGACCTGATTTTATTCATGAATACGAAGCTGAAAAATATGCTGAAACATTTATTAAACAATGTCCAATTATAGATGGTCCATCATATTATCCACAATACACCAAAAATATACACAATGTTTATCTTGAATGTTGTATTAATAATGCAAAAGATTATGTGAAGACATTTATAGATAAACTAGCAAATGATGATGTATTAGTTTTAAATACGTATATGAATAAGAATATTGATAAATATGTCAATACTCCAATAAAAATTCCAATGATTTAATAAATATATCATTTTTTCTTTTATCTTTGTGTTATTAAAATTATGGCAAAAGAAACAAAATATCGTACTTTCGTTCGCTTTGGAACTCTTGGACCTGTAAAACAAAAAGGACATACAGCGAATCAAGCATACAGTGACGATCATTCGTTTCACGCACCACCTACAAATTATGGTTTCTATGCAATGCCATATACACTGCAGGAACGCTTCATTATAGGTTGTCTTCCTAATACTCAACCGAAAACTTTTATCACACCAGATCCTGAAAAATTTCGTGGTACTGATGGTGAAATTGATTGGGATAAGTACAATAAGAAAGAATTAAAAATTCTCAATGCACATTACCATAAATTCGATATTAAACCAGAAGAAGAGTTTTGGCATCATCTTGGTAGTCATGTGAAACGCCCTGATGTTATTCAAGAATATGGTTCATGGGTGAAGACATCATTTAAAGTTTGGATGAAAGCACTTCAAAAAGAAATTGCAAACAATCGTATGGTGTCCACCGAACATACAAAACCAGGTGATATATCAACTGTAAAAAAACGTGGATTCTTTTCAAAAGACCATTACGAAGTTTTCTTTGATAAAAAGATCGCATAAAATTTCTTTATGTCAAAAATTATCCTATCTTTGTAATGTTCAATTAATAAGAAGATATGATAACTCGTACACATACAGTAAGCCGGAATAGTGTGGACAATAAGTTCACACAGAAATTTGGTGGATATTTGACATATTGGAAACTGTATGCACAGTTTGTCAAAATGCTATCTAACAAATCAGAAGTCATTCAGAAATTACGAGATAACTTAGTGATTGTTGCTGGAATGACAAATGAAGATGTTACACGGAAATTAAATCGTCAATTTGTTATGCTTCGATTTAAAACTTATACATTCATGTTTGTCTGGTCATGTTTGATCAAACCACTTGGATACTTCTATTCGAGAGTAACTACAATGCGTGGTGATTTTATTGTAACAAATGATTACTTTCAAAATACAAATCTGAAAAAGAATCGAACTCATTATATTTTCGGTATTCTTGTTCTCTTTCAATATGATATGAAGTTGACTGATGCTGATATCAAAAAACTTACAGAATGAAAGAAATTAAAAGACTGATCAAACATAAATTAGAATTCAAAAACCGGGAAACACCAGGTTCACTTGATATTGATTGTATAGAGTTTATTGATGTTAATGGATCAAAATACTTTCATGTTGAAATATGGGATACAGATGGTGATTACCATTCCTTTAAACCTTTTGAAGATGTTCTAAAAAGTAGAGAAGATGCTGTAGAGTCATTGGGTAAAAATCATGCTGATTACAAAGAAGAAAAATCAAACATTAATTATTGGCGTCGTTATAAAAATAAACGATACAAAATGAATGAAACAGATCTTTTAAATATGTATACCATTATTCGAACTTTTGAAGTCAATTAAATAAAAAAAGCTGATCATTGATCAGCTTTTTTATTAATGCCATCTTACATAAGCTAGTGATTGTAAATTCTTTCCACCACCATAAGAAATAGCTGATTGTAGACACTCTTTAAGATAGATCATCTGTTGAAGAACTGTTTTGTTCTTATATGGTATTAGTTTTGTTGTACCTTCAATTCTATTGGATTTTCCGTCCTGACGGTCCGATGCGCTTCCCCAATATTCTTTGAATTGCTCACCATTTATCGTTTTCAGCTCACCTGGTGAGTCAGAACATCCACTTAATAGATTTCCACACATCACCATTGTTGCGCCCATAACAATTGATTTAACGATATCTGATGGATGTTTAATACCACCATCAGCAATTACTGGTACTTTACAATATTGTGCAATATCATGAATTGTTGATGCTTGACAATTTCTAGAACCAAAACCTGTAGCAAATGCTGTTGTACAAGCGTGACCTGGAGCAATTCCAACTTTGACAGCATCTGCACCCCAATCTGCTAAAGCTGTAGCTGCTTCTCTAGTAGATACATTTCCAGCAATAATAAAAGCATCAGGTAAATTATTCTTTATGAATGCAAGCATGCGTTCCATTTTTGTAGAGTGACCATGAGCAATATCAACAGTGATAAAATTAGGACATAAATTTCGTGCAGAAAGTTCACCTATCATTTTATAATCTGCGTCATTTACACCAATAGATATTGAAGTAACAAGATTACGTGCTTTGAATTCTGACACAAAAACTATAGGATCAATATTAAATCTATGCATGATATAAAAGAAACCATTTTGTGCTAGTCTTTCAGCAACATTTGGGTCAATAACAGCACTCATATTTGCTGGAACAACAGGTATTTTAAATGTATGTTTTCCAAGTGTTACAGTTGTATCACACTCAGATCGTGAATCAACAATACATTTTTGTGGAATGAGGTTTATGTCATCAAAATCAAATTTTTTTATCATTTTATTATTTCACTTATTTTACGTTGTTTTGCTATATCAAGCAAATTTTGAAGTTCTTGAAGTGTGCAATTTTCAAATAGCTCATCAATAATCTCAGCTTTCTGAAAATCATATAAATTCGGTGTATCAATGGTCCATGTATTTGTCCATTCTTTACCCATCATTAATGTGAAGACATGACTCCACTCCGCAATACTATTACTCATACATTGTATAGTTAAATTGTATATTATTGTTTAAATATTTATTTGAATTTTGAAAATTCTTTTTGTGAAATAAGTGTATAGGTATAATTATCAATTTTTGCTTTATCTCTCTGTCTATAACACAAAGACATAAATTTACGCCAATCATCAGCATTTTTAAAAACTTGACAACCTTTTGACCAGTTGTTCACACTTGTTGCACTTCCTGACATTGTAGAATTATGAATATTAAATCCACGACCACCATATTTTTCAGTACCAACATATTCACTTGGTGTATAATATCTATTAGCATTAGCCGCATGTCTAATGTATGAATTTTCAGATTGTCCTAAACATGGTCTACTTGTACCGTATGTATCTTGATTGTGAAAATGTAAACGATAAGTTGGATATTGACCATATGTAACCATTCCAACTGGATCAGATGGTAAATGATTTGTACCGGGTTCAAAACCTGGTGTTGTAGTTATTGCAAATTTATAAAATTCTAATCCACCTTTATCATCATTACAAAATACCCACATGTAATCATCAAATTGATTTGTAATTTGTCCACTTTCTTTTTGTGTATTACGAATACCTACAATATTCATATGAAACGGTAAATTAGAATATTGATAACTTTTTGATTTAAAATATTTTTTCATTCGGTTAACATCATTCTTCTGATTTCCAGTTGCTGGATTTGGAAGTGGTGGATCAAAAACAACTGGTGAAAGAATTGTCGGATTAGAACCACCAATAGAGCCACTACCATAATTTATTGGATTTGCTGCTGCGGCTTCTGTTAGATAAGTATCATCAAACAATACGTCATCGCCCTCTCCAAAATAAATATCAGAAGAACCATTATCAAATACTTTTACCGGTTCTTCTGATCCATAAATATCATTTACCTCATCAACAGCATTTTGATCATTAATATCTGTTGGAGTTTTTACTTCATAAAATTCGCCAGAAGCTGATTGATCACCTGATAACAATGGTTCAAAATCAGCTGTTTCAACAGCTTTTTTATTTATATTTGGTGGTGTTGGTTCAAAATTTAATTGTCGTGTTTGCGTATCAATGGTTGTCAAATCTGCTTGTTTCACATCAAGTACACCAGACTCAGCAACTAATTCATACTTATCACCAATAGTTGCATCAATATCAGTTTGTTCAACAGTTACACCTCTATTTTCTACAAGTGATATATGTTTAGAAATGAAATCTTTACGTTGTGTACCATAATTTGATAATACACGTATAAGATCTGGATTTGGAATTACAGCAACTCCACTATTACCAATGTATGCATTACTTAATACTTTAACAAGTTCATCCATCCATTTGAAAAAATTAGTACCGAGTACAGCTTCTTGTGATGCAGATATATCACCCAATTTTATCATTGATTCATTATCTTTTAAATCAAGTAATACTGTATCATTTGTTACTTTAATACCGTTTAACTTATAATACATGTTTAGTGCTTCATTATCAACAAAAATTTGTGTATTGTAGTTGTAACATATAGCCATAAATGACGCATAATCATCACCGTTATATGATTCAATTTTCTTCTGAAGATTGATATTTAAATGAACAGCATCATTATAAACAGGAAAATATGCATTACCACTTGGAAATGTGACCATCACAATTTTGTTGACTTCTGGTATAGAAAATGAAAAACCATTATTACTACGCTTTGGATGTGCCCATGGAAGTGCATCAGTTGGTATTTCTTTTTTTGTACCATGTAAATATGGTATACGTATACGTACACGTTGTTTTTTGTCTGGATCATTTGTGTCCTCGACAATTCCAATAAACTCATGGTTTTTGAGTTTTAATTCGTAGTCATTCATATATGATTCAATGTTTTATAATCCTTGAATAAAATTATTCAATGTGTTACCAATACCACCATCAAGTCCTGGAATGGTATTATTGTTGGTAAGTTCGCTTACAACTTCATTTGCTACAGTGTTACCAACAGAACCAGCTATTTGATCAAGTGTTTCTTGAAGGAAATTTTGATCTTTGTATACATTATCTGGCACAATTTTTTTAATTCCTGTTTTTTGAACAGCTTCAGATACAAAAGCACGAATAAGTTCATTTCGTCTGTTCACTATTAATTTACGTGCTGCTTTAAGTTGTGATAGAAGTGCATTTTTTCCAACACCTTTTAATTTATCACCATAAGCCGTAAGTGCTGCTTGTGGATCATTTAATAATTGTTGAAGCGCTCCATCTCCTCCAGCATTTTCAAGTGTCAAATCTGTACCATCTTGATCAGCAACTTGACCTGCCGCACGTAAAATTGCAGCTTGCTCTTGTTCTTTTCTATCAGCAACAAATTCATCATTGTATGATGTAATTTCATTCAAAGCTTTATCGCGACCACGAATATCATCTTCGTTCAATCCTTTCTTTTCAAAAGATGAAGTTGCTGAAGATGATGGTTTTTTAGATGATTCATTCATGAATGATTCTTGCTTAAATGCTGAAACGGATTGAACACTTCCAGTTTGTGGTGCATTTCCATCGGTTGTTATATCAGTTTTAGATGGATCTTTAGGTATACCATCCATACTTGTATTAGAAGGCGTAATATTAACTATAATATCAAGATCTGTTCTATCATCATTCATTGATACAGAATCATTTATGAGTGGTGTATAAATTTGTCGACTCACACTTTTAAAATACATATCAAAAGAAATTAGTGAATGTATAGGTTGCGGTGTATCAATTCCAGATTGTGAAATTTCATTCTCAAATGGTTTTGAATTAAAAAAATCATATTCACAGTCATACAATTTGTAAATAATTGATGTAACACTATTTTTAAGTGCATTTGCTATAGCCCGTTCTGATGCATTGTTTGATATTAAATTTTTAACTGATGTTAATGATCGAACTTCTGACATTTTAATGTAGCAATTAAACTTTACTAAATTCTCTGGAATAATGACACGACCATTTTCATAACTGTATACTAAATTATTATATAGATATGCTAGATATGACGAATAGAGACCAATATCTTCATGCATTACAAAACTAAGCTTATCTTCACGCCATAAAATCATTTTTTTTGTAAGTGTCTCTAAACCTGAAACAGAATTAATATAATGTTGTTTAATAAATTCAGTTTTATCATTTGGTGAGACAATACTTTCTTGTGAATTAAATACTTGTTTTACTCTACGAATAAATTCATTATAGACAGGAATACGGGCTTTCATTTCTGCTCGTGTAGAAGCATGCTTTTCTAAAAATGGTAAAACGTCATTAAAAAGAGCTGATGTCTCATCTAACTCAATAGTGAAACCAATGTAAGTTGGATCTTCGTATATAGATTGATCTAGTGTTGCTAAACCGTATCTGAAAACGTCTTGGTTCCCATCAACGAGAGCCCTGTAAGATGGATTAATATCTGCCATAATTTATATATCGAAACATTATAATTCTAGCATATTTTATTATAAACGATGCTGTAAATGATGCTACAAGTCTTCAAAGGTTAACTCACGTTTAATTAAATTTACAACTTGCCACATTGCACTACCATTATATTCCATATAATAACCTGTGACTAACCACTCACCGTTAAGTTTTGCATTTTTTAAATTACCTTGTACAGTTGGAGTGTTATTTACAAATTTCAGCAATACTTTTTCAAATCGTTTAATATTAAAATTTGGTACAGGTATAATAATTTGCATAGTAATTTTTTGTATATCTTGCATATTTTCTTGATTTTGCATACTTGCCCAAAGAAAATCAGCATACATGTTTTTTGTATCTAAACGTCCTACATAATGTTGTGAAGTATTACTATTGTAAAAATCTGTTGAACCTGCTTCACCTTTTAAATAAATAGATATATTTTCAGTTCCTGGTGTAGTAATTGTATCCAATGCGTATTTTTTGTACGAACCACTTCGATCATCCCATTTACCATCAATATCGTAATAATGTACATACCTAATGTAACCTCGATCAAGCGATATCTTTGTTGCATTGTTAATTATTTTTTCACCGGTAAAATGTGTATTAGAACCAGTAACAGCATGACCATTAGTTAATTGCGGTAAAATAACTCCATCATTTTCAGGTGGTTCATCTGTAGCCATTTGTCCTTGAGAGAAAAAAGATTGCAACCATTTAATTTCATTGATATCTTGAGATAAAGCACGTTCAACATCTATGTAATTTAAATTATAATACAAATCGACAAATGACCAAATAAAACCTGCTTCACCAACCCAAGATTTATTTGCTGTATCTTCTAAAAATGCATAATTTTTTAAACCTGGATTTATCCAATTCATTTTATCATTAGATGATTCAACATTAGATTGAAATCCTAATCCACCTTCTTGTGCCATTTGTGCCATTACTTGATAGCTTGTATTATCTTGAAAAGATTTATACTCAGAAATCAACATTTTATCAACATTACAAACACCTGTAAGAATAAGTTGACGAAATTCACCGCGTTTCAACTCCACTTCATATGTTTGTATTTTAAATTCCATGTAAATATTTGCCAACTGTTTATGATTAGCTGGAAGTACAACTGTAATTGTTGCATTATCACCTGGAAAACCTATATCATGCATAATATTCATACTGTCAAGATATACCATACTTATGGTTGGTAAAAATCCTACAGAACTTATTGTCAAACGTTTAATTGTTTGTGGTGGGAGCATTGTATTATAATAATATACAACAGGTGTGGATGATACAGCTTCTTCTTTACTTGTTTTTTGTTCCTGTGTAAGACCCTGCATGTCAACTGAAATATCTTTGATTTTAAGAATTTCACGATTAGGTTTAAACTTTTGTTTTAACATATTTAAAAGTTTGGTTTGAGTATAAGATTACCATTTTCATAACGAAGATTTGTATCACCAGCTCCGAGCATAGTTGGTGACGTGTAAACTTTATCTTTTTCGCGTTTACGACGTTGCTCGATGTCTTTTTGTCTTGCTGTATCAGTCTTGTATACTTTACCTTTATTAGCTGTTTTTAATTGATCTTGTATATTAGATAAATACGAATCAGATGATGTAAGTGTTTCAATAAATTCCTCTTCTACATATAATATGTCATCACCGTTTTTTATAGAAAATGGGTTAATGATACCGTTTAAATCACATAAAAGATCAATGTTATCGGTATTATCATAAATATCATAACAAACCAAATCAAGACGCATATCATGACGTGATATACATGGAAATGATAGAATAGGAATATTTACTCCATTAACAGTAGCTGTAAAGTACAAATTGTAACTTCCGTCAGTATTACGACGTGCTGATTCTAAACTCTTGATACGCATATGATATATACCTTCAAATATATTTCTCTATGTTATATAATTATGGTGCTATTGGTGGACCAACTGGTTCAGTTACGTTGTTAATTGAAAAATTTGTTGCTGCACCATCTGGTAATTGATTTAATGATTCAGGTGTAACTGGTGCATTTGTAATATCTTCTTTAGATCCTTGTGTAAATGTAATATCACCGCCATCATTTGGTACATTAACTGTTGTTCCCTCTGGTACAACATATTGAATAACTTTTTCAGGTGTATCATAAATTCTACCAGTTCCAGCATTAAATAATGTTTCAATTTCTTCACCACCCATAACACGACCTGAACGTAGTTTTATTTTCACAGTTAATCTATCAAACATATCGTTGTATCCAAGTTCTCCTTCTGGAATAAGTTCACATGATTCTAATACCATGTTACCACATACAAACCATGGAAATTTTGGATTACCAATAGATATATGCCAAGGAGCAGTTGGTGCTCCAGTCATTGCACCAACTGCTCCACGTAATTTCCATTTGTATCTTGAATACCTATTACGAATAACTTGTGATACAACTTCTTTACCTTGAGCAAGAAACTGATCGAGTGGTGAAAATGCGTTATCAACACCCTTTTGTGCTAGAGATCGATCTGATGCTTTTGCTGCTTCTTCTTTAGTAGTTTTTTCTTTATCACTTAAACTATTTACAACAGCCATTAAAGCTTCTTTAAATGAATTAACAATACCCTCAATACTTCCGGATTCAAGTGACTTAAGAAGTGAATTAAGTGGCCCAATATTACCAGACACAAAACGCGCTTTACCTGTTGCCATTGTTGTTATATTTGCAAGAATATCAAGCATGGCAGCTTTACCATCAATACCTAAAATTTCGCGCATTACATAAGTTGTTTCAAAATCTACAGTAATTTCTGATTCAAGACCTGTTGATAAAGTTTCACCAGAAACATCACGCATTGCTGCATCATGAATAAGGTTTGGATCACCATAAGGCATATCTCCTGGAGTAATAAAACCAAGACGTTGACCAACAAGATATAAAAGATCTTGACCAAGTGGTGAAGTTGCTGCTTTAGAAAAAAGAGCACCTACACCTGGAATAGTATCGAATTGAATACCTACAACATCCTGAATAATAGACATAAATGTTGTATCAAACTGTTTCCATTTCTCGTTAAATGATATCTTCATTGGCATATTTTCAAAATCGTAATAACCAACCATAGTTGACATTGGTTTTGATTTTTTAGCAGCAAAAAGATTGTGTCTACAAGGACCTTTGAATCGTCTTAATACAATGAAACGGTTGGCTGGCATTGTTCTAAATTTATCCAAGTATGCAATATGTTTTGGATGAAGTGCCATACTTGGATAATTTTGTTGTGACCAAATTATAATAGATTCTAAATCTATATCTGATTGATTTTCTGGGTTAATAGCAAATGGCTGAACATCATTTTGAGCAGAATTACCAAGGTATGAAATAAATTGACCTGGATTTTGTTCAGATGCAAGCGCATCGTATTTGTATGGTTTCTTTTCCGTACGCGTAATTGTACGAGTTGGATCTGCTGGATCAAAGTAATTTATAATCACATCACCTTCTACAGTCTGTGTAGACAAACCAGTATTTGTCTTTGTATCACGATTGACTGGAGCTTTGTCAATTCCTAAAAAAAATTTGAGACTCTTGTCCATACAAATTATTCATTTTACATGTATATATTGTCAAGACCTATTTACGCCCTAGATGTCAAGGTATTCGGTTTGTATATTGTTGCAACAAAAATTCATCACATTCTCGTCACAATCAAAACTCATATCGCTTAATTGTGCATTTATAAATGTAATGCGAATGAGTGCAATTCCAAATTTATTAAAACGCGTAACAGTAAGATCAAATCCAATGTCTTGTCTTATAAAGCCATCCTCTCCAAGTAAACTCATAAAATATGCTTCAAACACATCATCAGTTTTAAACTTGATAGTGATAATATTATTAGGCTCATAGTGGTATCGATCATAAACAATATTACTGTCATATTGAAATGTATCAATTGATGCAAATAAATCAGCCAGAATTCCGCCGTATTCATTATTTCGAGGTTTGATATTGTATTCGATCATGCCAGATATACAACTAAATCAAGCAAATGTTTGATATTTGGAAAATAATGTGTACTTTTGATACACTAAAACAAGATGTATGTTTACAAAAGCAGCTGATGTATTACCTCCTGAAAATGTGGTAACATAATTAATAATCTTGAATTAGTTGTGTAATGTCAAACTGTTCAACTCTGTTCAATACCTGTTCAGGTTGTTTGTCCTTCTCAAAATCCTCGTGGAAATAAAGCAAGTTGAAGTTATGCGTATCAGCTAAAATTTTCTTGATATTAAAAACTTTATCTAAATCTTGTTGAAGTGCAAAGTAGGGAATGTAATAGATGTCTTTGCCTTTTTCTTTTGCAAGGTTGAACTTTTTAAGAATAAGAATCTTAAGCAAGTCTGAGTTGTGAATGTTTTCGATCTCAATATCCTCTTCTTCAAGCATCTTCTTGATATCGATGATGTATTTGTTTCGGATCTTATTGACCTTCATGTATTTTTCAATTTTCTTCCGGGTCTTACAAAGAACCAAAAAGAAATTTAAGGGTTTGAGCTCTTGCATCAATTAGTCTTCTAATAATTTAATTAGATCGGACGCTATTTTAGAAATAAGCGTCTGTCCATTCTCAAGCTGGAGCTGCGGGATGTTTTTGATTATAGAGAAGTCTGCTTCTCCTACCAATTGAATCTCATTCAGCTTTGCACAGAATTCAGTGTTGAGTTTGTACTCATTCAGATAATAGTCTTTCAACTTTTGTGTGTACTCGATGAGGTTAACACCTTTTGCTCTGTTGTATTTTACAGCTTTAAGTTCAGTATCCTGATCCTCAATGAGGATGTACCAAAGTTTGTTTGGATTCACTCTTACGTGTTCAAGAAACTTTAGTGCCTTAGATGCTTTACTATTCTTAGGAAATTTGGCAACCTTGCCGTGTAGACGGATATTATCTTCCATGCTTGTTATAATATTTATCGTGTGTGAATAAGAACAAATTACGTACTGGTAGAATTTCCTCGACCATCGTCACTGTCATATCCTGCAACTTATCCAGCTGATCTGCTGTGTCAGTATTGTTATATAGTACTGGTGATAGCGTTCGTCTCAAAATATTTGACGAATAATCGTACCCGTGATCCTCGCTCACTGTATCGTGCTTATGTCTAGACAGATACATATCTGGTATCTGACTGTTCTTTTCTATCAAACTCATGGTCGGTTATGAAAAATTCTTACGTTTTGTTCGCTGTGGTAGAACAATAATGTTTACCGGTGAATACGCTGTTTGTCCTGGAACAGTTGAATACACATTATTGTATCGATCGCTGAACCCACCACGAATAATAGGTAATTGATACTTTTCAATCAGTATATCGCCAAGAATTGAATCTAAACCAATATAACGTTCTGAATCATAAGTATTACCATCACTCATGATGATATCTGTATCTAGTGCTACAGTATTATTTGTTAAAAAGAACTGTTCAGATTTTACAAGAAACTCTTTGTGGTACGTTTCGGTAGCTTCTGAGACGAATTCAACTGTAACTGAGTCTACACCGTCAATACCATCCATAAGACGTACTAGATCTGATGCTGGGATACGATCACGTCTTGCCTCGTTGATGAAGTAATCGGAAATTACACTTACCATTGCATTCATGACATTGTTATCAATAGCATCGTCATAAAGTCGTGTTGTGATATTAACAGCATACCTAATGATCTCTGGATCAACAACCTTTACCTCATTAGTTATTACTTGTAATCCTTCTTGTGATAAATAATTCAAAACACGATTTTTTTCAGTTGTATCAAGTGTGAATGCACTCAAATCAATATTAAAATAATTTGCATCTTTTGAACGTCCGTAAAACACACGAATATCTGGTATTAAGAACAAGTTGATGAGGTTCTCACCACCTGATGTTATAAGTAATTTACGCATTAATCGAATCTCATTAAGATTTGATTCAACAAGGGTTTTTAATGTAGAATTATTATCAGTATTTGCCATCTGATTAAACATGTCCTGGTTTGCCTTAGCAAGCTCATACATCTTCTGTGGTAAATTTGAAGGTATCTTGTCAGATGTATAAACATCAATGAGCGAGAATACACCCAAACGCTTTAAAAAGAATTTATACTGATCTGGTCCTGCAAGTACAAAGTTTGCACTAGTGTATGGCATGATACTTTTTAAATAATCAGTTGTATCGCCATCACTACCAAAAGTTACCTGTGTATCAATATAAACATCAAGTAATGTATCAGCCGAAATATCATCACCAAATTCATTAAATGGGAAGTCTATAAATTTAAATTCATTCAATTGAGTATCGAGTAAATTTCCATCAACTCCGTCTGTAACAAGGTATTCAAAAGTTATAATAGATCCAAGCGGTGGAATTGCTCCTTCATTACCATTACCAAATATAATATCAACGCCACCAGAAAATGAAGTAAGTGTGACATAAGCCTGTTCAAGCGATAGCATATCAAATTTATGACGTTTGTTTTGCCAAAGCTGTGAATCAACATACAGTTTAAATTTAAAGTTATCAATATCTTTTCCCACTGGTGAAGGGACAACAAAAGATTGATTTTTTTCACCAGTTCCAGTAAAAGTTATTGTTTTGTAAGTTCCCTGTACAATTGGTAATGATATTGCTGTATCATTGTGTAATGTAAATGTAGCTGTGTCTTGGTTAAGATCAACAATATAATCAAAATTATTTTTACTGTTTTTTAATCTGGAACGATTTGCAAATGTAATAGATGTGCCACCAATCTCAGCTGCTATATCTACACCTTGTTTAAGTTTTACATTAATACTACCTGATGCACTTTGTCCTCTTGATGGATTATATTGACCAATGCGTGCAAGGGCTCTAATTGCTTTTTCATTAGCATTTAAAGGATCGTTTATATCAAAAGATCGTTGAACATTTTGAACATTTAATTGTGTGAATTGAAATAACTGTGTAAGTGTTTGAAGAATTTGACCAAATGGTGATGCAAGCGTAAACACACTGTCCGCACGACTATACATTTGTTTAAGGTTGTAAACAATTTGTTGATACAGTTTTTTAAATGTTATTTCGGTTAATTTCATTACGTGTCAGTACTCAATCTGTTTACTACTTCTTTATATATCTCGTCTATAGTCATACCTTTCTCCATAGTCGTATTAATATTTTCTGCTTCAGGTTTAATTATTATCCATTTTTCTTTTACATATCTGAGAATTAATACATTTTCTGCATTAGCTTCTTCAAGAAAAAATGTAAATGTTGTCAATGCACTCGGTGTTACACCTTGTGGCTCATACCGAAGATTTTGAATAAATCGATCAGAGTTTATTTCTTTAAATTCAGCATTAAATTTATCTGTACCACTAATAGTAAAACTACTAATTTCACTATTACTTTTTTCTTCACTTATATTGTTTAGTATATCATTGATAAGTGTTAATACATCATTTGTAAGATCAATAGTTTTATATTCACCATCCTGTCTGTATAAGTATGTAATTGATTGATGTGTTAATTTTTCCATCTTCTCATCAAACCAAAATATAAATTTTAAATTTAAAAAGAAATTACTTTCCCATGTCATTCCTTGAATACAATAGATGAGTTTCCACCCGTCAGTTGTATGCTCACGTAATTTATCAAAAAATAAAGTTTTATATTTTTTGATTTCTTCCTCAAATGTTGTCAATACTATTTTTGCATCCATTTATCAAATTTTTTCAATTTGAATACTGTATCGCTGTTCGATATTATTAAAAGGTACTACAGTATCACTGATTCGAACCATAGAAAGTTTGAATCCTCTAAGGAATGTAAGATTTGGCATAGAATATACATACTTATCAATGTTTCTATAAACACCAGTAGGAAGTGTGTTTACATCAGTAACGTTGTCATAGTTTGTCAAAAGCACAAACATATCTTGATTGATATTGATGTTCACACCAATATCAATACGTGTAACACGTTTAATTACTGGACGTACTTTTGCACCACCAGGAATTGTAAAAACACCAGGAGCTGTAATATCATCTGGATTTATCAATCCATTTTCTGTACTTAAATACACCTCGTTGATGAAACCTGAAGTATTTGCTCTTGCATCTACACTTACAGTAACACCTGGGATATTAATATTTGTAAGACCCGGATAATTGACAAGTGTACCTGAAGGATAACCTGTACCAGCATCTACAATTTCAATATCTACTACTTCAGCTCTTATGTATGATGGATTATTTAAAGTATTGTATACTACATATTGTCCAGACAAATCTGTATATGCGTTTGTAGGTGCAGCTGGTTCTTTTTCAATAAGAAAATTTTCAATAAATACACGAGAAAGTCTTTCAATAAATGAACGATCAGTTACATCAATACGACTAATAAGATCATCTTCAATTACAAATGAAAAAATACGGTCGTTTGTATTAGCCTTCGAGTAGAAAACATTACGTACTTTCCATGTTGGAACATTGTCAGAATATTGTGTATGTGTCTCGTTAAATTCATTTGTACCATCCCAGTTAACAAGAACCGGTAAATCAAACGTTTTTACTAATTGTTGTGATATAGTTATACCATCATCATAATTAATGTAAAAATCAAGTTTTTTATCTCCAAATGGTGAAACAGGCACAGTTGAACCCGAAAGTACTGGATTAATTTTTGGTTGTATAATAATATCTATTTTCTGTTTGTAGAACAAATCCTTTTCAAGCGTGATTGATAATTTATCTTGCTCAATAGTTGTATCATATGGTTGAGCTGGTGAAGAGTTATCGTTGTTGTTTATTACAACAAGAAAATCTTTACCATTCACAACTTTAATTTCTTTTGGAACTGGTACAATTTCTGTAAGCGTATTGGCATTCAATACCTCAGTAAACATATCCTTTGTACTAAATTGATAAACAAAACCGTACTGCTTATCAATACTGTTTAATCGAACAACAGCTGGTGTAACAGATGTATCAAGATACGGTATAATTGTATCTGATTCGCCCATTTGAAGTGTAGAATAAATCGTAAGCAAATTCTCAAGATTATTCATACGTGAACGAATAGAATCAACAGATTCCTGTGTATAGACAAGTCCAGTTAAACCATCAACCTGTTGTCGTAATCCTTGCATTGAATTCAAGAACGTTGTTAGCTGATCGTTAAAATATGTAATACGTGTAAGAGCCTCATAGTATAGCTCCATTCCAAACATTGAATAAACTTTATCCGGGTCAAATGTTGGTGTTTCAGTACCTGATTCAATTGAAACATTTGTATCAAGAGTAAACGTAAATGCATTACCATCTTGAAGTCCATTAGATACAAGTTTTGTTTGTTCAGGAATTTTAGTTTTAAGTACATCAATGTCATTATCTGGAGTGTCAAGAAATTCAACAGCATAAAGATTAGTTGCACTTCTTACATTTGTACCTGTAACATCTTCAATTGTATAATACCAAAGAATAGCATTAAATTTAAAATCTTTTGGCGCAGTATTGTTAAATGCTGTTGCAGCAAATTCATTAAATGAATCAATTGGAAGTGCATAAGACACAGCTTTCGCATAATCATTAATATTCAAATTAAGTGAAAGACCATCAAGTCCTTCAGATCTGAAGTCTGGCCATTTCAAGAATGGAGCAATGTTAGACAACGCATAGTTTCCATAATATGCACCAGAACGCGTTGCAACGTTACCAACGGATGTTTTATACTGAAAAGAGTTGTTATCAAATTGTGCCCAAATATCACCTGGATACAATGACGGATCAACAAGTATTGGATTGTTTGGATGTTCTCCACCCTGGATCTCTTGTTGAATTTCTGCATTCAATATTGGGAATGTAAGGTTTGGTTTGTAATTGTTATCATCCTTTACATTCCAAAGTGTATACGGCGTCAAACCATGTTGTCCTGAAATATGTGCAAATGTTTCTGTATATGCTCTATCAGCAAGTTGAACATTATTTACACCACTAATTTCACCAATATATTGAACAAATCGTTCATATGCTGAGTAAAGTTCAAGTGTATTGAGAGGTTGTAAATCACCTAAAATTACTGATGTATCAGCAATAAGCATGATTGTGTCATTAGTGTTTGATAAGTTTGTTGTATCAACACCCGATACAACTAATAAAGACTGTGTTGTAGAATAATTTGGTACAGAGTCAATATTTGGTCTGTTAATTAATATTTTATCACCAGGTTTAAAAGTTGTTCCATTACTCAATTGTAATGTGATGTACTGTTCACCAACACCAACTGTTATTACTGGTGTAAGCGATGGAATAAGACCATCAATTGTTGCATTAATAACACTATACGTATCATTGATACGCTCTTTCCATAAATATTCACGAAAATGTGATGTGTTACCCGATGGTCCAGTATTATCATATTTTGAACTGGCACCAAAATAATCATTTGTAGTATCAGCCGGTTCAAAATCAATAAGCTTTGTTTTTAATGCCCATTTCCAAAATATTTTTTCTGTTGTTGTAAAAGGCTCAAATGTATCATAGTAAAATGTATTAGCATTTACTTTACTATTACGAATAGTTGTTTCATGATTAGCAACGTAATTACGTAATGATTCTACCAATTGATCTTTAAATGTAGCTGGAGCGATTGATGTAGCATTATCATAAAACGTTGTTTCAAAGTCCATGACACCTTCAATCACATCTTGGCGCGGAAAGTTTACCAGAACAAAGTGTGAGAGTGACATCTTATAGTTGTCATTCTGTGTTTCAAAATTCTTATCCTCAGCAACTCCTGGAAACACATAAAGTGTTGTCCCATTTTTTTTGAGAGGTTTGTACAATGGTGTAAGCATTAAGGAATAAAACGAGTTTGTTGAGTTTATATATCATATTCAAGACATCCTTCTAAGTTTGATAAAATATTAAATTGTTTTCTATATGTGCACTATGTGCCTATAATACATATGTGGCACACTTTTTAAATCATTTTAGATGATATATAATTTAAATTAGTAACTCAAAGTTATGATAACAGATTTTAATCAATTCATAAATGAAAATTCTCTCAATAGTTTGGGTAGTCTTAATATTATTAAGCCAAAGAGTTCTAACATAAACATAGATGCATCTTTAATACTTAAAAATGCATTACAAGAGAAGTTACCTAGTAATTACTATGTAGATGTAATTAAACGTGGTAGTGAATATGCAGCACTTGTTAAGCCTCCTGGAAACGGTAGAGCAATAGATATTGAATTAGGTTCAGACATTAATGTTGAACATGTAACACAACTTGTATGTAGTAGATTTCCAAACCTAGCAGCAACATGTACGTTTGAGTCAAATGAACAATCTCATGCTGAAGAGAAACCAAAGAAGAATGTGAAGACTGGTGATGGTATTTATTATACAAAAAGATTAAACCTTACAATTGATCCTGAAGGTGTTGGACCAGATAAAACACTTGATAACACATCTGAAGAATGAAAAATATACGCACTAAAAAAAATATAGAATATATTTCTGAAGGTTGGGCTGGCGATTTGTTAACTAAATATAAGAAACAATTCAATATTTTTTTTGCAAAGCTTAAAAAACAATTTGCATTTAATGATAGTGCACGTGAAATTATAGCTGATTATATTCGTACAGGTGAACTGACAAAAGAAGAAGCACAACAATTAAAAATTATTGTAAGAGATACACTTAAACTTGTTGGTTTGGGTGTTATAGCACTTAACCCTTTACCTGGTGGTACACTTCTTTTGATTTTTATTATCAATAGTGCCAAACGTCTAGGAATTGATATCATACCGTCACAGTTTATAAATCATGATTTACAAACATTAGAAACAGAGCCTGTGTTGATTCCAAATTGATCTACCTATATAAACGTACTATTTTATTTTTTAAATGTAATAGAAGTCATATAAACACTATCTATTCAAGTTTATGATATATTTATTTCGTTAATACAAACTTTATGTGTATATTTGTGATATAAATAGTGTAAAGCAATCAATAAATAAGATATGTCAGTAGCTAAAAATTGTAATAAACTTTTCACCGAAATGATTGAGGAAAGAGTATCAACAACTCTACCAGACGATCAAACTATTCGCAATCATACCCGCGTTCTTGCACTTCAAAGTAAAGTTCCATTTATGTTTACGGTTTGTGGTGCATATGTAAATGATAAATGTCATATTCATGCATCGTATGTTGAAGAACATTTTGTAAAGCTTATCAATTTATGAAGACTAATTACATCAAAAAAGAATCATATACTGTAAAGCAGATTTTTGATGCTATGAACAGTATTGATGCAACAAATAAAAAAAGAATTGTTGATTTTGATGGAGATCCTATTAAAATGGATTCACAACGATATTATCTTTTCAAACGTGATGGATGCGTATGTGTGGATTGTGGACTTGAAGGAACATTTTTTCGTAAAGAACGTGATGCTAACTTCAATCACAAACAAGCAATTGAACCACGATTTCACTTTAATCTTTATGCTATCGATGAAAATGGTGAAGAAGTAATGATTACAAAAGATCATATCTGGCCCAAATCAAAAGGTGGATCAAATACTATGAAAAATTATCAGGTTCTATGCTATACGTGTAATCAGAAGAAGAAGAACAAATTCTAATTATTTGATTACATTTATATCAGATGTATTAAATACAACATAAATATTATAATCACCATCAGCATAATAATTTGTGTTCATATTATTAACAATTACACCATCGTAACCTTGTTCTTGTAAAGTTTTACGCATATTTTCACCACCACCCATACTATCAACAGTTTGAAAATATGTTTGTCCTGGATCATCTACATCAATATCATCAATATGGTCTTTAAGAATCCATGGATTCTTCATATTTAATTTTGCAGATATTATTTGACCATTAGTATTATCAGTTTTAACATATTTATCATAGTTTAAACTATATTCTATTAAACCTGCAAACCATTTTGCCATTATAATATTATCAGTAAAAAAAATACCTAATGCTTGATCAGTTGTACCACCATATGTGTTTGTACTAATTTCTGAATTAATTTTAAATGATGTAAATTTTCGAGTAGTTCCATGATATACTACATTATTTGAATTAACTTCGTTAACATGTTTCCATTCATTCAATGTTGTAATCATATTGTTGTTTCTGATTTTGTAATACTTAATCCAACCATTTCTTTTAAAATTATTGCAATCATTGTTGTATAAACAATTGTTGCAAGGCTATCATCTAAATAAAGAGCATCTGTATAATCAACACTTTTAATTGTGTCTCTTACTAGATTTTTTGCAGCATCAGGAAGATTTAATATATTTTCTGCATCAAAATTTAATGCATCAACATTGTCTATATCAAATCCAGATTTTTTAAATTGTTCAACAATATCAATTACATCCATATCTTTAAATGTATCATAAAGTGATTGTTTGACATCTGATGTGTAAAGAGCAAATACTGAACGTTCGTACTCAATCTGCTTTGTAAGCGCGCGCGTCATTTTGTTTACTACAAGAGATAATAATTTCTTTGTATCTTCATCAGATGGTTCAACTTGGTATGCCGTAAGTGTATCATAAACAATTTCAGCATACGGTGAGTTGCTTACAAATTCATAAATAGACATTACGTATGATTCATAAGTTTTAAGTTTATCAACTAAATCATCATCAGACTTGATGTACGTATTATAAATCATTTTTGCATCTTTATCATTATCACCACTTGTAAGTTGTGAATAAGCAAAACGTAAGATAGGAACGTCTTGTGTCATTTTTAAAACTGCCGTTGTTGTATATTCTGGTTTAGCACGTTCTTCATCAGATGTTTGTTGAAACATGCTCCAAGGTTGAAGATCTTTTTCATTATAAATAAACTCTTGACCCTCATTATGATTAGAATTAATATAAGAATTTTGTTTAAGCCACTTTAACAAATTTGCATAAATAACAGTTAACTCTTCTTTTAAAGAATCCCAAATTCCAAGATTTTCATTGTTATATGTTTTTTCAGAACGTATTAAATATTTATCACCTTCAGTGATATAGAAAAAATCACTATTTAATACCATTTTATTAAGATCATTTTTAGTAAATCTTATTGTCATACCAGCAGCTTCATTAGTTGTTGTACTAGCAGTTGTACTAGCAGTTGTACTAGCAGTTTCATTTGAAGCATCCATTTCACTTTTTACAGAATGTGCTTCCAAATTATAATCGATAATTCCAGCTTCATTAGTCTCATCAAATGAACTAATTAAACTTTCAATGTTCTTTTTAAAATCACTCATTGAAATATTTGATCTGAAATTAACATTTAACATTAATTGGTGATGTTCTTCTGGCCAAGTTCGTTTTTCATCAACCGTCACACTGTAACCCAATTCATCAGCTTTTACTTTAAATTCTAAAGCTATATCAGACATTTCAAGATTATCAAGAGCATTTGCAATAATCCATAATCTAATTGCATCATTACTTTTGTTACGAATTGTTCTAAGAGCTTGTTCAAGTTTAGAATAAGGATCTTCATCATTCTCATATTTTTTTATGAGTGATTGAATTTTTTCTATCTCTTTTTTGAGACGATTCTCAGCTTTTACTGGGTTACTATTAAGTATCTTTACATGTGACTTTTCCATAAACTATATATGAAAAAAGGGAGAAATCCTTCTCCCTTTTGTATCAGCAAAAATGTATTAATAATTCTCGTAAATATAAGAGAACTTTTCTTTTAATTTATTTTCGATAGTTGTTCGTCCGTGGTGTAAACGATTCTTCACTGTGTGAAGTTGTATACCTAATTGTTCACAAATTTCAGCGTAAGTATATCCTTCAACATCACGCATTGTAACAATGGTTTTGTAAATTGGACTTAAACGTTGAATTTCTTCAAGTGTTGCTTCATACTTGAGTTTTGTAATATTATCGTAATCAAGATTTGATGTGTCGTGTTGTGATACTAAATGATACTGTAATGTGCTATAAGCATGATCATTCGTTTCGTGTGAACCACCATTTGTATCGATAAGAAAGATCTTTGAGCTATCAGTCTTGAATTTGTAAGCTAGATTTTTTCCAGCTGTAAATAACCATGTACTAAAATGATAATTGGGATCATACATGTCTATTTTTGTTAAAGCATTCATAAATGCTCTGTTCGCTAAATCTTCTGCATCTATTGTGTTGATATTCATCTTTTGAATATGCCACACAAGTTTAGGATAGTATTTAGCGTAAAAACGATTGAAGTTTTCACCGGTAACTTCTTCGAATCGTTGTTCGTAATTTGTTTTTTCCGAAACAATTGTGTAGTTTGCTGTAACGGAAGCCGTAGATGTTGTTGTAAATTCCATAAATTTTTTAAATCCTTTTTTAAATTGCCTTTAATGCTGATACAAGATTATATATTAAACCCGGTCTCTTATATCAACTATTGTTAAGCTCTACTATAATAAACAAGTATTTGTGAAAAGGTTCCCGTCACTAAACAATTTTTTTCTTGAAATGTATAAAGAGTATGAGTGTAATTGACAGAGAATTTATCATAAGCAATATTCAGGTCATTCTGGATCAAGCACATACGCATCCAAAGAAGCGTGTCATTAATACAAAAAAAGCTGAGAAAATTTCTTTTGCTTGTCCAATCTGTGGAGACAGTGCAAAGGACATGTCTAAGAAACGTGGTGATCTTTACTTGAGTAGTCTTTACTACAAATGTCATAATGAGGATTGCCGATCGACGTTTACTGGTCTCTGTAAGAACTATGGTATTCGCCTCGATCCGTCAATGAAAAAGAAAATCATTGATTACATTGATACTCAGTTTCACTTCTACCAGGAAAAAGACGATGCATGGTTTATCAGTAATTTTGATAAGCTTATTGAAATGAAAGATCTTAAAGAATGGATGGACTCACCAAACGGAACGATTAAGAATTTTACACCAGTTCGATTCGGTTCAAAAGTTTATCAATATTTACTTGATCGTGGAATGCCAAAAGATATTATTCAAACACACTTTTATGAAGGACTAAAAGTTAGAGGTAAATTTAGTGAACCTTATGTTGTTTTTTTAAATAAAAAAGATGATAAAATATTAGGTATGCAGGAACGTAACCTTAAAACTGGCATAGATAGACGATTCCGTGTTTGGTCATTCAAAGATTTATATGAAGCTGTATATGAAGAAGAATTAGATCCTGTAGAAAGTGTTTCCTACAACAAACTTAGTTATCTCTACAATGTATTGAATATTGATTTTGAAGCCCCTATAACACTTTTTGAAGGATACACCGATTCTGTATTTATGCCAAATAGTGTTGGAGCGGTAGGTCTGAATACTGATTACGGAATTTTCACACAGAATGATTTGGATATTCGTTTTTTCTTTGATAATGATGAAGTCGGAAAACGTAAAGCTGATGAGTGGTTGAAAAAAGGTTATAAAGTATTTCTCTGGGAAAAATATTTACAACACATTATTAAAGGAAATTTTGACCCCCATAAATACAAATTATGGTTTAACAATAATGTGAAAGATCTTAATAAACTAATGCAAGTTTTACCATGTCATTGGAAAACACTCATACCATTTTTTAGTAAAGAACGCGCAGATACACTCTATATAAACTATTCTAAAAAAACTTCATATAAGAAGAAAGAACCTGAAAAAAACTTACACAATTACGAATGGACACTGGACATAAGACGCTAAAATGGAATTACATATTCCTTGATTGGTACATGCAAAATGATGATGTAATAATGATTAAGAATGAAAATGTAGTAGGTACTGCATTTGATTTGATGTCTCTTGCTATAGATGAAGATCCGTACGCATTCTTCAGAATTTTTATGCATATTAGCAATTCATATACTATACAGAAAACTAAATTATATAGAACTTGTATACATTTTATATGTACTATTTGTCCAGATCATGTGATGGTAAATATTGAGCGTATTATAGCAATTGGCTCAAAGGATGATATATTATTTTATGCACCAATTCCACACATGACTAAACGTATCATGGCATTTGTTGAACGCATGTCAAAAAAATATTCTGGATATACGGATCTTTTAAATGGTAAATTAACCAATGAAGAAGTTCCAATAATTATAGACGAGAAAAAAATGTCTGTTAAAGAATTACTTGAAAAAATATTAGATGAACCAGCATTTAATCATATTCAACTTTAAAGAATAATTTGAAAATGTCCTAAAAATGTTACAATTTCACCTACAATATTATGTGAAACACTACAGCGTAATTTACCTCCACTAGTTATTGAAAATCCGGTAGGATTTAAAATTATATCACTACCAGCTGTATTGTTATGATCAAATAAAAAGTCTGTTGAACCACCACCACCAAGAATTTGTATAAAAGGCGATGGTAGAGCTGAATCAGTACTAATTGTAATATTGTATTCTTGCGCACGTACAGCACAAGCACCTAAAGCTTTATAAGCATAAATGCGAACTTTTAATGTATAAATTCTATTAGCTTGTACAAACGTATTAATATCTGTATTACTATCAAAAAAAATTGATACACCTGAACTATGTGAAGCTGATACAAATGTATCACGTGCTAAAATATGTAAATTAGAGTCAACTGTACTTACAGCTGTTGTAATTGCATTATTAATTGATGTATTAATATTTGTAAACGTTGCTGTTGCAAGTCCAGTTATAGCATTAATAATTTCAGTACCTGTATGGTATTCAGAATTCCAGTTACCACCACCAAGATCTCTGTCATATGGTATTCTGTCTGTTGATAAAAGGTTACCAGCTCCAGCCGGTAAAGCGTGAATAGCTAAATCCATTTTTATAAATTCTCGTTGTTATTTTATATATTCATCACGGTAATTCATAAACTAATGGATCACCAGCGCTTGATGTAATTCGGTTGTTACCTGTTGCTGTAATCAAATAGTATGTTTCATTATTCGATTCAAATGCAAGATTAAGAGTATGTTTTGTTCTAACACCACCACTATGACCTGTAAGAAGATTAGAGTTACCTAAATTAGTAACAGCATATGTTGCAGATTTATAATACCATGTAACCCAGTATTCAATTATAACATCAATCTTTTTTGTCGAATCCATATTAATTGTAACATCAACATCAGCATTATCTTTAATTACAAAATCAGTTGGATAAGTATTAAGTGCAACAGTTGTATCAAATGAATAACGTGTATCACCAACAGCTGTTGGTGATGGGACACAATAATTTGATATAACAATATTTCTATTAGTGATAACATCTAATAAATCTTTTTCTGTTATAATTATACGCTCAATTTCAATAAAACATGCTGGTACATCTGTTGCATTTCCAACAGTTGCTGCAAATACACCATTATGTCTAAATTTTAATTTGTTAATACCATTAGCAATAGCAGTTGTTGAACCTGTTAAAATATTATCATAACTTGGTCCAACATTTGGTGTTACTTTAGCAAAAAATAATACATTTGGATTATTGTTTACTGGATCTGGTACAGCATTTGACATAGGAGAAATCAAATCTTTGACATAGATAGTCATTTCACGCTGTGTACGAGCTTCTGTTGGATATCCGTAGAGGTTTTGTGTTACTAAGAAATTATCATCCACACGTGTAATCTGTGATGTTGTTGCAATACTTGGATCAACTCCTGGTAACGTATAAATTCCAGCAAGCGTATTAGCAAATTTTCTTTGAAGCGCTAGTTGAAGTGTAAAATTTAAAGCAATAACACTTCCATACATAATACGCGGTTTAACAATACCCGACTGCCAAATGACACCATTATATGTCATTGTCTTATAATCAAGAATAGCAATTTGTTTAGAAGTATTTATAGATGTAATAACATTGTAAAGTGTTGGGACTTCATAGTTTATTGTATTATTATTAACTGGAAATAATGTTTGTAAAGTTGTTTGTGCTTGTGACGTGTAATATCCTGCAGCTCTATTTCCTTCAATTTTATTAATATTAGTTGCACCTTGTGTTGAATTAAGTGGCGCAATACCAGCAAGTCCTGTAATCCATGGTGTTTTTCGATCACCAAGATACGCAGTTTCAATAAGATCAAATCCTGATAATCCACCAATATCTGTACCAGTAAAATTAACTTGAGCATCATTCCAAAACACTCCAGAATCTACTTTAGAACCATCTTGTAATTTTAAATTATTCAAATAAACACTATTTGTACTACCATATACATGTGTATCACGAATAAATGAATCATAAATCCAACCTTCTCTAATTTCAGAATTAATAAAATTAGCTTTTATTGGTGTCTTATATTCAATTGTCACATATTGACCATCTAATGCTGTTGCTGATTCAGTAATAGCATCATGTACTTGTATAAATTTAGCAAGACGTGTACTTAAACCAGCATGAGTTCCGTTAAGAGTACAATAACCATCAAACATTGTACCAATATGTATACCTGAAATATTTGTATTTGAAACAAACATAGTACCAAGTGTATTATCATATAATGTTCGTAAAGTTGATTGATTTATATAAGTATTAGGTATGATATGTTTAGGTGTAATAGTTAAACGTGGATAAAGAATTACATCTGAACAATCAATATCATTTGCAGCATAAGTACTCATCATTACTGCCCAATCAATAATATACTCAATATCTGTATCAAATGTCATTGTTGCACTTGTTATATCACCAAAAGTGTATGAAACATCCGTTAATTTAGCCCACATCTCAGCTTGATTAAATGGAAAGTATGTATTATTATCTAAAAAACGAAAACCTTGAATATAGTAAAATGTATTAATATCCCATTTCTTGTTAGCAACAGTTTCATAATTAACATTTAAAATAAATTCTGATTCATTTGCAGTATAAGCAAATGAAATTCCACGAAGAGAAATAGATGTATCAATTTGTGCATTTGCTATTTCAACATGAGTACTAATCATAGTTGATGATCTAAGTGTAACACCATCCATACTTATATTATCGTTAAGAGTCAATCCATAAATTGGTCCATCCGATCCAATATATCCACCAGTAAATGTTGGTAATGTAATATCAATACCATTAAGTATTGGATTATCCAATACACCATTATCAATATTAGCATTATCTGTAACTGTAAAACGGTCGAACATATTAAATCCAAATCCATTGTTATTGGCATCAAATCCTACAAGATCAAGATAAAAAGGGTTTGGACTTCCAACTGTAGCATCTTCTACAACTTTTATAGCGAGACATGGAGCAACATCACTATCAGTTTTAGAATGTATAACACCACTTGACATTAATACATTTTTTGATGCAATATGATTAACAACACATTGAGTGTTTGTTGATGAAATTTGACGATTGATTCTTACAGTGTTATGATCATTTCCAAATACACCATTATTGATGATACCTTGGCGAAATGAACCAGTAGAAAATAGTGCACGACTTATATAAACGTGTTTGTATAAATCATCATTATCAAATGTGTTATAAGCTAAATCTATAAGATTTTGTGGATCACCGTATGGATTATTTTCAACACCGTATGGATAAATTAAATTGTTGACATCAACAATAATATCAAGTACAACACTATTATCTGAATAGTTTATAGCTAAAACTTCATAACCTTTTAATTGGTTAGAGAATGGATTATATGCAGTTCCACCTGCAAAAGATGATACATTGACTAAGTTTTTACTATTATCATAATAACCACCATTAATAAAAACAGTATCACCTACGACATAATCATGTGGTAATGATGTGTATAGTTTCAGTCTATTAGACTCTTCTACACAGAAATTTAATAAACGTATTGATTTGTCAAATGGCACGGGATAATCAGATCCTTTACCATATATATCATCCGATCAGTCCCGATACGGTTGTTTGTATTTACCGCAAGGACAAATCCAACCATCAGTTGTAGCAATCAAAATACCATCCTTTGAATAATCTCTCGGTATATTATTAACTTCGCATTCAACAGCTCCACGATCACAAGTATAAGGATGAAATGGTCCCAAATGCTGGAAGTCATTCAGTTTCTGGATCTCTTCCTCAGTCTGTGGATTGAAGCTTGGAATTACAAATGGTTGTGTCGAATTACCAAACATTGTGTCAAACAGTCCTTTAGAATTTATGACCACTAATTCACCTGTATAATTGGTAATAGCGTTCTTTAACTCATTAATACGTGTTTTACGAATATCGTTTTCCTGCGCCCATTCGTCTTCGTCACACGCCTGGAGCATCTTTTCAGTGATGGCATCACTGAAAATAACACCACATTCCATACCAAGCACAGCTAATACTTGCCATCCAATTGGATCATCTTCACGTTCAATCATTTCAACAATCGCAGGCATATTTCCTGAAATTTCAAGATGAGAAAGTAAGATCTTGTTATTCTCGTAGAACATTTGTGCGCCACAAATGCTGTAGATATTTGCTTCAAAATCAAGCGGAGTATCTCCACCCATAATGTCTTCTGACCACCAACCCATAATTATTCTTTTTATTATTTCTTATCTTCCTTGTTCTTTACAAGGTCGTTAATTTGATCTTGTAACTTTAAATAATCGTACATATAGTCACACATAAAAACATACACTGCAAGTACTGTGTACAATAATTGTTCTTTTGTTAATGGTGTAATAAGAGCAATTAAAAAAGCAATTCCAAATGAACGTGGAATAACCATTAACATTGCTATTAGTAGTAGTCTAATATTTTTTTTCATTATAAATATTAATTTAATGGTGAACAATTATTTATAAAAGTAATAATAACACAAGTAATAATAACAACTATGATTATTAACCAAGTACAACCCATACCTGGTTTATAATCATTATCTTTCTTTTCGTCGTCAGATGGTTTATCGTTACTATCACCATATACCCCACGCATTACTCTTGATGCGCGATTAGATGTTGCTGCACCGTTCAATGCTGTCATAGCACCACCAATAAATCCCATAATTATTGTTTTTCTAATTGTATTTGTAATATGTCAAATGCTTCCAATTCCATTTGTTCACCTAAAGCCTTGCCTGTAAATCCGTTATTCATTAACTTTTCAGCAAGACCATCTGGTAACTGTAATTCAGCTAACATTTTCAATCGATCGTCGTTATGAAATTTAACAAGACCATCAGCAGTCAAATTTGTCTGTTGAATTTTTTTCTTAAAAATAATTGGTGTTTTACAATCACCATCGAATGTAAATAGAAATCTAACACCTGCAGATAATTTAGAAGTAAATTTCAAATCAAGCAATGCTCTTTCAAGTGATAGAAGATCTAAATCTTTTGCATCAATAAATGTAGCAATAAATGTTGTAAAGTCAGTTACACCATCAATATTAAATTGCTCTGGTTGTACAATTCTAAAGCGTGGCAAAATATCAAAAATAAGACCCGTTAACATTAAATGTAACATAAGATCTTTAATTGATAAGGTTTTATCAAATGCGTTTTGTAATTCATTTACAATTCGTTCAGGCGATACATTAAGAGATGGATCACACATAATTGCATGTTTTGTATCAAAGTCCATTTTAAATCCAAGACGTGATGCAAATCGAACAGCACGTAATTTACGAAGATTGTCTTCTGCAAAACGTTCAGATGGATGTCCAACAGTTCGAACGATACCATTATTTAAATCATCAATACCACCAACAAGATCAATAATCTCACCAGTCTGCAAATTCATAAAGAGTGCATTTATCGTAAGATCACGTCGTGCAACGTCTTCTTCAATAGTAACCCCTAATACAACACTATCGTCTGAATTTTTACCAGTTCCTCCTGAAATATCCGTGCGAAATGTGGCAATTTCTATATCCTCAGACATTCTCGCAACAACAACACCAAATGCTTCACCTTGAAGTTGGAAGTTAATTGCATTTGCTTTAAGAATTTCCATTACTTGCTCAGGCATTGCATTTGTACAAACATCGAAATCTTTTGGTGCTTTGTCCATAAATGCATCACGTATACAACCACCAACCAAGAACAAATCAAAACCAGCAAGCTGAAATGCGTTTGCTAGAATCTGAATGTCTACAGGTAAAATACCTTTCAATTTTGTCGATGCTTGTTCTTTTGATAGAATTTTCATACTGTAAATATAGGTATAATATTTCAATTAAACACTATAAATTGAAACGTTTTTCAATTTTTAATTTATCGATATAAAATGCTAAATCTTCTAATTTTTTGGAATCATATATAACCTCATTTTTTTTTGAATCTAAAATGACATAATTATATTCACCATTATTCTTATCTCTTACAATAAAACAATAAATATTTGTTAAACTATCTTTCATTTCAGTAGTTCCACAAAATTGATTTTTTTGTGCATAAGATGTCGTACTTTTATCATGAAACCATTCATGTGTATCAGATTCCCAATACAAACCGTCAGCTTCTAAAAATTGATTTCTTTTTTCCATATCAATTAAACAATGAAAAGTCTTAATTAACCCACTGATGCTAATACATCACTGATATTGATATTTAATTCTTCAGCAATTTTGACAACTTTTGCATGTGAAATACTCGCTGTCTGATAACGTGTATATCCTAATTGATTTTTAAATAAAAAACTATTTGTTTCTTCATCAACTTTTGCTTGAGATGTTTGCCAATAACCTTTTGCTTTTCCACCACTTGGTGTATTATAAAATGCAATATAGTGCATAAGTTCATCATAAATCGGTTCAACTAGTGTTTCTGATTCGATTTGTGTGGCTACTTCTTCAATTACATCTTCTTGAATTGTTTCTTCTAAAACAACTGTTTCGGTTTGTTGTGTTACAACTGGTTTTTTCTTACCAAATAATTTACTAAACATATTTTTTCTATTAATTAAATAAATTCTATTTAAGCTGGATCAATCCATTTACCACATTCATTAAAAATACCTTTTTCCCAAGTTTTATCAAAAATAGGCATTGCTGTAAAGAATGCTACACGTAATGTTCCACGTCCACTCCAATTATTCAATGGTGAAGAATCGTAGTTCATGTTATACGATGCTGTCTCTGGCTCACCCATACCTGCCCAGCTTTGTGAATCATAATTATGAGCACCAGACTCCATAATGGTAAGATAACTACCATTAGTTACAGGTTTAAATTTCTTTGCATCATACCATGTACCCAATTCAGGATCTACTGATTTAAGTGCATTCAATTCATGAACATATGCCTTAAGATTATCAGACATTCCGCGATTGATCTTAATTTTACCTTTACTAGTTAGTTCTACTATGCTCATAAAAATATTTTTATGCTGAAATCAGCTGTTGTGAAATCTCAGTAAGTGCCTCTTCCAATTCAGCATCACACGATTCTGGTACCAAATCACCATTCAACATACGTTGTGCTTTATGGTTTGCTTGCACAATTATTTTAGTGTATTCGATAATTGATTCATTTACCCACGAAATATTTTCTGCTGGACAGTTTTCAGGTTCCTCAAGTAATCCCTCCCGTGATTCGCTTGCAATCATAATAATTTGTGCTAGCTTAGCCGTAGTTACTTTCGGATCATTTAATTTCTTAAACATACTCTGAATGATATCTTGTAAAGGATTTTCCATTTGAATTATTAATTGAACAATACAAATATAATAAAAAAAACGATACACTGTATCGCTTTCTAGTATTTATTTTCAATTGTGTGGTATTAGTAGTAGACGTAATACGTAACTGTGTTTCCGTCTGGACTGAAATCTACAGCTGTCTCGATGAATTCTGAAGCATCATTTTTCAAAGCGGTTGTGAATGCGTCATGTGCCTGTAGCCACACATTGAACTCAGCTTCTTCCAGGTTCACAACACCGAATACGAACTCACCATCATTATCCGAATCAGAATCCATTTCAATCGCTGCGTTAGGAAAGATACCGGTCATGTATTCTTCCAACCAACCTTCTGCTTTCTCTTTGACATCATGACGTTCATAATTGTCATAATCTCGGAATACATGTGATTCCATCATTTTTTTGTATTCTTGGATACTGGTTATCATGGGGTGCTAGTGTGCTTTATTATATATATGGAAAAGGGAGACAATTGTCTCCCTTTTCATTTATGCTGCAGTCTTAAGCTCCATACCTTTTAGTATTGTTTTCACATGCTCAATTGTTGATTTCTCTTTCGGATCATTCTTTGTAAGAATCTTTGTAACTTTTGCAATCAATTCACGCATTGCTTTGAATGTTGGAATTGCTGTACGGCTAGAGTGTCGCGGAAACAACCTGTGGTGTTCGTAAGAATCAACATATGATTTACCATTTGCTGATGTACGATTGTAGTAATGAGCTTCTGTAATAGTTACGTAAGCTGAATCACCTTTGAATTCAAGAGCAGCAACGTACTTTGTTACATTGTAAGTGAATGGTACGATCTTGAAGAAGTAACCACCTGCTGTTACGAATGTGTGTTGAGCTGTTTTCGTAATGAATTGTGCTCCTTTGTTTACTGTTTGTGTGTTCATAATATTTGTATTTTGATTTTAGAATTTATGCTGTCACTTTGACAGCGATTTGGTTTATGAGTTGCTTTCCGCGTTTTTCAATTTGTTTCCATTTAATAAGAAAACTAGTACTAGTAATACCACCAAACATAGCGGCATTAGAATGAATTTCACACAACGATGTAATAAGTAATGTTACAACTGTTTTGATATCTGTATTGTTTACAAATTCTGTAAATTCTTCAGACTTAATGGTGTGGAATACCATATCATTTTCAATGAGTGACTTGACGATCTTGTTGCTACTGATTTGTGCGTAAATATCACCTGATACACAAGCATGATTAGGAAAATGACGTCGACCTTCTTCGTCCGTCTTTAGACAGTATGGTTTACCACAATCGTGCATGATTTGGTATTCCTGTACGACATTTAGATCGTGAAGGTTGTCAAGAATGAAATCTTTGTGTGTGTTGATCCATTCAGGCAATCTCCATCCAAATTGAAGTGTTGTTGCATCTGTTAAATGTGCATAAAGATCCTTGAAATACTTGTTGACTGAGATACCATGCTCCAGAACTGATTGTGTGTCTGTCTGCATTGTATTGGACATGTCAAGCAATACCTGTTGGTATGTGTACTTTTGTTTTCCTAATAATGGTAATGATGATACGATCTTACGCAATTCTTTGTCTGCGTAGAAACACAAGGATGTGTACTCGTCGTTGAGATCCGGTTCTTGAAAGATAACGACCTGATTGGTCTTCTGCTGAATTCTCTTGTAGAGATCCAATAACTTATGTTCATTTGGAACAGCAAGGCAGATAATAGAACCTGAATTTTGTGACCACTCTGTGTGGACATCTGGGAAAGCAATAGCAAAATCTGCAACGCTGTGTGTGCTCTGTTGAGCTTGGTAACCTGGTGTTAAATCACTTCGTGTGATGATAACCAGTTTTGCTTCTTCTCTGTTGTTAATCTACTTTTTCATAACTCTTGTTATTTATTTGTTATATTTATATATTACTTATTTATTCTTTTGTTTAACATTCACCTATACAACCACCTTCTCGTTCACAATCAGGATATCCCATTTCACATGTAAATGTTATCTCATCTGTTTCGAAAAAATTTCCAACAAAAGTGATATCTTCCATGTCATCAACATTTTCAATCGCTTTCATTATTGTAGGCTGATCATATTCATACTTTGGTCCAAGACTTCCATCATGACTCAAGTAACGAATCTCTACGTCATCATTTTTTTTCAGTATGACAAATTTAGACGTACCATTTACAGTCTGACCAATATCAAAGATATCACCATTTTGAATTTCTCTTCCTGTCTCGTCTAAATATTTCATGTGCCTCCGAAGGGAATCGAACCCTTGACATCCGGTTTTAGAGACCAGCGTTCTGCCGCTGAACTACGGAGACAATAAAGTGACCAAACACGCGATAACAAAAAAGTCAAAAGACTGGCTTCGTTTTACTCTAGTTTTAATCACTTTTGTATTTGATCTTGAAAATTCCAGTGGCCTTGTCGCGATCTGAACCTGATATGTAATCTCAGTTACCTCTTTGATCGCTGTGTACCCTCTGTATCTTGCTTACATTACAGATAAAATTTTCATGACCTAAACACATTACAAATATACAAGAAAAAACGATACAAAAAAATATTTTAGCAATTTTCTCGGTAAAAAAGATAAAAAGAAAAATTGTGTGGTGTAGTTATTGCAACAACATCAACATTTTTTGTATTAACAAATTCTAAAAGTTTTCCAGATTCATCAAAGAATTTAAACTTTAATGGTAATTGTGTTTGTTTTGACATTGATACACAGGTATTAATTTTAATTTAATTTTTTCTTCCTTTAGACCAGCTATATGAAATATGTTTCACTAAAAAGTCAAAGTAGCAATATTCAGACTCGAACTGAAATTAGTGGGTTATGATTCCACCGTTCTACCCTTGAACTATATTGCCATATTTATTTTATGCTGTCGCTTCAACGACTGGTTCTTCAACCATTTCTTCAACCATTTCAAATTCTACATCATCAACAAAATTAACAAAGATGAAATACTCAGCATCTTGTAATACATGTTCAGCCTTAATGTGCTCCATATATTTTTTTACACCTTCAAGACCTGTCTCAAATGTTGACTTCTTGATTCTACGTACTTCGACATAAATTTTTCCATTATGTTCAATCATTACTAAATATTTTTTTAATTTCTTTACAATTTTCTTCTGTAAGTCCAATATATGATTTATCAATACCTACAACATTATTTACAAATGGTACTATATCTCTCACATTATCATCGATCACGACATATTCACTAACACTGTTATCTCGAATGTAGTTCAAGATTTCTTCACCACGCTCAATTCCAAGAACATCAGTTACACCTACAATTTCTACATCAATTCCTTGATCATAGAAGATGTTTTGAAGCTCTCTAACGCTGTATCGTACTCGCCAAGTAGAAGTAATCACTGCTTTCAAATCAAGCTCGTTACAGAGTTTATTATACAAAGCACAACACTTCTTATTCCATTTCTTCGGATTGTTAATCTGAAGAACTCCATCAATATCTGTAAAAATGTATCTCATCAGAAGAAAAACCACATACTATTTGCTAAAATTTCAAAGCCTAAAGCAATTGGCCAAAAGATTGTCCATAACCATTTCTTATCAGACTCTTCATTTTGCATAACAAAATAAACTATCACGCTTATAATGATATAAATGAGTGCTGCTAAAATAATGTACAATATCATAAACATTTTAATTTTGAGCCGGGTAGCAGATTCGAACTGCTATTACTGGGTTACAACGCCAGAGTAATACCCTTATACGAACCCGGCATGATGACAAGCGAACCATAGAGGTGCTACTTTAGTTTGAGCTTCACGGACGCGCTTTTCCGTACACCTGTCATTTGAGCTGGAAGTGAGATTTGCACTCACATAGTACGGTTTGCAGACCGACACCTTACTAGTCAGACATTCCAGCATTTTTAATCAAAAACATTTTCAATAATCTCACCAATCAATTCGACACCCCAGAGAAAACCGTTAGCAACACTTTTAGTTACCAAACCGACAATTAATCCAATTACAGCGTAAACACCTAAACAGATAAAAATGATTGATAATATTGACATATTTTAAATTTATTGAGCCGGAAGAGGGATTCAAACCCCCGTGATTCTCCTTTGCAGGGAGACGCCTAATCGCTCGACCATTCCGGCAGTTTTAAGGTTTTATCCGCGCCCAGAAGATCCTTAAAAACTTCTGTTTCAATTTTCAGTGACTTCTGTCGACGTCGTTCACTGTTTCAATCAAACACTAGTGTGCTTATCCGAAGACAGAGGCATGTGTGGAAGAGCCGGGTAGCGGAATCGAACCGCTGTTTCCTGGTTACAAAGCAGGAGTAATAACCCCTATACTAACCCGGCAGTTTGTGATTTTAGCCCTCGAGATTCACAACTCCGTATCTTTTCAATTTGTCCTCTGGTACCTCGTACAAATCACCTAACGACCGCGATTTGAGCATACATGTAGAGGCTTGCGTGGCATATCAGAGCTGGATAACAGAGTCGAACTGTTATTCCCTGGTTACAAAGCAGATATAATAACCATTATACTATTCCAGCATTTTTAGTCAATTAACTCTAAAAGAGCTTCATTGACTGCTTCTTTGTGAAGTGCCAGGATCTCATTGCGACCCCAACCGGTCTTCGATTGTAACTTTTGTTCGAAGATTTCTTCAATTCGTTGTATCAATTTCTTATTCATTTTCAATTCTTTATTTGTAGGCCTGGATGGAGTCGAACCATCTTTATGCTTGTACTTCGTGTTGGATTTGAACCAACGTGAACCAGACTAACCTTTCTACATGGTATAAGCATGAGGGTATAACGAAGCATTTATTTATGTAAAAACAATTAGAACGTCTTATCTTTCAACTGTGCTAGACGTTTTTATACTCAGTCAAACTGATCGCTTTTACATAAAACACGTTTACCACCAGCGTGAAAGGAACTCTCATTCGGGGACTTTTCCCTAGTTGGGCTAACACCAACAATGCCACTGCTTCTCAACAGTCTGTTGCAGTCTAACTTTTCAGAGAATAATACATCTCACCTGCCGTTGTAGCCACAGTGGGACTCGAACCCACACTATATAGATTCTAAATCTATTGCCTCTTCCAATTGGGCTATGTAGCTATATTATTTTCTTCGTGCAAAACTATCAGTTTGGCTATGACAATTTGGACAAATTATTTGTAAATTATTTAACTTGTGATTTGTTCTATCACCATCAATATGATGAAGTTCACATGTTAATGATTTACCTTTCCAATCTGAAACAGTACAATCTTTTTCTTCACATTTATTTTCTTTTAATCCTGCTTTAATTAATCGTTTTCGTAATCTTGATGTATTATAAGATGGGTGTTTTCCATTCAATATTTCTTCAAGTGGTATTGTTTGTTTTTCAAATTCACTTTCAGAACGTTTAATTCCTTTCCGATATTGATTTGGTTTATAAATATCTAAATGTTGTGCTCTACGTTTAAATGTTTCAAATTTTAATTTAACAATAGCTGCAGCTTCGCTCATTGTTTTAGATAATTTAACTGCTTCTATTATTTGTTCATCTGTAATATAATTCCTGCTCCACATGTATAATATACATATGTTTTTTAAGAAGTTTGGTAGACACACAAGTATTTTGTGTGTCTACCAATTCCACCACACGAGCAGTTTGTATTTACGTTTCAAATACTAAGCAGGTTTCGTTGCTAGACTTTCCTTCCTACTGGGTGACATCTTATCCCAATTTTTAACACAATGCTATTATGTGGTCAACCATCTTTAGTGTAGGCACGGGGAGAATCGAACTCCCATTACATGATTATCAGTCATGCGTGATAACCGTTCTACTACGCGCCTAAATAAAATACCTGTCCATTCCAGCGAATCAAGAGTTGTTTTCATCTCCCGGTCGGTGAGTTTGCTTTTAATCAGTCTCTTTTCCTACAACGACCAACGTTTTGCTGGTTAAAACTATAGTGTCGTGGTCTTCCGTTACACATCTCCATTCGAGATGGCTTATCATATAACAGCTCCACCCTTTATCCATTACTGATCGTCTTCAGCAGGTATTTCGTAGTCATAGCAAGACTTGAACTTGCGACCCCCACATTATCAGTGTGGTGCTCTAACCAACTGAGCTATACGACTAAATTGTTGTCTTCTCATCCAACTTGTTATTTTACCGTTGATCCAGCTCTACGTTAAATACTAAATCCTCAGAAGTGACCATGGTGGGATTCGAACCCACACGCTCTTACGAGCACCACCCCCTCAAGATGGCGTGTCTACCAATTCCACCACACGGCCAATTTACTTATTAACTCTTTCAATTCTAAAATGAATTGATTCACAGAACTTCAGTTTGCTTTACAGCGTTCAATTAGTAGTGAGTGTCGGATTCGAACCGATGATCTTTGGTTTCTGAACCCATACGAACAACAAGTGACCAGCTTCTCTCACTCACAATATCTTAGCGCTTTAATTTCGCCGTCTCCAATACCAAGCACCACAGTATTGTTTTTTATCGACATTTCTTTACACAGATTGTACACTCTGTTTCAGTAATTGGTGTTTAGTGTTTGTGTAGGCCAAGTGGGAGTCGAACCCACACGCCCCTTACGGGGCATCGCGGCTTAAACGCGACGTGTCTACCAATTCCACCATCGGCCCATATACATACTCTCAGGATTCGTGTTACGTAAAGTTCGCACTTTTACTGAGTAATATGTATTCAATTACCATTATGTCAATGAACGTTTACTTAACGTTTTTCAAACGTGAACAACGTGTATCAGTGAATTTTACTCCTGTACTTTTAGCAAATGCTGATCGTACGCGATCCGAGTTATTATCACCATCGTTAGCATAAACCAAAGCCGCTGCTTTGTTATTTGTATCTCGAACTACGAATACTTCACCGTTTACAGCTGTGCGATCTTTAATCTCACTTAGTCGGCACGTAGGCTTGATTTCATTTGAATATCCCATATCTATTTGTTTTGTTTGACAAATATACGAAACATTTTTCAATCTACGACATACTAAGACAAAAAAAAACCGAAACTTTTCAGTTCCGGTCTTATCCCTTATCAATATTTTCTTTCAAACATTAACTCACGACAAGACCGTTGCACATCAAAGTACATAGGGTAATAATCGTTAATGTTATCAGGTTCTTCATTTCGTTAGTTATACAATCTATATATGTAATTGTTTACTTCCTTTATTAATTTTTATGATATTTTTTTCAACATCTCATCTTTATTCCAAACACCAAGCACTCTTTCAACACTTACATTTGATTCATTTGCAACCTTATTGATTGCTTGACGTTTTGCTTTTGTAGCATCTTTAAAGACACTATTAAGTGAATTGAATAGTAATGTTACTTTGTTCTTTATTTCAGCATCACGTTTCTTATATTCAGCTGCATACTTATCTTGTTGCTCTGCTTTCTCCAATGCCATTTCGTAACCGATGTTTCTGTTTTCTTCTGTAAACGAACGTTCAGCAAAATCGTATACAGTCTCATCAAGTAATTCTATAAACTTGTTATAAGCTATTCTGATTTTTGGATAAATTGCCTCTTTATCTGTTTCAGATGGATCTTCATCTTTACCCGTAATAACAAGTTTAAATTTTTCAACAGTACGTCTGAATGTCTCTGGATTCATACCACATTCAGCAGCCAAATTTTTGTTGTAGATACCAAATTCAGGTGTTCGGTTTTTGAGTTGACATTTAGCTGTCATGTAGCATACTGCAAATTGTTCTTCTGTAACAATCTGTTTTCCTTGTTTAAGGATACAGAGTTCTTTTTTTGTTAAGGTTGTTGCTTCAACCGTTTGTTTTTCTTGTGTTTGTGCTTTCATCCATCATCAGGACCTTTTCAATTTATAGACACAGATTATGAATTTGTTTAAAATAAAAAAAAGACCCGAAGGTCCTTTGTAATTCATTAAAAATGTTATTTCCAAAATTTATAGCGTTCTTTTCGTTTATGATAACGATCTCTAGAATCACGTACACTGTGATTATCATTCTGTGTTATGATATTTTTACTCACTTCTGTGTACCTTTCAATATATTTAACAGATTTTGTAGTACTTACTACATATGTACCAGTAACAACTTTTGGTCCATTTTCTAAATCAATATTTAGATTACCAACTATATTACAATCACCATTTATAATCTTTGGACAATTAACTAAACTTATAAGATTTGGAAGATCAATTGACCCTGTCCAACTTACTTTATTCTTTAAAATATTAGATCCTTCAGTTGCAACAGAAATAATACCTTTACCAGCATTAAAGTCACCATTCACGGTAATGTTTTTACACCATTTAGGTATTGTTGATGACGCTATAAATACATTACCTGTCACTGTGGTAATAGTTATCTTCATATCGTGCATCTCATCAACTATAATTAAATTTCCAACATAGATATTATCCTCAGGAAATAATTTATTAGTATCTACTAAATGTCCAGAACTATATTGTCGAAACTCATTTATAGTTGTTATCATACATTAATACATTATTTTTAAAAATTATAATTTATTAAGCGTCGATGTAAAGATCTTCCCAGTAATCAGCAACCCATTTACCGCTACACTCAAGGATATCTGCAGGAGAATCCCAGTTAAGTTCAGTTTCAGAAACACCGATAATCTGGCAGTTCTTGTAAGTTACACGTCTGATAACTTGTCCTTCACGATTATGTTGATTAACAATGATGTTTCCAACCATATCACGTTTAGTATGTGTTTCACCAGTTTGTGAGTTCCATGCTAAATCATACCATGCTTTCAAAATGTTCCAAACATAAACAGCATTCTTATCATTTTCGTTAAGGTTAAAGTTGATATTAATATCTGGATTATGTGTTTGAGACGGAAGACCCACGAAAGCACGTGTACTATATTTGAATCGTTGTGTAACAACATCAAGGTCTGGAGTTACAGGCAATGTAATATTTCGTGCATTCTCTAACATCAACTGAACTTCAGTTGTAGAACGTCCGAGAATAGGTGGAAGGTCGAATGTAATTTCGAACAATGCTTTGTAAACTGCTTCGTCTAGTCTGTTGTGACTCAACACGTTTGAAAAGTGAGCTAAAGCCATATCTTGGTGTGTAGTTTTTGTTTAATCTATATATTAATCAAAAACACACAAAAAGAAGAGAGGTATCCATTTGAATACCTCTCACTATCATCTTAAATTTATTATTTTTCCGAAATAAGATTGTAAACAGTTTCACGATCTAATAAAAGACCGTATCCGACCCTACTTGAACATGTTTCATCTGAAACTAAAAATTCTCCTGCACATTCATCAAGTTGAATAAGATAATACTGACCATTTGAATCAGCTTGTGAAAGAACATGTATTTTACTTCCAATTTTTTTTATATTATCAGATTCATAAATACCATTATTATAGCCACGACCAGTAAAACCACAAATAATAAACTTTCCATCATATGTTGGAAAAATCATACAATAACCAGCTTCATGCATTTCTTTTTGTACATTTAAAAAACTTGCAACATTTCTACCAAATTCGTTATATGTATTTATAGATACTTCATTATCTTTATTAATACAAAGTTTATGTACAGTAGCTTTTTCTAATTTCAACCAGCTTTTTGGTTTTATATCACGTGAATCAAACTGGTATGGTATTTCATTTGTCGGTTCAGTATTATCAAGTTTAGGAAGTTTAAAAATACTTTTTGGTGTTAAATTGTCAAACGTTTCACCATTACTTATCATAATGTAGGCATGCTCGCCTTGTTGAATGTATTTGTATCCATCACTATAACTGACATAGACAAAAGCTTTTTTAGAATCTCCACCAAAAGGATCTCGGTTAAGAAGTGTTTCGAAATACTCTGGCGAGCGTTCACGATTAACAACATCGTACTTTTCTCCAAGGTACGTGTGGTAGTTGATGTTATGTTCATCAACTGTTCTGAGGATAAAACTCATAATAAGAAATGTATGTATTTATATATTGCTCAGTTAGAGACCGGCATGTCTAATACTTATAAACATATAAATACAAATTGTTTAAAAAAAAGTTCCGAAATTATCTAAATTTCGGAACTTTAAAGTTATTCATATTTGGTCCAGCTTTTAAAGCACTCGCACTGTATTGTGATTGTGACTTATTTTGTTGCTCTTCTTGTTTTTTTCTTTCATGATTCATCTCTTCATTTCGTTTATTAAGACGTTCAATAAAATCTTCAAATTTCCAATAAGGCATGTTCATAATTTCAGACAAGGGTTGTCTTGACTGCATCATGAACTCAAACTCATTTTCTGATAAGCTGGTTAAAGGCATTTGGAATAATGAGAAGAGCTCGAGCTCCGTTAGGGTAGCGAAAGGGTGTGGTCAACTCTTTCCCGCACTTCGAACAGTTGCATCGTGCCTCCTTTACACCGTAATTAATTTTTTCAACAGCATCATCAATAAACATAAAATGCTCATCATTCATTTTACCAAATGCAAATTCTTCTGTCTCTAATTGTTCTGTTGTCAATTCAGTAACACCATTTGCAGCTTTAATATAAGGTAAGATCTGCATAAATGATAAATTTGGCATAATCTTACCTTCACTTTGTGCAGTCTTGTAAAAAATATACTGATTGATGCTACTGGCAAGTCCAATTGATGGTGGTGCAAGATTAATCTGTGATCCATCAGCTAATTGAAATTCGTAACGTTTTGTGTTTGGATTGAACCATGCTTCTGCTTCTGCATTTGGTTCTTGATAAACATAATTTGCTGGAATAAATTCAATAACTTCTTCACTACCACATGTACAATTAACAGTCTTAGCAATCTTACGTCCATTCTTAGCTGAAGCACGAGCAATTAAAATTGCTAATGTTTCACGATCACCATCTTGAATTTCTTCATAAGATCCAATGTGTCCATCAAGATGTTGCACTTTAGTACAGGCTTTAATAAGTTCATTAACTTTTAGTTGAACATCAAATGGATTCTTATCATTCACAATAGCAAATGATTCAATTTCGATGGTTTTTGCTGGTCTAATGAAAATATGTGTTCCATCTTTATAAAATTTATTATAAGGAAGAAATGCAAGTTCAATATCTATCCAATTTGAATCGGCTGTAGTTTCAATGTGTTTAACTTTTTGACGTGTACTTTGTCCAAAAGTTTCAATATTTGTTATGATCTCTGGTTGTTCAGGCTTGTGATTCTCACCTAGAAAATTCATCAGGTGATCTGGTTGATCTGACATATGTCTTTAAACTTCTATTTTTCTTATATATTACCGATGTACTTGCTCATCTATAGAGTAAAATTTGTGTTAATATCATAATATTATACAACAGTTTCACAAAAAAGATTAAAAAATAAAACACCAGAGTAGCGAATTCTGGTGTTTTGTTTTGCTATAACTATAGCGGTCCTAAAATTGAGTTGATGAAACAGAGCAACTCAAAACCTTATGAATGCATCTTGATATCTATCACTTGAGTAGTAAATGGATTCAATTCATTCGTAGTAACATGATTTAGTATCAATTTTTTTTCTGCTAAATTTATACGCTCAACAACACGTTGTTTTAACCATGGTTGTGTATTGTTCAACAATGTTGATATTCGTGCATTAATACCTTCACATGCACTTATATTTAAATCTTCATCATCGTAAAAATGACAATCATCGTAATGATCACACATAATTGGTGTGAATGTATTATCTTTTACTTGGTAACCAATAATTGATTCAATAATAACTATTAATTTTTTATCTGATGTAGAGCCGTAACTGTTCATAACAAGAGGATCGTTTACAAACATACTCTTATTAATATTCAATCCGTGTTCTTTTAATTCTTTTTTCAAAATCTCAACAAGTTGAATATGTGCTCTTGCATTTGAACGTGCTGTTAGAAGATTAACAGTATCAGTAGATTTTTTTATAAGACTTATTCGATCAATAAAGATAAACATATCTTTTGTTTGATTAATGATCAATTTCTCATCCTGGTACTCACGAAATGATATTCCAATGTCTTTCAAATCAATTGCACGTTTTTGTTTGATTTTAGTTATCAATTCATTTGACAACCAACCTGTCATTCCATTATAATTAATTTCTTGACCATCTTGCATGTATTTACCATTAAGAATAAGTTGTGCGTCATACTGTGTAATACGCATTAAATATGTAGAAGGATTTCGTTTATCAACAATCCACCATTTAGCATTTGTACGCCAAATAGTCTCATCTAAATCAACCCAGTGTATTGCTTTTCTCATGTATCTAGACGTTTTCCTTTTAATTGACCAGTCTTCAAAACACCTCGATGCCAATCAGCACTGACAGTTCCACCAAGTAGTATTCCACCAAGCCACGTACCTGATCTAAAATCACCATTTACGAATACACCCCATTCCCATATACCCCAATAAATTATACCGGAATTCCAATAAAGTACATTGTTTTTAATTTCAATATCTGCATCATCAAGTTCACACATTAACAACCATGAAAAAGGCGATGAATAAAGATATTGTTCTACCTCTTTTGAGATAGTTATTACTTTTTCATCTGTTTTTAGTTGCTTAAATCGTTGCATATCGTATATATTAAAAGAGTGATAAACGTGTGGGAGCTTTAAGAAGTTTACTGAACTCCCATTCAAATATCATATTAATTGGAATTTCAAATGTTGAAAACATTTCTGCCATTTCTTGATTTGAATAGCCATTCAGATTTTTACTGATTCCATTATAAGCTACGTAAAATTGAAGTTTTGGATTATTTAATGCATAGTCGTAAAGAATACATATTTGATCCACAACAACTTGTCGTGGTATACTTGGATGAATTTTCTTTGTAAGATCTTTTGTTACAATAGCATATGATTGTCCCTGTCTACCTCTAGCTTTACCATAGATTGCACCAAAATAAATCTTAGCTGTCAATGCTGAACCTTTACCATGTCGACCCTGTGTATTTGAACCAAAAACAAAAATACTGTTCTCATCTAAATAAGTAAGTAAACCAGTATATGTTTTATAAGTAATCAAAAAATTGAATGGTATTGTTTTCCGTTTAATAATTCCACAAGTATATCACCGTGACATGTTTTAGGCGCACAAAAACAACCAAGACGTTTACCTCTCAATGTTTCAAGCTTTTGTAAAATATTTGGTTGGCTTTTAATCCATTCTCGATAACTTTCAATAGCTTCCGATCTAGTTGCTACCACAAATTCAGCTTTTGTTTCTCTATCCTTTATATGTGTAAATGGATTACCATAAATGCTTCCACGACCAATATAGATGTCAAATGCATCCTTCTTACAGTGAACAACTTTTGTCTCAGCCATTGATCTGTAAAATAGGAAATTTAATTGATTCTTTTTTAATTAGATAGTTGTAAACATCTTGCCACGTAAAAAAAATTTGTGAACCAAAATGAATTAATTCACCCATAAATCTATCCTGTCCACGACCTTCAAGATTATCATCAATAAGATAATCACCAATACATAATGATTTATCTGATGTAATAATAATTTTTTCACAAAAATCGATTCCAAAATGTTGTCTAATCCACATATTTTTTTCTGCTAAACACATTGGATTTTTCCAACTTGGTGCAGTACAGATCCATACATCAAAATACTTCATCAATTGTTTGACAGTTTCAACACCATCTTTAATAGGAAGCATTCCACTAAAAAAACCATATTGTGATTGTGGATATGGTTGTGTTGGGAAAAGTTTTTTATATGTAACATGTTGTGCAGCAATATCACATAAAACACCATCTAAATCAACATATAGTCTCTTTTTCATCTTTAGTTATCTTCCTAAATTCTTTTTTTATTTCATCATCAGTATCAAATATTAATGGTTTTGATATTGCTCTTAAAATCACATAAAATAATGATATAAAAAAACATACTATACACCAATAATTTGTTATTTGACTTGATATGGCAATACTTATAATCGCACCAATACCAGTTATTATTGAAGCCATAAATAAAATACCAACCACTAACACTAAAATTTTATAACTTACTGATAATTTGTCTGTATCCAATTTGTATTTGTATCGTGCCATGACTTCTTTTTTATTTTATCTTATTTTTACAATAAAGTTTACATATGCTAGGTGTGTATTTTTTGGATTGCCTGTATTGTAGCAAGCAAATACCTTTTTCCAATCACCATATTTTTCATATATTGTGGCAATCATGAATGTACCAATAACAAGATTTTTCTGATTATCTGTGTAGGTATCAAAATCATTGTATTTTTTTATGTATTTTGATTTATAAATTAAATATGTTGCTGGCATTAATTGCATATACCCACGTGCACCACCACTCGACACAAGTCCAGGAATAAATTTACTTTCTTTATAAATTAATCGATAGACATATGAATAAGGAACATTGAAGCGTTTACACATCCTGTGAAGCACTTTAAGGTCACTAGCATTAAAATCCTTAGGTACAATGATATCGGAGTGCTTAAAAGCCATGTAACGAATGTAATCATGATCTGATGTCAACTCGTTGTAAGCATTCACGTCATCAACATATGCAATCATTTCTGATTTTAAACGGATTGTATCTGATTTAAGTTGAGTAATGTTATTTCTTTGTGCCATAACAATAAGATCTCTATCCTTATAACCCATAAGCCAAATAAGCGGAAACATAAGACTCATAACAATAGACGTAAAAAATACTTTACGAAAACCTGAATTGAATATAAAATGTGTATGAATGTTGTTCAACATATTCTTTATTGCTCGTTTGATATTGTTGGATTTAATCATAATTTACAATTTTAGTAAATATACCGAGATTTTATGAAATAAAAAAGGCTTCAAGAATTCTTGAAGCTTTTTTCTAAAACATTGAATATTTTGTGGAAGTCTGTGCTTTCAACTATTATACACTGACATATTTTAAAAATTTCATTTTATTTAATGTATTTTAAAAATTTCATTTTATTTAATGTATTTTGATAATTCTGCTTTCTTAGCGTCAAATTCAGCCTGAGTAATCAAACCAAGATCCAATTTATCCTTCCATTTTTTTAATTCAGCTAAAGCTTCATTTGAAGTCATGAATCCATTAATTTTAATCTCACCACTTTCAACAGCTGAAGAAATAGACAAAATTCGTGTGCCATATGTAAATCCTTGAGCATGTGTTCCCAAGATAATTACTGTTTTCATTTTAGCTTTAATTTCTTTAATTATAATAATAGATCCACCTGCTGTTGGTCCCATCGACCAATACCCATCAATACATGATATATTACCACCTGCTGGTGCACCAGTAATTAAACAGCTAAAGTTTTGTGTTACAAATTTGTAACATGTATTACCGGTTGACATACCAATAACAAGTGTGTCACCAATATTCAATACTGCACCGTTTTCAAGTTGAATTGATATTAAATCACCTTTGACTTTTTTGTTTAAAACGTCATCCATTGTTGGTGCTTGTCCGTACACCATTGCACAGAAGAAAAATGTAATAATTGCAAATAATTGTTTCATAAAATTTGTTTAAATAAAAAATGCTTACTCTATTCAGGATTTTCAGCTTACTCCTATTTTTTAATTAATATATTTTATTATCGATTTGCTTTTAATAACTTGTATTCATTATTGTTAGTATAAGGTGAACCAATTTCTGTTGGTATTACTAAAATTAATGAATTATTATTGCTATTATGTGTCATTGAATAAACAACTCCTGATGATGTTATAACACCATATCCTTCAATATCTATATTACAAAATTCTGAGGTAGTAATAAATGTAGCAACAGTATAATTTAATATTTGTGGTTCAGAATAATCAGGATGATTAATTATAATTGTTGTATCAGTGATTGTAATTTGGCCATCAATTTCATTACTAATATAATTTCCAGCATTGTCATAATAATAACTTATATTCAATGTCCATTCGTCTTCATAGTCATCATTTAAAATTGAATAACCAGATTCAACCACTACAGGATTATTTGGAATAATTGTGTCTTTTTTGCAACTAGTTAATCCAATTAACGTAATTACTAATAACATAATTAATTTTTTCATAATTTTAAAAAGAATATTTTAAACCTATACCATTACTATTAAAAATAATTCCTGCGCGTTTGATATGGATTGGTGCTTCTAATGTTAGATATGTACCAAATAATGCTGCTGCTGCACCAACACTGGTCATTACTAAAAAAATATTTCCGCCACCATCTAAATATAAAAACCCACCACTACCAAGCATTGCTAATCCTCCTAATGTAGTTAACATACCTGTATAATGATGTTTGGTGTATTTTTGAAGTTCAAGACCAGCAGAATTATTTATCCATTTTTTTTCTTTAATCAAAACTGATTTCAATGTGTCTGTTTGGCAAAATGATAATGTTGTACATAATAAAAATGTAAGCATTAAAAATAATTTCATAAATATAATTTGAGTTGTTGTAATGCTTACTCTGATCAAGGATTTTCAGCTCACTCCTTTAATGAGTGAATAGTACTTTTGTTTTGTTGATACAAATATACGTTTAATTTTTCAACCAGATAATTAAATGCTAAAAATAATTAAGTATTTGTTTTGTATAAATGAAAAAACCCAAGAAATTTCTTGGGTTTTTTTATGGGTGGAGGTGCGGGGAATCAAACCCCGATCTTTACAGCAATAGGATAAACCTTCTACATGTTTATTCCACTTTTCTTTGCGGACCAAATAGAATGTCTTGTGAAGACATACAGAACGTTGTTGACACATTTGTTCAGGCGTGTCAGAACCTCTTGTGCTGTGTTAAGTCCTTTCGGAGTACCTTAGGCTGCAAATTCAACGATATCAGCCGTATCGTTTACAGTCGTAACTGCATTTGCTCCAAGGTCTGCTGCGATCTGTGCGAAAGCTGCAGAATTTTTTGTGTTTGCGTTTATTGTTGTGTATTCTTTTTAAGGTGAAATTATACTATCACCACATGCTTATTTACATATCAAATGCAAATCAAAATCGGTCACCCCCAGAAGTCAATGAACATCCTCTGATAATTATCAGAAGTATCTTTGTTAGTATTTATATAGTGATCTGAAAAGATTGTTTAATTTCAGTATCATTATTTTTTTGTTCGCACTACATCAATTGCTCCGAAAGCTAATGCATCACTAGCTTTCATCCACGTATCACGCTCAGAAAGTTTTTTCACTTTGGCAATCGATTGACCAGTGTGTTCAGCAATTATTGTGTTTATATCTTTTTTAAGATCTTGAATTTCATCGTTGTGAATTGCAATATCAGTAGCTTGTGCGTAATCAATTCCACCAAGTGGTTGGTGCAACATTAGTTTACTGTTTGGTAAAGCATATCTATGACCCTTCTCACCAGCAATAGCAAGAATAAATGCCATTGAAGCAGCTAATCCCATCACACAAGTGTAAACTGGTGCGTCAATCATATTCATTGTATCATAGATTGCTAGACCAGAATAAACACTTCCGCCCGGTGAGTTGATATACATCCAAATAGGTTCATCAGCACTTTCAGAATTTAAATATAATAATTGAGCATTAATCGTATTTGCGATGTAATCATCTATTTCTTCACCTAAAAATATGATACGTTCCTGCATCAACTTATCAAAAACAGAAATGCTATTTGCATTTAAATCTGTTTCTTCAACAATCATCGGTGTGAAACCTTGCGGTAGCTTTCGACGTCTTGCAGTCGAAGTAAGAGCTGAAACCATACGTAATTTATTTTCTTTATTATAAATCACAAAATGATAGTTGTTTAATAATTACGAAATAAAAAAACGTTTCAAATTGAAACGTTTTTTTTATTTTATCAATAATTACAATTGTTGTGCTGGTTTGTAACCGTACTGTGCTGCAAGTTCTTCTTGACGTGCACGTAACATTGACCAAGAGAAGTATATTCCGGGGAACTCTTCAATCTCAACCATAATATTAGCCTCAGTGGTTTCAATATCTTCTTCACCGTTTGGAACATAAGTATTTGTATCATGAACTGCAGATACTGTCGCAACACCACCAAGAATTGTACGAAGAATACTCTTCATTCCATCAATGTAAATAAGATTACCAATTTCTGGACGTTCAACAGCTCCCACTGGTACGTGTTGATTTGATTCAGATTGTTTATCTGTTACCGTTTCTTCTTCGTCTTCAACTGTAGGTGTTTCTTGTGTTACAATGTGACGATAACGATCAGCATTACGTGCTTTCATTCCGCCGTTCATCTCAGCAATGATTTCGTCAACACTTTGAGTTTCGTCTTCGTTTGCATCGTAATTTGTTAAAATTTCACGATAGGCACCAATACCCGTAATTGAATGTTCTTGTGCAAAATTACCTTCTCCTGAAAAAATTGAAACTTCGTCTGCATTTAAACCAAGTGTATTTAATACATCATTCATTGATGCAAGAGCGTTTTTTGTTTCAAAAATTTCAATACCGTTTTTTACAATGCGGTAGGATGTCGAAGATGTTATAAATACTTCAGTCATATTTTTTATTTTTAATTTACCTTACAAATATAGGTAATAAATGATTCCGTTTTACAGATTAGGTGAAAAATATTCCACTTCTAAGTATTTTCCATCAACTTCTAGTGTGTGGTAGACTTCATTCTCTGAAACGTAGAGTGTATTTCCATCTGCCAAATATTGTTTAATATTTAACACAACAAGAGCTGGATTATAATAATCCCTTTGCATAGCACGTTTTGATGCAAGCTTTATATTGCGCGTCCAATGGACATAGACACGCTCACCTGGTAGGATTGATGTACCAACTATTTTCTGTGCGATTGACATCGATGTGCCGTGATAGATTTTAAAATCCTCTTCAACTTCTGTAATGACAGTCATAGGTACATCAATATTCATACCTTTTGAGTGACCCTGTGATGCACGGATTCGCTGTTCATGTTGATCAAATGCAAATCGCTTCTTATCATTAGATGCAACAATATCACGAAGTTCTGTTAATGTAATGTTTGTATGCTTACATAAATCACTACACTGTATCCAACCTTCATTATCCATTACAAGGCCTTCACTATCATGTCTAAGTAATTTAGACATATGTCGTGATACTTGTTCTAATCTTTTATCCATTTTTTTCTAGCATTTATTTCAGCAAGCGTATTCAAATCAAAAGTCCAATCTGTTCCACCAATACGATTTGGATCAGACCAACAAATAAGTTTTAATTCGTAACACTCTTTAATTCCTGGCCATAAACCAGTCCAAATATCTTCACCAATATCTTCACAACCACAACTTAATGCTTGTCCTTTACATGACATACATCTTGCAACGTCACACAGAAATTCATGAGCTTCACCGGGACTAACAATACAATCTGGACAACAATGTGTAACTTCAGCAAGACTTTTTTGCCAGAGTTCTTCAACTTTTATATCAATCTGTTCTGGTGTAAGTCCCTTTTCTTCAGGCGTCCACCAATATTTGCTATTCATGTTACAAATATACTAAAAATTTTGATATATAAAAATAAACGTCTTATTATGAAGATTCAAATTAATGGTTTTGATATTGAAATCAATACAAATGAAGCAGAGATGTCAGTTAAAGTTTTGGACGCTTCTGGTAAGGAGCTTGCTAACAATACATACACTCAAACACTAGAAGGAACACCAGAACCTGAAGTTGAAGATCCAGGAATGGAAACAGCTGAAGATGTTAATGCTGATGCAACTGGGACTGAAGATGAATTAGAAACAGATACAGAAGGTGAAGATGATTCAACACTTGAAGATGAAACAGAGAATGAATCACTTGAATTTCCAACATTTGAACAATTCAAAAACAGAAAATAAGAAAAGGGTATCAATTTGATACCCTTTTTCATTCTATAAAATACATTATTAATTCCATTTGTTGAACTGTAATATTTTCATCAATCCATTCCTCTTTTATCTTAACAAATTGATCAATCCATTCTTGACCTATTTCATTATTAACTACCATATTATAAATACTATCTTGATTTTTTTGACGATGAATATCTTCACCGTATTTAGAGTATAAATCATTCATTTCTTTTATAAATACTGGATCATCAATATCCACATCAAATAAATTTTTACCTTCAACAACAAGATGTTGTAACACACCATCATTGGAGCGTTTACAAAATAGTTTACATATTGCTATTCTTTGATTATTGTATTCAATATATTCTGGTAGTGGTCTTTTAAGATTATCAAGAAAATCAATAATACGTCCTATAACTGCAATATTTATACTCAAAGCACGCGCGAATTTTACACCGCGTAATGTAGCAAGTGTATGTGCTTGTTGCTGAATATTATTTGCTAATAATCTAATTTCTTTGTACGTAGGTATCATGCGTATTATAACGCAAAGAATTAATTTTGTTTAATGAAAACATCACTACGTGATAAAGCATCAAAGTGACCGTTAAAATTTTCCATCATCTCAGTAGTGTAAAAAAGAAACCAACGACTATTATTTTCAATAGCATCTAAAACTTGAACAAGAAGTAACTTTTTATTTGATGCATGTAGAGCATTATCAATCGAATACGTATGTTGTTTTGTCAAATAGTTTCTAAACTTGTCAAATTTTTCTTGTAATTGATCAGGCATAGAAACATGTTTATCAATTTCTATATCTATACTAGATAATCTATCGTACATATTATTTTTAACATGTGCCTTAAGTGCCGAAAAATTCATTTTCTTTTGATTATCTAATATATCACTTACAAGATCATGCATAGTATTTAAAACTGTTTCAACATAATAATGATAAAGATCAGTCTTAATCTTATTATCAAATTCATTAAGTATTGAATCAAATTTGAGTGCTTTAAGCTGTTCACGAACATTATGATCAGTTATATCGTATGTATTTCGTCCAAATACACCTAAAACCCAATCAGTAATACCTTCTTTAAGACGTGCATTATTAATAATGTAAATAGTAAGAAATCCACCTATACCAGTCATTATTTCTACTAATCCAAATGTCATGAGTATTTTTCCTTATTAATTTACATTATATATCATCACAGTGTTAATAAAATAAGCACTTTCAATGTTTTTATTAATAAACTTATCTTTAGATATAGTACTGTTTTTTTATTTACATACAATGAAAAAAAAGGATCAACAATGTTGATCCTTTTTTCTAAAAAACTTATTTATTTAATTTCCGACCATAATATTTTTTGACCAGAATTCAACACTTTTCATGTACATTTCACGGTCTAGTTTTACACCATTTCCACCTTCTGACATTCCAAGCGCATTTCGCATAATTGTAACTGGTACATAAGGATCGGCTTCAGCATTTACTGTACCTAATACACAAATTAAACCGTAGTCAGCACTCGTATCCATAAAATCTCGAAATTTTTCACCTTCATAATATAAATTCGCTTCATGTTCTTTTTCTAAATGTTCAGTAGTATAAATAATACCTACTAGATAATTAGCCTTTGGAAGATCAAAACCTGGAGGAAGTTGTACAAATCGTGTAAGTACTGGTAATTCTCCTTCAACTCGTGCAGAATAAGATGTTCGAATAAATGGATATAGATCAAGAGTCAGCGGCATGACTGGAGATTTTATATCTTCAAAAGGATTTTCAATAATAACGTACTTGCAGAAATCATTGTCTGATGTAAATACATTACCAGGGAACTGTGCAGCTTTATTAAAAAGTGTCATATACTCCGCTCTGTCTTTGTCGTGTAATCTTGTACCTGATGCTGTTTTTTCAAACTGTCTATTTAAGAAATTGTGAAATGCTATTTTCATTATTAATTAGTTTTATTTTCTCGTTTGTCTATAGATTTAACAAGAAGTTGTTTTGATTTAAAAAAATTGAATATTATCAACCAATCGTCTTCAATAAATCCGGCTTTGTCATCAAGCAATAGATTAAAATATAGTTTATCTGTATAGCAACCTAGTGCATTATTTGGAACTTCTGGATTACAGTTTGCATACTGAAAATTTATATCATGTTTTGAAAAAAACTCTTGGTATTTAACAATTTCATGTGGGTGTGAACATGTGTACAAGATAAGACATACATCAGTACGTTTTGATAGATACTTTAACGTTTCTTTTGCTCTAAACAGAAACTCTGTTGGTAATACATCAGCGACATAGTTTCCATGAACAATTGTATCGTGAATATCAACCGCAATATAAATTTTATCCCATCCTTTAATTATGGCACTATTGTATGCTTTTTCTAATCCGTCTAATAACATGCAGTAATAATTATTTTTTAAAGTGTGCTAGTATTTTGGAATATAGTTTAACAACTTTTGTCCAAATGTTTATAAAAAATACACGCAACTTATATACAAGATTTTTGAAGAATTGTTTGATCTTATCAGTACTGAACTTTGATACAGTATAAACTGGGTTATATCCATTAACAACTATAAAAATTGTAAGTCCAATAGATACAATTGTTGTCATGATATAAATCCAAATAACTTGTCCACGTGTAAGTTCAATATGCAAATATGCAAAATCTTTAAATTGTTTACGTTTCCAATCCTTAACAATAACTGTTTCTGTAAATTTACTTAAACCTTTAATATTTAATTTCTTTCCACGTTCATCCAATAAATAATCACGAATTTTGATTTTTACAATATCTTTTTCAGACCATGTAAATACATTATTCCATACAATGTTTTCATTTTTATCAACACCCACACAGATAACAAGTTCATTTTTATTTCCACCTTTCCAGTAAGCTTTTTGCATCTCGGCAACATCACTCGGCATATTTTTCCATACAAGTAGAAATACTTGCACTTGTTTTTTTGCACCTAAAATACCATTGATTCGATTTAATTCATCTTGCTTCCACTTTGGAAATTTCACATCATTTGAAAGAATCGCTGGCATTTCATAACCATTAGGATCAGGATATTCAATAAGACGATTATCTTTTACATCCTTTTCTGTAAGTTCTTCATAGTTATAAATAGATCGAGCAGCTTGTACACGATTTTCGTAACTATGTGTACTGTGTGTTGTAATAAGTGTTTTTATATCACCGTTCCATTCACCATAATATTTGTCACCATCATTATTATGATAATCACGATACATATTTACCCAATGCTTATCATGCCATTTTTTACAAATTTTTTCAAATTCTAAAGGACTGATACTGTATGAATTTTCAGCATCATCTATAAGTGTATATGTTGCTGGATGATAATCTACATATGAACAGTCGTATGTTTCAGTATGACACTTTTCATCCTTTCCAGAGCCTGTACAAACTGTTTTAGTACACGTTTTTTCAATGTATTCATTCCAATCTTCTTCATACACAACTTTGTAAGCTTTGTTTGTATGGTATTCAGTATCCGATGTATTGTAAGATGTACTACAACCTTTCATTGTAAAAATCAGTAGCATACAAGCAACAGTCGGAAGAATCACTTCACCAATAGTAACTCTTGTGTTAAATAGAAAAAATGTAATAAGACCAAGAAAAATTGGAATGCACAATGCAAAGTATTCAGCCATAATTATTTCTTTAATGTTGTTGTGACAAATATAGTAAATAAATAGATACGTAATGCAAACTACTTAAAAATAAAAAGCCCGTATTACACGGGCTTAGTACTATTAAATAAATATGTTTGAATGGAATTTATCCCTTAAGCATTCCAGGTGCTTTCCATTCATTATGTGAGCGGATTTCAAGTACCTGTTCAAAATCTAGGTTATTCTTGTCCCAATTTTTTTGTTCGCAATAATTACGAACAAAAGATTCACGTAGTGTGATGACATCCTGTTCTGACAGATATTCATTCTTAATCAATTCTGATTGCATAGTGTAAAAGTTTTTTTTAAAATAATTATATTATGACACAAAAACAACATCAATTAAACTACATTTTTTTCTGCTTGAAACGTTATATATTCCACGAGCACAGTTAAGATGTTTTTGTGTTTTAATTATATAGATTTTACATATTGAAAAATAGAATACCTTTATAAATTCCATATATAAAGCACCGTTATTTCTTTTGCGCAGTAAGAAGATTGAAACAATTTTCAATTGTTCCTTTCATCAAGTGTCTGAACTCAATCTCAGTAAATAATTCTGTATCAACATTGATTTTGATACGATCACACCAAGCCTCACTTGCTTCTTTGATTGTTAATCCTTTAACATAAGATTGTTCCTTCTGAACGTTTTTCTCAACCTCAATATCATCGATATAATCAATGTTCTCAATCCTGAACTTATTACTAAGTTTATCAAATTCTAAACGTAAATTTGGTTCATTCAAAAATAAATTCTTACTGATCTCAACATCAATAAAATTATTTGTTTGTAATAATTGCTGAAGAGTAACAATATCATTAGATTGAAGAATCTTGTGTTTAATAAATTCAGGTGAATAATCGTTCTCTATGAACACATCTTTACGCTTCTTAGTATCATATACCCAAACACCTTTTCGGTTCCCCACGTCATTCCTATCGAGGTGATACGGGCTTCCAACAAAGGTGAAGTTCTTGATTGTTTGAACAATATGAATATGTCCAGAGTATACACGCTCAAAACCAGCAAAATCATCAATATCAAGGATATCACGATTAAGTGGTCTAGTGGGATATAGTTGTGTTCGACAACCATTCAAATCTGAATGACACAAAAGAATATCACAATTCTTGTGTTTGGTCATGATTTCTTTCTCACTATTCTTTCCATGAATCCATGGAAGCATAAGAATTTTATGATCATCAACATCAATTACACAATCCGTTGAATAGGTGGTTACATTTGGAATATTCCGAATTGAAACAACACTATTAATTGTTGGATCATTCATCATACGTTGATCGTGGTTACCTAAAAGAACATGACATTCAATTATCTTACCAAGTTCTTCAAAGATCTCCACAGCAAGCGTAAGAGCTCGCATATCGATCGATGTGCGGTTATCAAAAAGATCACCAAGAAAGAAGAACTTGTCATTTGGTTTTGCATTCTCCTTCAACAAAGGAATAAAGAATTCAAAGAAATAATTACGCATGAGATTGAGCCAGCGATCAGAATCTGTGCTATACTTACCAATGTGCGCATCAGAGAGAAACCATAACTTCATGCACTGTATACATCATTTTAGACAATTTGTTTAAAAAGAAAAGGAGCTAATTAGCTCCTTTGTATTATCCTTGTCCGCGATTCATCTTCTTATAATTCTTTGAATTTTTATTCTTAGAACTACCAGCTTTTGCATGTACCTTAGGTCTTTTCTTGACGTGTGATTGACGTTTAAAAGACACTGATCCTCCTTTTTTTATCTTCGCATTCTTTTACAAATTTGAATTATATATCAAAATGTTAAAAATAAAAAAAAGGATACCCAACCGGTATCCCTTTCTAACGCTGACAGTAGTAGAAATTAGTCAGCGATGATTTGGTAAATCTTTCCACCCATACGGATTTCTTTGATTGACTCAAGTTTGAATTTACGAACAACAACTTCGTCTTCTGCTTCAAGACCTTGTTTAGCAGCACTTGAACTTTTTTGTTTTAAGTAATCTGCGATTGTGTCTTTTGCAATAGGCTCACCATCACAGAAGTATTCAGACTTCGGTGTGTTATTTGTAAGGTATCCAACAGTCAAATACAAAGAACCTTTGTAAAGAACAAGTGGTGTTCCTGGAATTGCTTCACCCCAAACTGGTGCACTTGCAACAAAATTTGCTTCTTTACCTTCTTTTACAAGACGTGCATTTACTGCTTTCTCATAATTGTAGTTCAAGAAAATGTTTGCTACAGCTTGTTTTGTGATACGACCGTGGTATGGATTACCAGTTTTGTTCATTTTTACTTCTGTAGTTGTTAAGATCGTTGCTGGTTTAGCTCCTTTAACTTGAGTAAGAACTCGCATCAAGTCTTGAGTATTTACCTGGATAACTTCTTTTTGTGTTGCTGTTGACATATATTGCTTTTTGATTACATTACAAATATAGATAAAAAAATGATACGGCGGTGCAAAAAGAGAAAAAAAAATTATTTAATTTCCCACCAAGTAATTGTTTTCTTATCCGGATCTTTATATGACTTGATTCTTTGATTCTCAGATAATCTTTTACCCATGTAATTCATGAAAAGATTTCCGTCAAGTTCATTTTTCCAACGCGTAGACAGATTTTTCAAATTCATATTCAAATGATCTATAATCTGTCTTGAAGTAACACGTTCGTGTTTTTCAATAAAATCAACACAGATACGCATATCACGATTCCATAATACTTGACTTGTTGTTGGTGCAGAAATAATAACAGGAGATTCCAATTCATCAATTATCTTTACCGTATTCTCAATCATAGAAACTAGATAACGTTTTCTTTGATAAACTAATTTTAATTCATCTTGGAACTCTTTTAGTTCGGCTTTATGTTTTTCTATTGTATCCATTATAATGTGTCGTGTATAATTTCAACCGGTATAATTGTATCAACTACTATCGGTTTAGGTATGCGTTTTACTTGTATTGATTCTACTTTAATAGAATCGATCTTTTTTTCAATGACAGGTTTTGGTGTCAGTGTATGAATAATACTGTCCTTTTCAAGAAGTTCATACTGTAAAATTTCATTCTCGAGTTTTAATGTTGTATTCGATTCACACTGATTTACAATAATACCACATGTAACAAATATAAACAACATTTTGAACAAAAGTTTCCAATTAATTTGTAATGATTGGTACCGAACTTCTCGATTATTCTTTTTTGGTCTTGGTCTTGTCATTACGCAACGTATATAATATCACCACGAATAATGATGCGTTTCTCAGTTCCAAGGTATTGTTCTACATCATGACACAAACGATGATCAAAGATCAAAATATTTCCTCTGATGCATTCACTCTTACCAATAATCTCCTCATCCTTAACTGGACGATCCCAATCCATATGATTACGTTCGTTTATTGGAATACTATTCTGTCCGTCTTTTACAAAACGTGTTGCAGCACCATAATTTGTTGTGAGATAAATCACAACACTCTTTAATGTACGGTATTGTGAAATAGGATAAATGTACGATGCATCATAATGTGCATAATGTTGACCACCGTTTTCATATTGCATAAATCGCAATAGTGGCGACATACCGATTGGTTTGTAAAACATGTTATAGTCTACATCATTGTCTTGCCACCAATCTGTTGGTGTGAACTTTGTGCACATTTTTGGTTTTAGAAAAGGCATTACACGTTGCCAGATTTGGTGTGCAACTTCAGGAGCCCATATTGATGTGCGTTTTGAACCAATACGTTCATCTTTCTGATCCATCATTCCTTGTACACCAACATCTTCAAAGTTGTCTGATTGATTCATAAACTCAATCAATTGTGCACACTCATTATGTGTCAATGCGTTACGAATAATGACAGCCTGATCCTCATCTATTCCAGGAATTCTTGTACTGTGTGTCAGTGGACCAAGTTGAATACTTGCAGCCGGTTCATAGAAACCTGGTAAAGAATCGGCACTGGGTTTTGTTGAAGTAACAATAGAATCCATCCAAATGTCATTTTGATTATTTTGTTCTTCCATCAGTTTGATTGCTCGAACCTTAGCCGTTATCTCACGATTTGATTCTTGATTTAATCTCATGCTTTCCATTCTTTATCCCATTGCTGGACCAGGGACAAAATCCCTTGCCAATGTTCGTACAAATTCTTTCTGTGTCTCAGGTAATGAGTCATACCATCCCTTCGCATCGATGTAGTCGAGATCGTTCTGATAAGCATACGGATTGTATACAGGTTCTTCTTCCCTATCGAAATCGAAAGTAATACATTTAGTATCCCTTCCCTCATGTATAGCATATGTGATATGTTCATCCAATTCCATTGTCTCGTTATCACTGAGTTGTGTTGCAAGCTTCATGCAATTATCCATTGTATAACCCAAATTTACACGAAGAAGCTTAATCAGTTCAAGCTTGTTGTGTACTACAATATTTTTGATCTTTACTTGCATATCCTTAACGTTTGATATCACCTGACATAGTGCTCACCTTACCCATAATAGATTTAGCTGTTACATCACCTGACATTGTTTTTACATCATTTCCGACATCACCACAACGAACATCACCTGACTGTGTGTTGATACTACCAGCAACATTCTGACATTGAACACTGCCTGACATTGTTTTAACGCTTTCAGCATTTCCGTTCACCGTGATTTTCTCACAACAATCAGCATCTATCGATGCATCACCATGGACCTCGATGGTAACAGTGAGTGAATTTTCAAGATCCTTTGTCACATCCTTTCCACCGATTAGAATCTTATTATCGGTAATCTGAATATCACCACTTCCAGTATATTTCTTACCGTTGATGATTACAACACTTGAATTTTTATTTCCAAAGAGTTTCATAATTATTTTGTTTGAATGGGTACTTTGATTAACTGATATGGATCTTGCAAAAGTAACTTTGCATAATCTGGTATATTGCGATGAATATGTGCAATGCGAACCTTTTGTGGTGTAAACGAAACAACAGTTCCACGACTGAAGTCTCTGTATCCACGGGAAATGAAAACGACCTCATCACCAACATTTAGCTCTGCTCCTAAAAAATCTGTAAATGACATATAAATAATTAATTGAACAATACAAATATAATAAAAAAACCGATACGAAACGCACCGGTTTTAAAAAGTAGTAGTAAAAGTAGTAGTAAAAGTAGTAGTAAAAGTAGTAGTAAAAGTAGTAAATTATTTTTATGCCTCAACAACTACAAGATACTTAACTGTATTTTGTTGTGATTGATAAACAATGTATTCATTGTTACGAAGATCAATTCCACCTTGTGCAAATACAGAATCACAGTTCTCTTTTGCAAGGATTGAATGACACAATTTGTAGCAAGATGAATCATGGCGTTTGATGATCTTTTGTTCACCCACATGCACATTGTAAAGAGCTAAAATTGCTGTATTGGCATTTCCACCAGCCCAGTATGAACCACGTCCTGACGTGTATCCAAATGACTTCTGAAACTTGTCTGCAAAGTAGATACCATCACCAAACATTGAACCAGAATAAACGGCATTGGATGGACGAATAAGTAAACCGGTTGTAAGGATAGACCACCAATTTTCATTTCGTGAACCATGCCAGAAAAGTTCTTCTTTTTGATTTTTGGCTTTCTTAATTTGTCCCTCGTAAGCTGATTGTGTTTTGGTATTTACAACCTCAAATGCTTTACGGAATTTTCGTGAGTTATCAGCCATCAGACCTTTGATCTTATTGATCACAGCATCATCAGTTACTTCGATAACATCAAGACCAGATGATTTCAAAATGTCAGTTTCAACTTCTTCCTGATCTTCTTCAACATCACTGTCTTTCATATCAGCATTCAATTTTACCTGACCTGCCATAACGTCGAGTGTTGTCTGTTCTTCCGTAATGATTTCATTCTTACGTTCAGTAAGATCAGAATCAGGATCAACAAGATGTGTTTTCACATGTTTCATCTTACGAGGCACAATACTGTAAAACGTCTGCAAGAGTTTGTTGAACTCAGCAATGTTGTTAGCATCTAATTGAAAACCTACAATTTGATCAAGTGTTTCCTGTGCTTTGTCAACTTGCTTCTGTGTTACAGCTTCAGAACTTACGGTATAGTTTCGTTCTACCGATCCCTTTGCCCAACCTTGAAGATCTCGTACCATTTGTACAACTGCTGCTGATCTTGATGAAAGAAAATCTTTAAATACTGATTTCTTTTTAGTTCCTGTTGATGCATCAACATCAATCGTTACTGATTCATCAATGAATAGATCTGTCTGATCGACATAACCTTTCTTGATACTCGTCTTTTCACGATATGTTGCATCCCATTTCGACATCGGTTTAGTATCGGTCTGCGGTTTAGCTGCTCCAACACGTCCGTAAGTTGCAGTGAAAGTACCATCACCGTTTTCGACCATGTTGTAATACTTATTATTGTTCGCATCACCATCAACCTTGATAAGTCTAACCTCTTTTCCCATTGATTTTCATTTTGTACAAAAATACGAAAATAAAACTACTTAAAAAACTTTTACACTAATAAATCAAGATAATAATTCAAAAACTCCAATCTAATATTATTAGCAACAACTGGATCCAATTCATGTAACTGTTTCGTTGGTCGACTACCATCATACCATTTTGGTCCCATAAGCATTACACTCATTGAACATTGATCTAATGGTTTTACATAATGCCAACCATGTCTATTGAGCATCTCATAATAGAAACCATCATTCACAACAAGTTTACATACTTCATTTTTTACGATTTCGGATTGGAAACTGTTGTTAGCATTTTCTTGACCATAATGATAATTTTGTTCTGAATACGAAATTCCCATTTCATATGATCCTTTAATTACATGAATAGCTGATGGCCAAGGATGTGGATGATAAAGCGCTTCATTTGTATCACATTCTTCAATTTTGTGAAATGATAATCTGTAACCATTTCCAAGATCATATTGCAATCTTGAAACATATGGCTTTTCATAATCAATGTAAAGCGTTTTAAAATATTTAACAGGATAGCGTAGAATAGCTATTATCTGTTCCTTTTCAATCTGTTTTAGTAATCCAATCATTTGGTCCTTGTAAATAATTATTTAAGTATGTGATATCACACTCCCATTTGTGTTCTGATCTTTGTTCAAATATACGAAAAGCACTTGATACATACCTTGTCGCATCATATTTCGACATTTCATTGACATGCATTAATTGTTTGATAACAAGATCCGATTCACCGCGTATACCAGCAAGACCTGGATGTTTTACCTTGTGACATAAAGGACAGAGTGAGATAAGACCAATCAATTTTTGAATATGTGTCTCATCGTTGTAATCCCATATTTCATGACATTCAACAGGCCATTTGAATCCTTGTACAAGTCCGGTCGATGAACAGATTTCACATTTGTGTCCAGCTCTTCTATAGCATTCCTTACGGAGTTTATCCCATTCTGTTCGAGTAACATTACTACGTACATTTGAATACCACGCTGTTTCAGGTACTAATTCAATGGTTAATTTATAATTCATATACTTTATACAAAAAATATAAATCAAAGTCTAAATATGTGCATATATGCATACATATTACATATGTGGCATAATTTTTAATAAAAAAAAGAGGACCAAATGATCCTCTTGTCGTTGTAGTTTGTTTCAATTATGCAGTAGCTACTGTGCTTGTAACTGTCATAAATTCACGAACTGCTGTTTGAATGTCTTTGAAAGACTTTCTTGTTTTAACAGTTCCTGATTCAGTTTTTTCTGCTGTAATCATTGCAACAGCTGTACCACCATTTCTGTTAAGACGAATGGTTTTGTTACCAATCTCCATTTTGAAGTTCTCAACTTTGATTGCTTTTGGTTGCAATGAACGAAGAGCAAGTTCTGGTGTAAACAATTCACCATTAAGGATTGCTTTTTGGCGTGCTCTACAACGTTGTGATGCTTCACGTTTAATTTCTCTTAAGTGTGCTGCTTTTGCGTTTACTGCTGCTGCGAATTCTCTGTTTTTCATATTTGTAATTATTAATTGAACAATACAAAGATAGCAAAGTATTTGATATAAAAAAACTTTTACCACATTTTTTTTAAACTTTTTTAAAAAATAGTTCTAAAAACATAGATTTTAATAACATTTAAGACATATGAATACACTCACATCAATTAGATTATCTATTCCAGAACGCGATGTTTTGGAAGCATCTACTGATTTTAACGTTATCTGTATCCTAACACAATCTGTAATGGATAAGACTGGTGATAATACAGCATTGGAATTATCCGATAGACATATTGAATTATTATATGATTACTGTGTTGATAGTACAAATACTATTTTACATGGTCTTGCATCAAAAATTTTAAAAGTAGATCGTTCAGTTATCAAACAAATTAATCTGGAACAAGTATAATTCGTATGAGTAATTTACGAGATTATAACTTTGAGTTCAATCGTGCCAATCTAAAAGAGATTATTACAGTATTGAAAGACCTCACTAGAATCGATCAAATGATTAAAATGAAGATCGATAAAGAACATGTATTATTTTATTCACGTGCAGGAAAAGATAATTTCATTCACGGGTTTAAGTCATTTATGTATCCTGTTGAGGAATTCATTACAGCTGACGAACCAATCATTATGGACTTTATTGTTTTGAATGGTGGTAACTTTGTGAAAAATCTAGAATTGTATCTTGCAAAAGAAACGCCTATTCATGGTCGATTAGCTTACAAGGATAAAGACAAAATTGCTGGAATGATGTATATCACAGACGGTAAATTGAAATTCAACTTTGTTACCGGTGACTACCGTCAAATTAAAGACATCTCAAAACAAGATGTTGAAAATAAGATGAATCCTGATCTTGCAAACTTTTCATTTACTATGACTGGTGATGAATTTAGTGATATCAAGAAACTCTCTGCTCTTAATAAGAGTGAAACAATCTCGATGCGAGTAAAAAAAGGTAAACTTGAATTCTTTGATACAAGATGGTCAGTACATGTTGCAGATCTTCCAACAGTTGAAGATGAAATCTGGACTTTTAATAATAAGTACCTGAAGAGCATCACGCCTTCGGATCACATTACCATTCACATGTTTGACCAGTTTCTTTTATTTAAAGAAGACAATGTGGCGCTCATGATTGGTCTTGAACTCTCAAATATTCGATAATATGACGATTGAGATTCAAATGTATTATCCATGGTCTGATTTGTATATCAATGATAAATTTATTACAACAGGTACTTTTTAAAGTAATGTACTAAAAGCTATGGATTACTTTGAAAAAAATCCATCTCGTAAGAAACATGAACTAATTTTAAGCACTGGTTTAAACTTTCCTAAAACACCTGACTATAATAGTCCTAAAGAATATAATTCAAATCAAAATCAAACAGTTACAATTATGGCAACTAAAGCATCAAAAACACAAACAGCATCAAAAGCGAAATCTGTAACACCAAAGACTCCAGTTAACTCTGCAGTTGTTAAAGGTGCAACGATCAAAGCAATGTACACAGTGAGTCAAATCACTAATCGTACAAACAAAAACCTATGGGTTGCATTCCCTGCAGGTCAAACATCAAACGGACTTGTGTTCTCTATGAGTTTCACACGTGACGAGGTACGTAACGCGATGTCAAAAATCGTAGGAACAAACATCTCTAACATCCGTTCACAACGTGTATCAACTTTCCGTAAAAACGGTTAATAGATACTTTTTTCATACTTTTAGGTAAATTTTTAAAGGACATCAGCAATGGTGTCCTTTTTTTTATTATATTTGCTATTAAATATTTTTTATGAAATTCTTATTATTTTTTTTAATACCTTTTTTATCACAATCTCAAATTCAACCAGATAAGGTTAAGCATTTTGTAGCAGGTACAGTAATATCCTATACATCATCTTTTGTATCGTATAAACTTGGTGCAAGTAAAAAACAAGCAATATTTATAGGATTTGGAACAGCAATTCTTGCTGGACTTGGAAAAGAAATTTATGACAAAACAACTGGAAAAGGTCAACCGAGCTTTGCTGATTTTGCATGGACTGGCGTAGGTTCAATGGCTGGAACAGTTACTTTTGTATTCACTATAAAATAAAAAAAATATAAAACGAAATGCTGACATACCTCATCACAAACGAGAACTACGCAAAATTAGCAGATCACTTATCTGGTCTTGTATTTAGACAAGCAGTAGGTGATAATAAGCATCAACGAATTAAATTTGTGAGTATGAAGTTTCAGAAAATGATTCTTCCACAAATTCAACATGTACTTACTGCTGAAACTGAAAAAGTAGAAGCATAAAAAAAGGCATCCAATTGGATGCCTTTCTCATTGTATTTGTTTTTAGTTGAATCCTGTACTTGTACCAACTGCTCCGTTTGATTGGATACCGATCACGTTGACGATAGTTGCCATAGCTCGTACCGGTGTGATGTATGTATTCAATAGACCGAATTGGTTGTCGATAAGATCGGCAGTGTTATTCGTATCATCAATTACGTTCGTGAACGCAGTGATTGCAGAACGATCAAGGTATTTCTGACAGATGTCATCAGCCTCACGTTTGATTTTAGCTCTTACAGCTGGAATGTTGAACTTGTATTGGTACTTGAACAACATTGCGTAAAGCTCGTTCTCAAGGTCAATCAAGATCTCACGTACGTGTAAGTAAGACAATGCTGATTTAGGTGCTTGAGAAGCTGTGTATTCAGTTTCAATATACCATCCAATGTTCTTAGCGTAAGAGATTGGGTTTGATCCCATTTGATTCATTGATACGTAATCATCTTCAGTGAAGTTCATTTCAGTACCAGCGATTCCAAGAACGCGTCCATCTTCAGTACCAGCAGCAACTGTAAAGTTGTACTTACCTGGGATTGCAGAGTTATTTTTGCGCATGTATGTATTACATACGTAAGCAGCTGGTGGGAAATCCATAGGACGTCCGTTGTCACTGATTCCAACATATGGGAAGAAGTAACCAACTGTATCACGACCATCATCATTACCATCACCTTGAGCAAACGAGTAAAGGAATGCAGGGTTTTGATCTGGATTACCACCTAAACGAACGTATTCAAGGTTAAGCGTGTTATCATCATTGATGAATGAAGGATTGCTTGAATCACGGAACATCTTAGCACTTGGCATATTTAAGAATGCTATACAGTTCTTACGTTTACCTGTAATATCAGCAAGTTGTTGCTTAGAAAATTCTGACAAACCAAGTCCAAAAGAGTCAATAAGGTAACGGAAGTTGAACGTATTCTTATTGGTAATTGCTTTGTAAAGAGGTGTGTCTTTAGCAATAATATTAAGAATTTCTTCTTGACGTGTTTCAGTATTATTAGGAACCGAAGTTGCTTGAACATTGAATCCATTAAGTGTTACAGTTTTGTATGTATCAACATAACTTTCAAGTGTTGTATACCAAGTTGTTTGAAGGTCACCAGAGTAATCAGCAATATCAATCTTAACATCAGTTGTAATCTCAGAATACTGAACACCGTTTGTTGCGTTTCCAGACCACGGAGTTTTTTTAATAATACGAGCAAATTTCTTAGGATATTCACCAGGCTCAAGTTCAGAGTTATCAAAGTAAGCGCGAACATAAGATCCAACTTTAACTTCAGGATAACGTACTGAATCAATAAGAGCCTTGTTATCTGTCATTACATATGATACGTGTTGTTCAATCTCGAGTGTTTGTTCATAACTAGCTTCTCCTGAATATACATTGATAGTCGTGTTAATAGCAGCAAGACCACCAGCAATTGAGAATGGTGCAGTAAGTGTCGCATCATTACAGAAATCTACTTTGATATTTTTACCAATACTGTACATTTTCAAATATGCTTTACGATCTTGATTAAAAATATCAAGTCCTAATGCAACAGTTTCGTTAGAAACAAGCTCAGTAACAGAGAATGCAATGTGGTTAAGTGGAAGTGCTACACCAAGAGCTGTTTGGATAGGACCAACAACACCATTTGCATAACCTTCACCAATTGTAAATACACCTTTGTTTACAATATTAGCATCGAAACGAGCATTGAATGTATTTGCACCAGCACCAATTCCAATTGCAGCAGCATCAGTGTTATGCATTACAATATAATTACCAATAGCTAATGGATATGTAAGATCTGTAAAATGTATAAAAGTAAATGGTTGTGTAGAAACAGCAGCTTTCTCGTAGAAATAATCGCTAGTATTAATCATACCATTGTAAAAATCTTGGTAGAACTCAGAGTTTTTTGAAACAACACCATAACCAGAAGTACCAGTTACTGTTTGACGTGTTTCAATACCAAGTTGACCAATTGTAAACTCGTTATCGTTGTAGTAGAATACAAAGTCACCAGCAGCCGGAGCTGTTCTGATATCTGTACTTGTTACAGTAATTACAATATTTTTATCACCAATAATTGAAGTCATATTGTGTGTAATTGAAGCAGATGTAAGATCAACTTTAATACCAGCAGCTCCAATAATTATTGAATTTGCAAGTACATATTTTGTAACAAGTTCCGTAAAAAATTGTAATCGTCTATATTCAATGTATTGTGCTTTAGTAGCCGCAGCAGTACCAGTAAATGTCATATCTAAGATATTTGTAGCCGTTGCTGCTACAATAATATCTGTACCAACTGTACCAATAGTCAATGGTACAAAGTTGTTTGATACACCAGTTTGAATAGCAACAGCAGAGTAAGCAGCTGAATAAACACCAGCATCATCTTTTTCACGGAAAATATATCCAAGAACAATAGAATTATTTGGGTAATTAGCTGGGAACGTAAGACCTGTAACAGCTCCAATTGCTGTACCTGACACAAACTCTACTGGAGTTCCATCTAACACAGTGAGTGCACCCGTAGGAGCTACATACACAGTATCAATACGATAGAATGAGTTACCAACACCAACAGTACCAGTGATTGCTGTAAATGCTACGGTACCAGTAATTGCAACAGATGCATTATTAATGATTGCTGAACCAAGTGATACAAATGTCATAGACGGTGTAGCAGTTGTTGGACCAACAAGAGCAACGTTCACCATACCTGAGATGTTACCGTTTGTATTAACAGCTGTTCTACCAGAGATTGAATCGATACCGATTACATTTCCAAGTGTATCAAGCGCAGTTGTTTCATAGCTATCAACTTCTTCAATTGTATCTTGGTAAGACATAAAATTAATTTTAGACTTTTCTAATCCAACAAGTGTTTGACCAATTATATCAATATTTCCATTAGGAAGATCTGTTTCAACTGCTGTAATATCGAATGAACAAAAAAGACCAGTTTTATCAGTTTGTGTATTCACCAATGTCTCGATGAAAATGTTACGATTATTTACTGTAAAGTATGGTATAAGCGATGCTGTGTAATCAGCAAGAAGCGATACATTACGATCACGAATAAAATCATCAACTTTATTCTTACGAAGACCACTACCATTAAAATACTTAGACCAATTAGTATCTGCACCAAGCATTGGGTAATTAGACCAGTCACCACCAACAACAACAAGTCGAACCATGTAATCTGAAATTAAGTCATTATAATTCATCCATGTAGGAACATTGTCTTTACCACCATACCATGTCTCAGCAGTGATATCAAATCCTGATGCAGCTGATTTGAACAAAAAGAAACTAATCTTTTTGTCTGATACGTTTGTAAAGTGAATCATATGTTCAGTATCTTTAGCAAAAGCAAGGAACGAATCCGTATCACGCTGCCAAAAACCGGCTTTGTTAAAGAAATCGTCATACTGTCGTGTTGCAATTGCTTCATTATCATATTGTGCTGATAATGAAATTGATGCATAATTTAATTGATCGAGTGATGTTGTCTTGAGCAAGTTCATAGCTTGAACAGGCGCAGTCTGTAGTGCAATATCTATTGTTCGATGAAAGTATGAACCTTTCTTTTCAAGAAAACGATCGATGTCACCGAACGTGTTTTTGCGGTCGGCAGTACTTTTAATAACTACCGGACGGTTAAATACTGTACCCTTACGAGAAAATCCTGGAACGAAGTTGATAATAGTCTCCTGTGGAGCCTGTGTTTCAAACTGCGAACCGTTAACTTCTTCTATGAATACACCTGTACGGTTATAGTCAGACATGTTAAAATCCATTTGTCTTTGAAAACTTTTTTATTATATATTAAGCAAATCTGACTCAAATCCGCTGGTTAGTAGTACATTTTTACCTATGTCTGCGTTGACCGCCGCTATATCGATTTGCACGAACACCGTTACCTTTATTTTTTGCAAGTATTCCACTAAGTGCTTTATAAGATACACCGTTTGGATTATACTCAAGATCAATTGCACCATCTATTAAATATTGTATTTCGTAAGGAAGTTCTTCATAATAAGAATGACACATATTTTTATACTCTTGTGTATCAAAAAACGTACATCCATCTACCAATGTCATCACAACATCATCATGACCTGAATCAGCCTTATAAGTAATATCTCCAGACGGTGTTGGAACCTTAATAAAGTTTTCAACCTGTCCTAGTGTCATTTCCTCATCAATATACATCTTATCCGAATCTACACAGCCAATATAACTTTTAACAAATTCTTTTTTGTTCTTTGTTACTTTTAAACCAATCTTACGCTTTTTATTTTCCTTATTATGTTTATAACGAACCATTATATGTGTTGCATAATCATTGTTACTTTCAAAAACTCCAGGAAGCGCTGCAAGCATAGTGGAACCAGGTCCATTGTACTCGACAACAGCTTTAACACGTTCTGGATCAAGTACCTCAAAATGTAAAATGTAAAATAACTCTGGAAGCTCTTTTTTTGGATCTAAAAAATTTGTATGATAAATAAATGTTTGTTTTAAATAAAATGCGTCATATAACGATTTTACTTTATTTTCAATAAGCCATTCAGGACTTCTTACCATCAGTCTGAAACCATTAATAACACTATCATCTAACTCTAATCCTTCAGAAACATCTGTAGATGTCATCCAATAATAGTCTCCTAACATTTCTGGAGATGGTTGAAATTCTGGATGCCATCTAAACTCGGGTGTTTTAAATCTCAATCGTTTAAAAGCATCAATTTCAACATTCGTATACTTAATACAACGATCTTCAAGCTCTTTAGCTTTCTTTACAGAAAGTACACGTTTTGAACCAGCAATGAATTGAATATTGTATTCTTGATTAAATGCTTCTTCACCACCAATCAATTTAACTTCTTGTTCTTTCCAGTTACTAATATTCATCAACTGAATAATAGGAATTTCACCTTTTATCTTCAGTTCTCTAATTAGTTCAATATCTGTTTTATTGGGTTCATGAAAAATTCTAATCAGTTGTTTATCACCAGTTTCAGTTTGTTCTGATTCTTTAGCTACCTTAAATCCAAATGATTTCAGTTCTTGGTAAACCTCATGTAATGTTAACTCATGATTACGCATTTCAAATATTGATGGATACAATTTAGCATCCATTCTGGTTCCTGTGGTTCCATCTTCAAATTTACCATCTGGAACCTGGTGCCAGTAAACTTTAATAAGTTTGTACATGTTCTTATCTGGATGGCCTTCAGGAAGTTGTGCACCCATAACAAGATCCTTAAATAAGTTAGCACCATTTGGTGTTGATGTAATAACAATCTTTGATCCCTTGATAGATGATACCGTCGGAATCGCTGCTTTATAATAGTGATTAATTGTATTAGGTGGAATGTGTGCAAACTCATCCATATAAAGAAAATCAATAGTAAAACCAATCGCTGGTTCTTTAGAACGTGCTTGTGATTTAATACGACATCCATTGTCAAATACAATAGCTTTACTGTTCCAGTTTATAATACCTGGTTTAAGAAAGAACGGAAGTAGTTTATAAATGTTTTTAATTTTATCAAGAATTTCTATAACAGTTTCACCTTTATTTGCTACGACCATCACCCCTTTATTTGTATTAAAAATACAATAATGTAATAATGTAATTGCTGCGGTTATAGTCTTTCCTGTTTGTCTGGAAGACATATTAAGTGTAAATCTGTTCTTGGTATAGGTATCAAGTACTTTGTACTGATAATCACGTAGTTTCATCTGACGGACCTGTCCGTCTTCTGATTTGATCTTACAGTAAGTATTTGCAAAATAATGTATATCAAGTGCACATTTTGTAAACTCATCAACCTCGTGTTGAGTCCATCCGTACACAACACCTGCTTTTCTCACACCTATCTGGTTTTTAAACCAAGGATTCATATAACGGGGCAAAGCAAAACCTTGCGACTGTTTATCGATGATATCTTCGATGTTGTCTGAGTTAAAGACAAACTGCTTATCAGGAATGGCTAATTTTTGTTTTGTTGCCATGTTAAAAATTAATACGATTTGTGTGGATTATATATGAAAAATACCAGCTTCTACTAAGAAGCTGGTATTTGATTGACATGTAATCCAGAATCAGTCTTGTAGGAACAATTCTTTTACGTCATATATAGGGATCTCCAAGGAGAGTGTGTATCGGTAACCGTTAGGTGATTCTGAGATAACTACTTGAATATCATTTACATAATTTTCAAGATCTGCTATTCCCGCATCGCTATCGAGTGTATAATCGTCAACCAGATAATGATTTTCAATTGTCACACCATCAACTTTGATGGATCCACCGAGACGAGTAGTCTTGCGGTAGTTCACATTCATGTTGATCTCAATGATCTTGGCTACGATATTATCAAGAAAGAACTTAATGTCTTCAGCGATGTCATCGTATCCTTTTTCAAGTGAATCAAGCTGTGGGTTATAATTCAATCCGAAGTTGAAATTGAAGGCGTACTTCTGGAGCATTTGACCTTCACCGAAAAAAAGTCTTTCGTAAATTCCTGCATTTTCCGTTGCGACATCATGGATGGCACCTTTGATATAAGATGCCATTTCTTTATTGATGTCATGAAAACGGTTTGTGTGCTGTTCCATAATTTTTTGAACTTTTTTAGTTCAGACCTAAAGCGATTTGGCGTTTGTTTTTGTCTATGCTTCTAACATAAACATCAAATTCCATACCTGGTTTGTAACTTGATAATGGTTTGTTTAATTGTGTTTCATATACAAACCCTTTTGTATCGTAATCAAGCTCAACAAGTAGACCAAATTGTTTAACACTAATAACTTTTCCTGGAAGGATGTCATCAATTTGAATTGAATCCCAAAGTGATTCACGAAGTACTTGTGTCAAGAAAATTTTCTTTTTCTCAACGTCGATATCTTTTACAAAGAATTCGATTGTTGTTCCGTTTGAAATCTCTCCTTTCTCAAGCAATTCCTGTGCTTGTGCCGACAGATTTGATTTGTGAATCATACCTGTAAGTGCCTCGTTGAACTGAACGAATACACCGAATGGTGCTGTTCCTGTTACGTGGCCGTTGTAAAGTTCCTTTTTAACAAGTTTCTTGATTTCAGCTGAGATCAGTGTTTTGAGGTAAGCTTTACGGGAAGCCAGCATTGAGGTCTTGTTCTCAATCGATTTTTCAATGAAGAAGTTGATCTCTTGTCCAATGATTGATGCTGGATCTGGTAATTTGTTAACATCTGTAAGAATGTGTGGCATAAACATTGCCACCTCTTCGTCATTTACATAGACGAGGACAGTGTAACCTGCGTCATTGTATTCGGTTGGTGTACCGGTCATGATCGTACGGTTTTCGTATGCTGAACGCAGCACATTGTCAACCTCGATCATACGGATTCGGTGCAACGAACCAGTAATAGTGTACTCACGTTTACTATCAGTAATAGATGTGATGTACACTTGAGTAGAACTACCCACCTCGAGTCCATCTAAGATAGACTTCTCCATTGAGTCCACTGGTACGGATACCTGTGCCTTATTATTGATATCGATAATGGCTAATCTGCCATCTTTCGACACCAATATGCCTGTGACTACTGAGTCTGATAGAACGACTGATGATGGATTCTTTGCATTATAAGTTGCATAAGCTATCGCAAATTCCATTGATTGTGCCGTCTCGTCTTCAAACCCAATGTTTGTACCTGTTGCTGTGTTTATCATGTATAAATATTTAAGTATGATTTATACAGTGCCAGCTAATGAAAGTTTAAAAAAATACTAAAATATTTACATCTGGTAATTGTTTCCTGAAATAATATCGACCTTATCTTTGACAAATTCAACATCTAAGAAGTTGTAAGTGAAGGTCATTGTAAAAGTTTTGGATCCAATCACCGCATCATTGTATGCAAAAGTATTATCACTGAGTCCAGTAAAAATAACTTCTCTGAACTGTATATGATATAATGCTGATCTGTTTTCGTCAACAACAGTAACTACAATATTATCATCATATACACGTTTTGTATTTAGATAATGATTTGTTAATATGTCAAGTATCATTAAATAATTTAGATTTGAATCGACATTTTTAAAAGTTATTGTGACAGATTTGTCAAACATATCATATACATTACCTACAGCCTTGTATTGAATTTCTTTTCTTCTAGTAACTTGTGGATTAGCTGCAACATCCATTGTAAATGATGGCATTGTAATTGTGAGTATAGATGAATTAATATAATCAATCACACTTCTATACAATTTTCTTTTAGACCCAAGAAGTCCTAGATAACGCTTCTCTAATCTTTCTGGAATGAAAGAAGGTGAGAGTGTAAATTCAAATTGATTATTGAGTGTTGTTAAATTACTCATCTTACTTTAATCTTTTTAATTGATTTGTTGTTAAACTAACATTCTTAAGCTGTGATATCACATCTTGTTTTAATGAAAACTGTGAAACAATATTTGTAACTCTAACATCATCTACGCCTTTATTAAATGTAGGGCGTTTTACAAGTGATCTACCATTAATTTGTGAAAGAACTTGTGTAATTGGTTTACGTGGTGCATTAGATAATAATTCAAACTTACCATCATATAAAGCCGTTTCAATACCGTTTGTTGTAAGCGTTATATAAAATACATTTGTTTGTGCCTGAAGTGTATTAATCAAAGTCATATCAGCTGACGTGAGTTTAAAGACTACCACACCACCTCCTAAATTAACTTCATTAGAATTGATATACAATGGAACTCTAACTTCCTTAGAGGTTGTCTTAATGATAAAATTTACAGTTGTATTAGCAATTGGAATCTCAAATGGTGAAACATCACTACTTGAACCCTGTTTGTATATCGCAAAACGTAACACATTATCAAATGGTGTGAGCTTAATTGTTAAATCACCAAATCCAGCAAAAGTAGATCCATTTTTTAATGTTGTGACTTCTTGTGCTACAATATTATTTCTATCTGTAAGAACAGGATATGGAACAAATTTGATTTCTGTTTTCTTTTGTGGTCTACGTTTTAAATGTGCACTAAGTACGTCATTTGCTGGTAATGTTAGTTGACTTGGTTTAGAGTTATATAATTTAGGTTTGATTGCATTGGTTACATTAATAGGTGTAACATATTTACCATATTTAGCAACTTCATTCCCCGTAAGTGTAAGTTCTGCTGTTTTTGTAATAACAGATCCATCTACAGCATTAATAAGTTTCATATCAACTCTGATACTTGCTACAGTATTTGTATGTCTAAGCACTGGTCTGTATGTTTCAATTCCTCGAAGAAAATCTTGATAAACATACATTTCTTGTGGTGTTTGAGGAATATTTTCTTCATATACTGTAATTGAATACATAATATAACTTCTACGACCACTTTCTTCAAGCGTATTCATAAATACTTCAAAATCACCAGCTGAACCATTGTAAAGTCCATTAATTTTAAAGTAATCTCCATCATCTGCGTGTTCTATCTTAACACCTAATGTATTATATTCAGGAGCTTGAGATAAATTTGTAATCAATTGTGGTGTTGTAATATATGTTGTCTCACCAAGAATAATAGATTTACTTGATAAAAACCTAAAATCAAAATATACTGGACTTGTTTGTGATAAACCAACACCTGATGTTAAATTGGTATTAATCGTTCCAGGATCTGGAAAATTACCAGTTCTAAGACGTGATTCATCATAAACACTTGGTACATAAAGTGTAATACTTTTTCCCCAAAGTTTTTGATTTAATCTAAATGGTTTTGTTTCATTGACAATCTTAGATTGAGAACCAGGAAGAGATGTATCTAAAAAGAAGTTTGCAAGATTATATGACGTTTGATTACTATAATCCATTGTTGACAAACGTAAATAGAACCCAGTAGCATTTGGAAATACATAATGAATGGGAAACCAAATCTTGATCTTATCAAAACGTGATGGCTGATTGTTTACAAACTGTGATTCCTGTAAAAATGATTTAGTTGTAGGATCTGCAACACCATATCGATTAATTAAACTATCAATTAAATAAAGTTGATCAGGAATTTTGTTATAATTATCCGGATCCGTTGCTGATGCACTAAATGCAAAAGAAGTTGTATTATTCTTTACATCACGAATAATTGAATACTCGTCTTCGTAGAATAATTGATCATCTTGAATAAACTCAATTAGAGCATCTGGATTTACTTGTATGAAACGTGAATTAACAGCCATTGTGTAATTGTTTGGTTATTGACTTTAAAGTATATATTGTATCACTAATTTCTAGGCTGAAATAAAAATGGCTTAAAAGTGTGCCACATATGATATATAAATACTATAGTCAAACATATACATAATTGAATTTAAAAACTGAACACAGACAATGAACAAAACAAGAGAAATAATCTACATACTTGCAATAGTCGTTATGGGCTTAATTGGAGCCTATATGTGGAATAACAATAATAATGTGAACGAACGATTTGATCGATATGAACAAACAATCACAGCTCTTAATGATTCAATTCATAAAGAGTTTGAAGATGGTAAATTAGTGTGGTCAAAACAGTCACCTGAGATTGATATTAATGATCTTGTAAATTCCGCTTATTTTAAAACATTATCAAAAGAACAACAAGCGTATTATAATGAATTAACAAAGATCAAAGGTCTAATTGTATCATCACAAGCAGAACTTCAACGTCAAGGATTTATTCTTGAAACACTTGAAACAAACCCAGGAAGGATGATTGGTGACTCTATATTATTTGCAAAGGGTACTGAACTTACTTTTGCTGAAGCTGACACCAGTAAGAATCTACAATGGAAATCATCAATAAAATTAGATGAATCTATAGTTTTTACTTTTGATTATGATTACAGGTTTAATATTCAAACAACATATGAAAGACAAAAAGATAAATCAATACTTGTAAAATATAAAATTGATGATCCAGATTTAAAAATTAATTCTATGCAAAATTATATCATACCAACAGATCAACCCAAGTCAAAATTTGGAAAATGGTTTCAAAAAAACAAAAAACCTATATTCATGACTGCAGGTGGACTTATTTTTGTTGGTGGTGGTATTACCGGTTACAGTCTAGCAAAATAAAGTATTGACCGTTGATATATAAAAACAAAAATATAACAATCATGTTAAAAACAAAAGAACAAATCCTTGTAGAACGACTTGGTTCAATTAACGAATCAACATTTAAGATGGGTGATATGTGGAATGTCCGTGCTACATTTGAAGTTCCTAGATCACTTATTAATGCTTTCGTAAGCAAAGCTAAAAAAGAAAATGGTGTAGATCCACGTGAAATGTTTAGTGACATGGAAATGGCTGAGCTTTTTATATCTTTTATTAAATCAACATATTTGAATATTGAATCTATTCCTGTTGCTAAAATTATAGGTGAAATGAGTGCAGCTCCAAGTGAGGCAACAGACACAATTGAACCAGCACAACCATTAGTACAAGAAGAACCAGATAATACCGGTACTGTTACAGGTGAAATAAATGAACCAGCTGCGCAACCTCTCGTACCTGTTCAAACTGAAGAGCCATTAGCACAACCAGGAGTTCAAGTTCAAGCTCAACCAGGAGTTCAGACACAACCTGTACAATAATCCAGTTTATAATAATACTATATAAAAAGAAAAACAAAAAAATATGTACACTACAGTTAATCAGTTTATCGCTGAACGCAAAAATGCGCGTCTCAACGAAAACATCCTTGATGGTGTCGACGGTGATGCAACAGCGCAACCGATTGATACTGATGTACAACCTGGAGCACAAGAAGAAGAAGTATCTGACGAACTTACTTTTGATGCGTTTAAGGATGCTTACATGGCAAAATACAATGACTATACAGCTGAACTTGAAGAAGGTCAGGATGCAGAGCCAGTACTCAGCGACGCGCAATTAGAAATGATCTTTGATGTAATGAACTCACTTGAAGAAACTTCTGAAACTGACGTTCAAGATGGTGACGGTATGGGTATGGGTATGGATGCTCAACCAGGTGCACAAGAAATGGATGCTACAGCTCTTGAAGAAGGATTAGGTTCATTCTTTAAAGGTGGTACAAAAGAAGAAATTGCTGAAAAGAAAACAGCATTTGATGCACGTATTAAAGAAATTGAAAGTAAATTCTCTGGAAAGACTCTTCTTTTCAAACAACACGGAGATAATAAAACAGTTCCTTACTCTGCAGATATTGCAAACAAAGTTGCAGCTAAGAACAATTACCTTGGAACACTATCTACATTCAATCAAGCTGATAAAGTTATTGTAATGTACAAAGAAGGTGCTAAAGGTCTTAACAAACTTGCTGCTGGTACAACAAGCCAAACAGCTGGAGCGTAAGTTCTACAAAATTAAATAAAAGCAAAGCCGATCAAATTTGATCGGCTTTTTTTATGCGCTTAAAATTTCTTTATCTAATTCAGTTAAAAACTCTACACCCAAATCACTGATTTTATCCAAGATTAAATCAGCTGTTAAATTATTACGTAAGAATTTTTCAAGTGATACCAATGCGTTTTCATCTTTGAAAATATCACTCATGAATTTGTTTTTTTGAATTTCTCCAGTTAAGATGAAATCAGTGATATCGATTTCTTCAATAAGAATTTCTGCATCAACAAATACAGTACGAAGACGATTAATTTTGTACTCAGGTAAGAATGCTATTGCAATCTCATTGTCTTTGTAAGTATCAAATACTAATTCATCAATTTCGTCTTCAGTTAAAAACTCTAACATAGCTTTCCCAATAGCGAAGATTTTATCTTCTTGTGTATTGTTATCGAGATTTTGAATTTTAAAATAAGTAACTGACATATTGTATTTATTAATTGAACAATACGAAGATAGCAAAGTATTTGATATAAAAAAACTTTTACCGCGTTTTTTTCAAAAAAAACATCAATTAATTTATCCAAGCGATCGTAAATAACCAGCAAAGGTTACAACATTGCACTCATTTTTTCGTGCATGGAATAGATCTTTGTCAGTAAATCCAACTGTTATATGAAGATCTTTGTCAGCAAATCCAGCATCACAACGTATTTTCTGAATGGTATCAGAATTAACAACGACAAACATTGTTGTCTGTTCGTTCTTCTCAATTGATCCAACACCTTTGAAAACTACATCATCAATAGTGGTACCAGCATAATGTAAACAATCAATATTCTTTTGACATTCCATTACGTTGAACACAGTGATGTGGTATGTTCCATGATTACGTGCAAGCAACTTCTCATTGTACTTGTCAAAATCAGAGATCTTATCAGTAAGTCCTGTGATAATTTCTTTTATGAAATCACCATCAATAACGATCGCGATGTAATCATTACCTAAAATATCTTGTATCTTTTGAAGTTGCATTTGCATGTCTCGAATATAGTAAAAATAATTGACTTAAAGCGTAAGTCGTGTAATATTTGCGAAATGTTCCAGAATTTTTTCTGTATCATTTGTTTCAAGAATCCAATCCTCCATTGCTTCAAGGTTTGCGAATGAATCAGAAAATGCGTGCATTGCTGTTCCAAGAAATTTACCTGATAATGTCGGGTAGGCTTCCATAATCAATCTACCATTGTACAAAGCATGAACTGCACGTTTACGTTCTTCTTTTTTCTCAAGGCCTCTATATTTTCTAAAAAACCCTGGAAAAGATGCATCAATAAGTGCAAGGTACGCTTTCTTATCATGATAGAAATAATGGTATTGTTCTCTACCGATTTCTTTCATTGGTGCAACGTGTTCAACGAATGCCGCATAAGTTGCACGTTTCTGATCACGTTCACGGTTGATACGATTCAATGTTTCAAAATCAAACATCCAAGGATTGAAATATTTTGAAGATGTAACAAAGTCAAAGATCTCTTGCAGATTGTCGAATCCTTCATCGTATCTCGCAACATCAAATCCAAGAAATGCAAGGGCTTTACGGTAATCAGTAGTGATAACAAATTCACCGAGTTTCTTACCATCGATTGTGTATTTGTACACCAATCCCTTGTAACCCCATTTCAAACCGAAACGATGTGCAACCTTTCCAATTAAATTTCCACAATCGTTCCAAGCAAAATATGATAAAGATGTTTCATATGCTTTTTCTGGTGTTATGATAATGTCTACTTGTAATTCTTTATATTCAATTGAATAAACATGACCATTCTTAAAAATTTCTTTCGATTGAAATTCATCAACAAAGAATTTCTCAAAGTCTATATTTTTATCCGTAGCCATACATACAAAATCTGCATCACCAAAACTAGGTTTAGATCGAAAATATTTTGGCATATCTACTTTTGGAAATACCTTCAATAATTTCTCTTTAATCACTGGTGCGATTTTGTCGAACTCATCTTTTTGATATCGTCTAGTAAATGTATTTTTTAGTGCTTGACCGCCCATTTTTATAATTGTTTTTAAAAATTTTTAAAATTAATATTGAACCCAAAATCTTTACAAAATTCAATAGCCGCTCGATAAAAACAATAATTTGGAACTGGAAAAAATGTAAAATTAGAAATTTTGAAAGTTACCAATGTTTTTTTTTCAATAAACATTATTCTTTCAAGTTTTTCTCTTTTTTGTAAACTGTTATTATATGGATGATGGAAAACACGATACACCCAAGTTGTTTCACCTTTTTGATCAATGGTTACAAAATCATTTACACCTTCTTCTAATTTTTTATTGAAAGCAGATTGAACGGCACCGGAATGTGATATACCATTGAATTCAAATCCAGAATATTCAGTATATTGACCACCAGCTTTCAATAAGTGTTCTGTAAGTAACATTACAGGATTGATGAATTTTTTTGCAGTTGAAAGTTTATATTTATTAAAGAAATCTACACGCTGCTCATATGTGTACACAGATTGATAATCAATCTCAGCACATAAATCCTTAAATGATTGAAATTCATTTTGTGAACCTTCCATGTTTTGTTTCTTATTTAGATTACAAATATAGGTAAAATTTATTTACCTTGTACTTCTTTTAGTACTTTATATTTTGTTTTTAGCATCACCGCGACTTCTTTTACTCGTGCGCCAGTTGTTTTATGAAATGATTCTTTACTGATAGTAATCAGCTCATCCCATAATCCTTCTAGCTCGGTAAGATCGTTTGTCGCATTTGCTCGTGTCTCAATATCTCTGATTGTAGTAAAGATTTTTTCAGCAATTTTCATTATTCGATACATGCTGTAACCACCACCAATCATGATAAGACATACTAAAATAGTTCCCATACACATTTGTTTAGATTACAAATATAGTAAAAATTCTGGATATATAATGTATGATTACAGATTTTCTTGAATTTAAAAAATATCAACTCATCCGTGAATTCAATTCATCGTTTGAAACTGGCTATCTTGATACATTACCATATGGTATGCGTGAAGACGTATTGATGATTAAGAATGATATTCAGGAAGAAAGTAAAAAGAATGTAAGTTTTAAGAAAGTCTTTGCTGAAGTACTTGATAAGATTGTAACGCTTCCATACACAATGAAACGTGATATAGTGAAGTATGCTTTGGTAGCTTTTGCTGGATCAATTGCACTTTCTGATATTAGTTACGCTTTTGGTTCTACAAAAGAAGCAACAAGTAATGATTATACAAAATTAAAAAAAGATACAATTTCACTATTTAGTGATCTTAAGATCGGTTCAATGGAAGATATAGATATGACACAGTTTAAAACTCCAACAACATATTCTGATACACTTATAGATTTTCTAAAACATGAAGAAGGTCGTAGTGGTAAACCTGTACTTACAGCATACGATATTAAAGATGGTATGATTACTATTGGATATGGTCATGCTGAACGTAAATCAATTACAAAAATGCGAGCAAATGTTACAACTATTACAGAAGATCAAGCATTAGATTTACTTTTAGAAGATATTAAAGATGCACAAAAAGGTGTAGACCGTATTATGCGTGATATGAAAGATGAAAAGTGTAAAGTGTTTGTATCACAAAACATGTATGATGCTATGATCTCGCTTACGTACAATATGGGTATCGGTAACATGCGTAAATCTGATTTCTTAAAGAAACTCAAGGCAGGCGATATTGAAGGTGCTACAAAGCAAATTCTTGTACAAAACGTTACTTATCCAGGACATGTTAAGAGACGTAAGAAAGAAGCATTCTTATTTGGTCAAAAAGTTGCTGTCAAACTTGATCAGCTACTTGCAATTAAGTAATTATTCCGGTAGTTCCTGAAACTGCAACTGTTGCAGTTTTGATATAAGCAGTTATTTCGTTAGCTAGAATTTTTGATACATCTTCAGCCAGAATTTTTGTGTGTTGTTTTGCAAGAGCTGTAGCCCATTCACGGGCAATGACTTCCCACAGTTTTTTCTTGTATGCCTCGGCATCAAAATTACCTTTTGGTATATTTTTTGACATTACTTTATCTAATTGTTCTTGGATATGATAAATTCCGTCAGCTTTATCTTTGAGTGCTTCAAATAATTTATTTTCTAACTTTTCAAACTCTGATTTGAGTTTTAATTCTAAATTAAAAGGAATTAATGGCATTACAAGAATTTTACTGTTTTTATACTACTCATGATTGACCCAAGTGTAAATCGTTTATGATTTGTTGCCTCAAGCATTACGTAAAGATGATTCACACGCATGTCATTTAATACATTTGTTACATCTGTTGGAACAATTGTTCCATTAGCTTCGATACATGCTTCAATACCATCATTAACAGATTGACAGAATACATCATATGTCATATCCACCCATACAGTAGGATCCATATCATTATCAAGCATATCATCGTAAACAAGTGAATTAAACATTGATAAGTTTTTTTTCCATTTTGTATAATCAGATATAAAATCTTCTGTATAGTATTCGCGTGCTTTTTCTTTCAATGTTTTGGCATCATTAAATAGATGCACATTTTCCCAAAAATCAATAATCATTTTTCTGTCTCCTTTCTAATAAGTTCAATACGTTTAACTTCTTCTTTGACGTCATTTGGAAACATTTCACATAATGTGTATATATCCTGCATATTCATATCATTGAACTCCATTACTGATTGCCAACCTTTAATTTCTGGATCTTTCTTTTTTGTTGGGCCTTTCCAAAACCAAAATGGAACACGTGATTCACGTTTCATAAACATAAACCATATATCCATTGCTGTAGCTTTATCAATATTTTTATCATTAAATTTTTGTGCATGGATTGGATATTTTTTAGACATATAGCGATTGATAATAAAGAAAAAATCTTCTTTATCTTTATCACTTAATGAATTCCATTGTATTTTATTTTGGAACATACAGTTCACTATAGTTTTAAAATCCATGTTTTTTTAATAAAAGTTTGTTCTTTTCTTTAATTATGTGGTATCCTTTTATAACGCCTTGATCAATCAAATAACGAATTGTTCTTGTTGCACCGATATCGCCTTTGTAATGATGTTTGATATTCTTCACAAGTGCTGTCAGGTATTCCTGATCCTTGTGTTCCATGTATTCATTAATATTTTTAACAGTAATCTTAAACGGTGTAACATATTCATTTTGCGCATTAGATGCTAATGTTAATTTTTGCTCGTCATACAATGTAGGAAATTTTGGATGATCACATCTTGTTGGTTTAACAGTTACATGGTATTTACCACGAGTTACATTGACTTCCATTACGCCAATACCTAATAATTTACATACTTCACGAGCAAATTTTCGTGAAGACATGTTCTTGTAAGTTGCTGGAACAATAATGTAACAATCATGTGCACGATTTTTCCAGTAATAAGCCTGTTCAAGTACTTTAAATGTAAATGAAAGCTTTGCTTCAAATACAATTGTGTGATTATGATTTGGATGATTAACATCTTCAACACGTGCATACATATCGCAGCGTTTGCTTCCACCACCTTTCATGCAAACCTCAGCATACGTAGTGTATCCAAGCTCGTTCAGATCACCTCTGACGTATTCTGTGAGTTCTGATTCAGTCATTTGTTAAAGCGATTTACGCTGTCGTATGTATTCAAAAATGTATCCATCATATCTTGCATTTTTGCAGAAGAAAAACTTCGATTTGGAACAATATCAAAAGTGACAAGTTCCAGCATCCATGTCTCTGTACTATATACTTGGTTTTCCTGCCTTTGTTTAGACTTACGTAAATCAATAGGTTTAGAGTGATTGAAATTAACCATTATAAATAATCTTCAATCTTTTCAACAATTTCGTTCATCACCCAGTCTGGGTAATTTGTCCACTTAAGTTCAATTAATTTAGAATTTAATTTGATATTGTCTCGTACTGTTCTACGAACGCCATGAGGCAGTTCAATGTTTTTAACACGCTCTAAACACATCACAACATCATCAAAAAATTCTTCATCAATTATGTAATGTGTATTAACATTAGCATTGTAAAATTCCCAAATCTTACGTGCTCCTGCTTTTCCAATTCCAACAATCTTGCTAGTTTTTGTAAGTGTTTGATAAACTGAATCAATATTGTCACCCTTATCACCCATAACTATTTTCTCAAACAATCGTTGGTGATGATTGACCTCAACATTCTGCCAATTAGCAACTATCCGATCGAAGAACTGTACATTTGCTACCGAATTGTCAAGTTTGAATACATCGTTACCGGTATTTTTACCAAATGCGTCACGCCAAATTTCCCAACCTTCAGGTAAAACAACAAGTTCAGAACCCATTGTATCAGCTACTTGAATATGAATAGTTGTACGCTTGTCATTTACTTTGAAATTTACAAGCTGATACATATCCTGGTCAGAAGAAATAACAACAGTGTTATTTCCATGTTTGTTTCCATATTGTGCTGTAAAAGCAATCCAATCATCACCTTCAATATTATCACCTTCAAATACTAAATATTTTTTAGTCATTTCAGCTTTCCATTCAGCATAAATGGTAAATACATATTCCCAGTCAATATCTTCTTGTTTTACACGGTTCTCTTTATACTTGTTAAGGTATTCTTTTCTCCATGATTTTTTTCTTGAATCAGAAACAATAATGATTTTATCCCACTTATTCAGTGCAATATATTTATCAATGTTGTTTGTCAACAGTTGTTCAAGATTACCATATATTTGGTTTGCTTTATGAAGTGCAAATACTGCCTTCATAAGCAAATAATTTCCATCAAAAATTATCCACATACTTACTTAAATAATATAATGTAATGATACTGGTTGTGTTTTACCGTTATTATCAACGTAAGTAAAATATACTTTTACATCAGTCACTTTGTCTGTAATTGTTGTATAATCTTTTACACCAGCATCTCGTTTTAATTCATTAACAACTGTTTCAGTTTTCCATTTAAGGTCAACAGCGGGAATCATTCCTACAATGTTTTGTAATTCTTTTTTAAATTCTTTTACAGAAAAATCTGGATGTGAAAATTTAACAGTACTAATATATTCCTGAACGTTGGTGCTGATGATTTCAGTCCATGCATCTTTGTGTGCCATGTTAATTTATTTTGAATTTTTAATAGTTTCTTGAATCTGATAGATATAAGAAACAGCAAGAACAACTGGATCTAAAATATTACCTGAAGCAAATAATGCTGAGTATTCTTTGTAAAGATCTGTTAGCTTTGTAATTGCTCCAATATATTCTGTTTTTTCTTTGAAAATATATTGACAAAGTGGTCGTCCGCATAATTTGAGCAAATTATCAATACTATCACCGAATGATTCAATTACCCAATTATATGTTTTCTCTGTATCTATACCCGAGAAAACAATATTATAGAAATCAACATTCAATGATGTATTTACACCTTGGTTGTAGCCTCCTACTTTTTCCACACGCTGCAATGCTTTGAGCACACTTCTAAGATCAGGAAAATTAATATTGATTAGTGATTTTACTTGATCCTCGTTGATCTCGAGGTTGTTTTTATCAACAATGAGCATACAACGTTCAAAGTATTCATCTTTCAAGAAATTTGCTTCTATTTCGTTTTCTGGATCAAATTTAATTGTCGTAAAACGTGAAAGCATTGCTGGTGATATTTTGCTAAGATTATTACATGTTGCAATAAAACGTACATTATCTTCATGATCTTCAATGAATGCACGAAGAGCTTCTTGATATTTTGCCGATACACCATCAAATTCTTCTAGCCAAACAATCTTAGTACCATTGTCGCTGAAAATATCACCTGTACGGCAAAAATCCATAACACGATCTTTTAAATCTTCTACAGAAGAGTTAAAACTAGCATTTACTTTTAATGCATGATCACCAGCGATAATATTAGCTAAAGATGATTTACCATTTCCAGAAGTTCCAACAAAAAGATAATTTCCTGAAAGAACAACATTTTCGTCTTTATCAAGCAATTCTTTTCTAATTCGAGGTAATAAGATCATTGCCTCGATAGTTTTTGGGCGATAACGCGCCCAGTATAATTTTTTTACAATTGTATCACTCATGTTGCTTTTACATCTAAAACAAGAAAGTGTTTAGAAATAATTAATTATTTTTTTATGCCACATATGTATTATAAGCACATAGTGCACGTATAGAAGAAGATTTCTGGTATATAGTTTATGGCAGAACAACCAAATTTTAACGATCCATACAATTTTTCAGATGTTTACTTGCGAAATGTCGCTGTAGGATTTTGTGCTTTCATCAAAGATAAGCTCACGTGGAAGAATCATTCACAAGAGAATGGAACATATGATGTAGTATTACCAGTTAATTATGCACTATTAGGTGATGAACGTTATATTCTGGATGCATTTTTTGATGATGTTCCTGATAAACGTGTGAATATGAACACCGATCAAATACCGCGTGCTGTAATGTCTGTAACAAATTGGGATGTTTTGAATGAAGATTTTAGTAATCCCAATGTTTGGCACAACATTCTTGTATTATCGGATAGTCCTGAATTAGAAGAAGGTGAAGAAGAACTTATACAGATTGCCTCACAAATTAAATGGGTTCCATTAAAACTGACTATCAAAGTTGATGTTCTTTTGGATAACGTTGGTGATGTGTTTAAAGCATGGCAAAATATGATGAAAGTATTCTTTATGTATAAGTACTTCAACTATACCTTTGAAAGAATGCCATTAACAGCCAACTTTAATTTCATTGGAACAAATGATAATCCTGTAGTATTAGAATCAAATTATGGTACACAAAAGGAATTATTAGTTTCAACGTATAACTTTGAAATTAATACATATTTTCCTATTATTGATCCAACAAGTAAATTATTTGCTAACGATGTACACCGCTGGGACGTAGGTATCAATCAATTTGGCGCAAATCCAAATCTTCCTGGAATGAATGGTGTACAGTGATTATTTTCTACAGAAAAGCATTAATATATAATAAAAATTACAAACCGACTTTGGTTATATGAAATCATTAAAATTAAAACTGTTGGAATACCGTATTGGTCTTAAGGACGAACAGTCGGAAGTTGATGCAATTGTATCTGAACACATCAATCTATGCGATTCATATTCTGAGCATGAGATATTCAACTCACTTTCTTCTACATTAAACCAGTATTCATTCTATGATTCTGTTCCAGTGTTATTAGAATCAATTGATTCTGAACTTAAGAATAATACACTATTGTATAATTTAAAGGATCTATATGCGAAAATTAATCGTATGCCTAATGGTTTTCTTTATGAATCAGCATTGACTACTCTCATAGAGTGTATTAATGTCACTAACGATGAAGATCGCAAGATCAAGATTCTTAATGATTTGAAAATGTATGAGTGGATCTTTGAGGTTAAAATGTTTCTTAGTGAACTTGCAACAAATCCACAAACAAAACAAAACTATTTGTCAAAAGGTGGTAAAATTGATGATGTATTTTCAATTGTATTAGAAGTAAATGCTGGTGAATATGCAACATATATTGCTGAGAAATGGTTCTTAATGAATGACCAAGGTATTGGTGCAACACTTCTTGAAAATCATATTAACGATCAAGATACGCTTCGTAAGATACGTACGCTTGAAGATGCTATGAAACGTTCTAAGATTACTGAGAATCATATTACATTTAAAATTGCTGAAGAATTAACTGTAACATTTGAAACAGATACTAAGAAGATCTTCTTGAACGGTGATGAGGCTGACAAAGATGCAACACTTGAAACACTTTTCAACTCACCGCTTATCCCTTTTATGGGTAAAGCTTACTACCCGATCTTGAAAGAGACGTACAACAACCTTGACAAGTTCATGAAGGTTGATACAGTGAAACACATCTACAACATTGGTAATGCTGCATTCGAGTGTTTCGTATTCAACTATAAAGGAAAACTTGCACAGTATAGAATCGACCGTCACATCGGTGAGTCTTACAGAACTTTTGATAATGCACTTCCGCTTATTGAAAATGTAATGCATGAACTTGGAGCTGATATTACATTCTTCTTTGAATCGGTACTTGATGGTGAACTTAAAAAACGTACAGATCTTGAAAAACAAGAACGTGTATTAATGGAAAAACTTACTGACGTTGAGAACGCAATTATTGCAATCAAAAACGAAGGAATTATTCTTAAAGAAAGTACTCAAGTTCAAAAAGTTTATAATGGACTTTTAAGCAAACGTCATCAAATTTCTGAACAAATTAAAATCGTAAAAAACGAGAAGATAAAGTTCATTTAAGAACACTATAACACATTAATATGAAAAGTGCTTGGTTAACCAAGCACTTTTTTTATATAGCTCAAACAAGTCTGTGTATTTCATATATAAACTGTGTATAAAAACACGAGATATGAAGCCTAGATGGTACAAGCAAAGAAAAATCCAGTTAATGATGTTGAACTGACGTATAACATTATCCTTTCTAAAGGACTTGGGAGATTAACCAGAGTTGCTGAACAGCAAATTTATGTGCTTGTTCAAAACGCCATTCGTAAGAATGAAAGTAAGTTCTTCAATGAAGACGATAAAAAAGATTCCATCCAAACATCTTACCTGAACATTCTACAAAACTGGCAGTCGTTCAATCCAGATAAAACAAACAGTGCCTTCGCATACATTACCGAAGTACATAAACGATCAACTACAGAATTCATTGGTACATGGTATAATAAGAAAGGCCTCAAAAAAGAGGAACAAGATACGATTCGAACAGTTAGTATTAACTCATCGAATAACGGTCAGGGACTCTACAACCTTTAAAATACCACACTATGTAAATATGAATTTTCCAACATTTGAACAGTTCAGAGAAGAACTAAGAGCAAAACTAAGAGCAAAACTAAGAGCAAAAGCAATAAACGAAAAATCTGAAGACCAGTCGTATTCATACGGTTGCGTAATGGGATATTTTAGCACAGGTGATACAATTGATGTAGAGCTTGATGAAGAAGATATTTACAACAATGAAGAAAATGAGTTTGGACGCGAAATTGCACCACATGTTACTCTTTTGTATGGTCTTAAAGATGATGAAATTGATGAAGATGAGATGATTGAATTTTTATCTCATTTAGCTCTTCCACAAGTAGTATTAAAACAGTCGTCATTATTTGAAAATGATGATTTTGATGTATTGAAATGGGATATTGAATCACCGGCTCTTAACATCTTGAATAAAGCAATTTCTGCTACATTTCCTAATGAAAATGAATATCCAGAATACCACGCACATGAAACGATTGCATACATGAAATCGGGTACAGGTAAGAAATATACAAAGGTACTTGACACACCAGTACAAAAACAAATTGATATTTGGGTTTACTCTAAAGCTGATGGTAAAAAAATTGCTATTCATGCACCAAAAGCTGATGATGTTTATATTGAAGAACTTCGTACAGCTACTTCAGAAGAAAAAAAAGAACTTCAAGAAGAAACTACAGTTGAACAGATTATGTATGAAGGATTCACTATCAATGCAAAGACGAAAGATCAGCAGAAGTTTTACTTTACAGTACTTCAAGAAGGTGTATACAAAATGGGTATAAAAGGTCCTACGACATATGATCAGGGACTTGACGCTTGTAAAAGCTACATTAATAATAACATGATAAAATAAGATGGCACAGAAACCAAATAATCCTGGTAAGTATCACCAAGGTAAGTATAAAATACAAAATCCACAAAAATATATTGGAGATCCAACTGATATTGTTTTTCGTTCTTCATGGGAATATAAATTCATGGTATATTGTGATATGAATGAATACGTATTACGTTGGGGATCTGAGGTATTTAAAATACCTTATACAGATTATGTTGGTCACGGACGTACATACATACCAGATTTTTATCTTGAAACGCGTAACACAAAGATTCCTGATCTTATTAATCGATATATTGTTGAAATTAAACCTGAACAGGAAATACGTGAACCAGAGATTCCAAAAAATATATCACAAAAAAAATTAAAGCAACTTGAGTACCAATTAGCAACGTGGCAAAAAAATAAATACAAATGGGTACATGCTGTTGAGTGGTGTAAAACACGTGATATGAAATTTTGGCTTGTAACTGAAAAACATTTGAACATGTACAAGCAATGATATGAAGAATGATTTTTTTATTAAAGGTGTTAAAGAAAAACACAAAGAATATGGAACAGATTTGTACTTAAAAAGTATGGAGTTTTTTTCAAATGAAATTAACAATTCTAACAGTGTAGTTGTGCAACAAGTTCGTGCAAATAAATTGTTAAAGGGTAATTTTTATTTTATGTTCTACGATTTAAGTGGTAAGACATCTAAGATGGAAAAATTTAATCCAATTTTATTGATTGATTGGATTGATCGTGATGGAACAAGAAAATTGTATGGTTTATCTATCAATTTTATACCAGTAGCTATTCGTGTTATGTTTTTTAATAATGTATTGAATTTTAATCTTAGTATAATTGAAAAAAATACAACAAGAAAAATAGAAAATGAATTAACACTTGACTCAATAAACTTTGCAAATATATATAAACTACTAGGTGCAATTGGATTTGAATGGGCTATACGTGAATTTGATATCAAATTAGTCAATAAAATTTATCATGTATCAACAAATATTTTGACAGAATTCTTAACTATGTCAACATCTCGTTTTACTGGTGTTGATGATGGAAAACTTGTTCAGATTTGGAAGAAAAAAATAATGGAACAAGAAGCACGTCATAAGAAAATAATAGCAGAATTATTAAATGATTATGGAAAAATGAATAAAGAATTAAATTCAACATATGAATCACTTGACAAACGTAATGAGAACCTACAGGAATCACTTGCGTTAATAAACAAATTGTTTTAAACTATAAATGGCAGGACATAATCCATATAGACAACAAAATACAAATATGCTGGCGGGTCTTGTACCACAACAAGGGTCAGGATTTTTTGGTAATGCACTTACACGACTATCAAAATTTAGTAGACGTTACGGTGATGCTATTTTGACTAATGCTAAAGGTATACATGCTAACGAAGAGCGATCTATGATCACCGATTCTGATGGTTTTAGTTATGCACGTTTCTCAAGTAAAATGAATGCAATTATGCAAGAGAAAACTTCTATTGCATCATTGTCAGCAGATTATGCAACAAAGTTACCAATTTTACAAGAATATGCTAAGAAAGGTGACATTAGTACATTTGTTACAAAAATGACAAATGAACTTATAGTTTATGGTAAAAATAAACGTTTCTGTGATATGGTTGATATGCCAAAAGAATATCCTGAAACAGTTCGTGAATCTGCTCGTGATATCTTCGATAATATTTATGATATGTTTGGTTTTAATATTAAAACACAAGCTTGGGATATTTGCCGCGACTGGCTTGTAGAAGGTTACATATCGTATGAAATTATCTATGATGACAAGCGAAAAAACATTATAGGATTTCAGAAATTAGATCCACGTACATTAATGCCTATTTCAGATCCTGAAACAAAAATCATATTTTGGCTACAAACAATTCCTGAAAGTAATGTTCGACGTTTACTTATTGATGCCGAAGTTATTTATATTTCATATGCTGGTGGATCTACTTATATGGAAACATCTTATGTTGAACCACTTATTAGACCATATAACGAATTGAAAAGTATTGAACGCTCACGTTTGATGTTCAACCTTATTAATGCGACAATGCATAAAAAATTCGGTATTCCAACAACGGGTTTAAGTCAAGCACAAGCAGAACAGGAAATCGCAACATTAATTGCAGATTACAAAGATTACGTTGTGTTTGATGATACAACCGGAGAGATCTATATCGACGGTTCTAAGGACCTTCCATACTCAAAAGAGTATTGGTTCCCTAAAGGTGAAGATAATTCACCAGAGATGGAGATTCTACAACCAGGTGGAGCAGATCTTAATGAAAGTGATATACTTAATTGGTTTAAGAATGCATTTAAAGATGCTACTAAATTTCCATTAACTAGACTTGATAAATCAATAGGTGGTGGTAACATTTACATGATTGGTGGAGATATGACACATGATGATAAAAACTTTGACCAGTTTATCGACCGTGTTCAAGAGATTTTCAAAGAAATTCTTGTAAAGCCATTACGCACACAACTTTGTTTAAATTTTCCAGAACTTGAAAAGAAAAAAGATTTTGATAGTGATGTAGACATTACGTTTTATGGTAATTCGGAAATTATTGAAGCAAAAGCATTAGCAAATTTACAAGCTAAAGTAAACATTGTTGGTGAACTACAAAATGCATTTAAACGTGATGAAGATAAATCATTCTTTCACCATGATTTCTTAGCTATGAAATACCTTGGGTTATCTGAAGAAGATCTTAAGCTTAATGAAAAAATGTGGCAAGAATCTCCTGGTGGTGGTGGTGGAACACCAGGAGATACAAGTGGTGGCGGAGGCGGTCTTGGCGGCGGTGATATGGGTGGAGACCTTGGTGATATGGAAGGTGGCGATATGGGAGCTCAACCTGATTTAGGTGCTGATGACACTGCTGGAGCGCAACCAGAAGCTCCGACTGAAGAACCAGTTCAATAAACAAAATATAAAACAAACAAAAATATAAAAGGGACACTAATAGTGTCCCTTTGTTTTTAGGAAAAATATGGTCGTTTGGGTTCAATATATAGATAATAAAAAATGTTTTAACTATTATGGAACAAAAACACGTGCTTATAGTTGAACGAGGTGGAGGTAAGCTGGTTCAAGAAAGTATTCAGGAACCTGCTACTCTCGGTCGACACAGACCTAAGCTTAGTGGTAACTTTACTCAATTTGATGTTGAGAACAGAAATAAACGTTACTATACAGCTGAGAACTTCGTTCCTGTAATGAACAGACTTCTCGAAAAGAAACAAACTTTAGGTGTATTATACGGTGAATTCGATCACCCAGATGTATTTGATATTGCTGGTAAGAATGTATCACATACAATTGATAACCTTGTTTACAATGAGGCAAACAACTGTATTGATGGTACTATTAAGTTATTAAACACAAGACTTGGTAAAGATGCTCAAGCAATTATTGAAGATGGTGAACCAATCTTTGTATCTTCTCGTGCTGCTGGTGTAACAAATGCTAGTGGTGTAGTTGCACTTAAAGAACTTTTCACATACGATATTGTACTTGATCCAGGGTTTGCAACTTCTGTTATGAGTGTTAACGAATCATATGGTCATTCAATAGGAGACGATGTTGCTTATCGTATCTATGAAATGAATGATTCACAAGTAAACAATTTGTTTAAAGACAACAAAAACGATCAAAGAACACATATGGACATCAACGAAATGCGTCTTCTCTTAACTGACGAAGTGGCTAAATTGGAAGCTAAAATTTTTGCTTCTATTCAAGAAGGAACATCTTCACCTGAGGATGTTAAAGCAATTGTTAACGAACATGCTATGGTGAAAGAAGAATTGGAACAAGTTAAGAAATATCTTGGTGAATTTCAAAAGAAAATCACTCACCTCATGCAAGAAAATAAAAAACTTTCTGATAACAACCAGAAATTAACTTCTGAGTTGAATGAGACAAATGCATATAATAATCACATTGCATCAGGACTTAATAACATTAAAGAAGATCTTACTAAAATCGAAACACGTGTTTCTGATACTGAAGGTTTTGTTGAACATGTTGCTGAAAATACACAAGCTAATATACTTTTCACTGAAAGTGTTGCACGTGAAACTGAAATTGCACAAAAATTTGCTGAATATGTTGCAAATGAAACTAAAATTACACAAGGATTTAGTGAGCATATTGCAAATGAAGCTAAACTTACACGTGAATTCAGTGAATATATCGCAAATGAAAGTAAAAACACACGTGAATTTGCTGAATATGTTGCAAATGAAGCACATACAGTTCAAGGTTTTATTGAATACGTTGCTAATGAATCTAACAAAGATGAAATTTATTTAAGTTACATTGCTGAGCAAGTTGATGGTATTGTTGGATATAATACCGAATTGGTTACACGTTTAAAAGCAACAACACCAGTTCTTGAGTCAGTTTCTGACGAAGACAGTATTCACGGTATTGCTGACATCAACGAATTCCTTGGAAATGATGAAGAATTTTCTAACATCATTACAGAAGATCCGGCAGCTGAAGATTTAACATCAGGTGAAGAAGAAGAAGAAGATTCTACTGATAATACAGCAGAAGTTCAAGAAGAACCTGCAAACCTTGATGGTGGCATGGACACTAATTTTGGTGCTGAAATGGGGGTTGAAGGTGAAACTGAAACTGAACCTGTAATGGTACCTGTAATGGATCCAGCAATGGATAATACAGAATTAGGATCAGAACTACCAATTGATAATGTTTCTTTTGAAGCAACTCTTTTACAACAACTTGTTAAAATACTTACAACTGATGAAACAGGTATTGTAATGGAAATAACTCCAGATAACAAACTTATCATTCAAAAATCGGGTTCTGAAGAAACTGTTGAAGTTGGTGACGGTGAATATGAATTATTAAACAATTCTGAGGATACAAATATTACTGAAACTGTTACAACTATGCTTGATGAAATTAAAAAATCACGTGCATTAGCTAATCAACGTCCGCATTTCATGTCATTCTTGGATGAAGCACAGATTACAAACTTCAAATTGATGGAACCAGAGGTTCAGAACGATATCATCCTTGCGATGGAAAATGCTGAGTATTTCTCTGCATCTGATGTTCTTGCACTTATTGGTGAGCAGATGAATAAGACAAATGTTTCATATGAAGATAATCTTATTGAAAATATTCCTGCACCATTAAAAGAAGCATGGAATGCTTTGCCACAGGAAAACAAGCTTTCGCTTATTGCTGAGTCAAAATATTTTCACCTGTCTTCTAAAACAGATGTTAAATCATTCTGGAACACGCGTTCGTTTGCGAAAGTAGTTACAGGAACAGATGCTGTTTTAATCAAAGAATCAGCAGCAAATACAACAGCTGATTTCACTACTGACTACGTAGATGCTTTCATGAGCAAGATTAATCAATACTAAATAATATTGATTAACAGATAGAAAGGGACCTTAATGGTCCCTTTCTTATTTGTATAAAATTGGATTTTTTTGACGTTTTACGATACATATATAATTGTATCAAAAACTATCTAACTCTAATAAACAGAGAGAGTGGGTTAGTAACTAACGGACTTAATATCCATTTGAACAAAAAACAAGAAGATTCAAAAATTGGAAAAAAAAGACTAAAAACAGTTGATATATAAAAAAAATAAAAAACACAATCATGATAAAAAATTCAAATTTGGTAGTTGACATGGATCGTGCGATCACACGTTGGAAACCAATCGTTGAACGTTTAGGTGTTACTGAGTTAACTGACCCTGCTAAATTACGTTCACTTTGTGAATACGCTGAAATGCACTCAACTTCTATTGCTGCTGGTTTCGGTGGTGTAAATGAGAATGCAATGTATGCTAATGGTGCAAATACACAAGGTATGGGTGCTGTAGTTAATCCAGGTGTTAACCCAATCCCAGGACAAAATGGTTCATTCGGTTCAGGTGACTTGGCACAACAAATGCTTCCACCATCATTAAAAATCGCTGCTCACACACCAGGTCTTGATCTTGTTCCTGTGATCAACGTAAACTCTAACCGTATCGATTACCCATTCTTTGACTGGCAGTATGACAACGTTACAACTGGTCAAACAGATGAACGTGGTTCGGTTATCAAATTCCGTCCAACAGCTGATGCTGACTTAGCAGACCTTAAGGTTTGGATTCGTACAGCAATGACAGCATACGGTGTAACTGAAACACGTGGTGGTGTTTCAAAAGGACTTTACTTCCAACTTTCTGGTGGTGCATTACCTGCTGCTGTAGGTGGTTATGATCCAACTGTTGAACCTGCTACTAAAACAGGAGTTGTTAAGTTTGAAGGTTTCTCTCGTATCGATGGTCTTCCAATCTTGCGTTTCTTCACTCAACAAAACTCTGCATCGTCAGGTGGTTGGGGATTCAACGCTGCACTTAACACATTCCCTAATACTGGTGATATCTTAACACACCTTGGTGCTGCAACTTTTGAAGCTCCAACAAATGGTGGACTTGTTGATAACGCTGTAGGTGCTGTTAATACTGTACTTCCAGTATCACTTAACGAAGACTTGGTTCTTGACTTTACTTCTTCAGGTAAAGACGGATTAATGAACCGTGGTGAGTGGGATGTTTCACAAGCTGGTAAAGTTGGACCTGAAATGCGTGTTGCTACAATTCAAATTGGTCACGTACACGTATCTGGAGCACTTCGTCTTTCTGAGCTTGGTGATTTCAAAAGAATGTACAACATTGACTTAGTTGAACAAACAAAAGCTCAATTAGTTAACCAAATCCAACAAAAAATCTCTGTTGAGATCGTTAATAAAGTAAAAGAATTCGGACTTAAAAACCGTGCATCTCTTGCTTCTGCTACAGGTGCTTCATTAGCTGCATTAACTGCTGCTGGTATCACTGACGGTAAGATCTATGACGTTTCTGTAACAGCTGTGTCTGGTGCTCTTGGTGGTGAAAACTACGCTTCACTTGCACGTAAGATCTGGTCTACGATTACGAAAGCTTCTTTCTACATCAAGACTGACGGTCGTATCGGTACTGCTGATTACATCGTAACATCTGGAGGTATTGCTGCTCTTTTCAACGACATCGCTGGTTATATCATTAACCCATTCAACGCGAAATTCGGTGAAGGACAACTTCAACCAGCTGGTACAATCAACGGTATCAAAGTATACGTTGACCCTTACCAACGTCCAGAAGATTTAACTATCTACTTAGGACGTGTTGGTAAAGCTGACGAACCAGGTATCAAATTCTTCGCTTATATGCTTGCAGAAAGCGTTGATGTTGTGTCTGAAAAGACTATGGCTCCACACCTTTACATGTACTCACGATTTGCTGTCGCAGAGTTCGGGTGGTTTCCTGAAAAACAATACATGGCAATCAAAGTTGAAGACAACAACGGTATCCTTAACTAATAAGAACCAAAACATAGAAAACCTACTCTTTCGAGTAGGTTTTTTTATTTAAAATAAAAACGATTTAATTTTATTTCTCTTATCCCATCCATTACATTCATCATTATGAAGTTTTTTACCATCGATAATAGTGTACATCCATTCAGCATCGATTAAATAATCTTCTTCTGTTTTGTCATAGAAAATTACGTCAAATTTAGTAGCTGCTGCGTTGAATCGTTTTTGAAGGTGTTCTTTTCCTAAAACTGTATATGACGAAGTAGATATTTCTAAATCTCGTTTTTGTGCTTCACGAAATACTTCTTCTACTAGCAATGTAGAATAACCTTTCATTCGATAGTCTTTGTCTATACTAAGATAACTAATAGCCCAATTATTTTTATTCTTAGCATTCATAGAATAATAACCAACATGTGCAATACCAATAATTTTTTTTCCAGTCATCAAAAAAGAATAAAATTCTTGGTCCTTACCTAGACATGACATTTCTCTAAAAGAGAAGAAACGGATTCGATCATTTAGTGATATATCTTTTGGCATTCCACCATTGTAAAGAAATTTTACAGCATCAATACCATCGAGTGTTACTACTTCTATATGCATAATTTATTAATTGAACAGTACAAATATAATAAAAAAAAGATGCCGCGGCATCTTTTTTAAAAATTATTTATTTTTGAAACACATAGAACAATCACTACACATATATCGACTATCAGCATAATCAATTAGTTAGCGGTAATACTCCAACACATTACAATCCACTTTTAACCAACGATTCTGTTCTTTTCTTAGGTGTGGTTTAACAATAAAATAACCTTGTGTTTCTCCAATTACATCACCATATTCTTTTTCATCAGAATCGTTGGTTAATATGTTCTACCAACATAAAAGCATCTTTACTAAAGCAAGTACTACCGCTAACAGCAATTTGGCTCAATGCCTTAGTTTCTTCTTTTTCGCAATCATTTTCTGTACTCATAATATTTGTGTTATTAATTTAATTTATCTGTTTAAACGGCACTAAGCCAAGTTGCAAAACGTTAGGCGATATGCCAAGCGTCACCCTACAATGGTTGAGTGATTTGGCTGCGAAGTATGTCATAAAACACATTTCTTGACAAAGCACCCAAACAAATAAAATCGGGTTCCATTTCATTTAATGCTAATATTTCAGGAATAGCAATGAATAAATCTTCATCAGTAAGTTTTTTAATTAAATCACAATCCATTTCAATAACAGTATCCTTTGTTTTGAAATATCGCTGTTGTAAGTATTTTGTATATGCTTGTGTAGCATCAGCAATTACGCCATAGGTTTCATTTGGATTTTGTCTTGTAGCCCAACAAACGAAAGCACCTTTAAAATCATTAATCATTAAATGAAATTTATCATTTAAATAATTTGCCGAAATATCAGCATTTGTCAATTTGTATTTTGATTTGTCTTTAATTGTTTTAGGTGTTAAATCAATTACACCATCTTGTTTTTCTGTACTCATTTTTATATTAATTTAATTTATCTGTTTAAACGGCACAATCGCCTAACATCGATCATGTTGAACTGATCTGCAAGCATTCATGTAATTAATCAGTTTGTTTTCAAAATAATTAAATCGTGGATGGTCTAATGCAAGATCTGGACTTCGCAAATGAATTAGTCCCTTAAAAGGATCACATGACAATTCAATGGTAGAATTTATATGATTAACATCAGCAAATATCCACATACTATCAAGGTCATCCATTTCACCAACTAACTTACTCCAACCAGTTGTGGTACCCGCTGTATGATGTTTTGTATAACCACGTGATTGCATTATTTCAGCGCATTCAACATCGGTATATTTACCTTCTTTTGGTTTCTCTTTTGTACTAACAATAGATTGTAAAAATTGAACAAGCATTTCAGATACAAATTTATCAGCTTGATCATTTATTGCTTGTCTCTTATCAACTGATACGTCTGCAAGATCATACAATTGATTAACAATATTCATTGCAATTTTTTGTGTTTTCATATTATGCTCTTTTCTTTTTACGATCTTGTAGATACATCTTCATGAGTTGTTCTTGTTTCTTGTAGTCAAGACCACTATTTTTGTTCACTTTTCTATCTTTAAAGATTTGTGTAATCTTCATCTTAGTTTTAGATTCTTCATTTTTGAATACGGCTCCATTTAAGAGCACAATATCATCTTTCTCTAATGGATATCGCACACCGTTTAAAAGTGACTCAGAATCGCTTATTTTGAGTCCTTTGAAGGATTCAGGTGCGATATTGAACTGACGCATAGTAGTAGGATACAGCGAGGCAAAATCGAATACTGAAATCCATCTAAAAAGTCCAATAGTTGGAAATTTAACGTAACCACCATCGTAATCATCCATTTCCTCAGCTTGATCATTTCCAGATTCAGAGAACATACTTGTTTGACGACACATCACAATTCCGTGTTCGTAATACTCTCGGAAGAAAACACCTTCGGTTACACGAATAGCTGAAAGTGATTGGCCTATTTGTATATTTGCAAGATTAGATATTGATAACATGATATCTAATGTACGTTGCTTCTTATGTATCAATTGTACGAGCGCGGTATCAACACAGTTATAAAGCATATAACCATAGTAATCGTTTACGTATAAATCCTTAAGTGAACCTTTATATTCAAGTTTCTTAACTCCTAATACTTTTGATGAGGTAAAGTCTAATGTTTCAGCTTCACGTATTTTGATTGATGTATCCCATTTACCAAAGATATCCATGTAATCGACTACTAGTCTATGCATAGGAAGTTCTTCAAATGTTGGTTTGAATTCGTTAGCATTCTTTTTCCATGGTTTGATCAATTTACCGGTTGGTGATGCAACGTTTGGATTGATTCCTAATTTACGTGCACGTGTTACTAAATAAACCCAGTCATAGTTAATGAAATTCCATCCAGTAATTACAGGCATTTTTGGAATAAGATCGTTGAATAACTCTAAAAGCATCTCTTTTTCTGTATTGTAGAATTGCCAATCGATTGTGTACTTGGTATCAAATGCTTTAAAGTATTCATTGATATCTTTTTCCATCTTAGTAATCCAACTATCAGGCATCTCTTTTATACCCATTAATAGAATTTTCTGATCGAATACAAAACAGATCGCGGTAACTCTATTTTCAGCTAAATGAGCTTCAGGAAAACCATTTGTAATTTCTACCTCAATATCACAGAAATAAGTCTTTGGCTCATTGTAGGCGAATATTTCATCTTTCTCTTCTTGTTTGAGTTTGTGGAAGTATTCGTAAACAGCATAACGTGTAGGATTTCGTGTGCTCATTAATTTCACTGGTTTCTTATCCCAGGTGCGGAAGTTATCAGATCTTCCTGGATCAGTATTGGAACATACTCTCCAATCCATTGGATTCATCCATGGATAATTTTTGAATTTGATATTACCTTTAGGGTCAATGTATGACACTATTAGTTTGCCATTGAGGTATTCGTAATCTACTATCATTTGATGCCTTATAATGCTTTAATTGCTTATTATAATGAAAAAGTCTACCAATGTTTGGTAGACTTTTCTATTTAACGAAATTGACGTTCTTTTCTTTCTTCTTCAATGGGATCGTATTCTGTTCCATCTTCATTAATGATAAGAATTTGTTTTATTTTTAAAACACGTTGTTCGGGCTTGTTACAGAATTGAAAATAAATACTAGACCAATAAGTTATTGTATTTATATCAATTGCTTGGTATCCAATAATTGTTGTATCATCTTCACTATAAATTACTTCATAACATCCAGGTGAAGTAGGTTTAATTATCATAAAATTATTCATAAATTAATTTTAATGCTTCAGTATAATCCTCATCAAATATATATCCACAACATTGCTGTGAGTCTTCTTTGTTTTCATCATACCAATTAAAAAATCCTGATCCTAATGGTTCAGGACCCGTAGAATTTTGAAGATCATCTTCAAGAAATTCATAAATACGAATATCTTTATAATAACCTATATGATTTTCTGCCATAGTAGAATCAATACCTTCCATTTCACAAAAATTTGTATGAAATTCAGGTAATTCTTTAATTACTTTAGCAGTTAATTTATCAACAAAAAGTCTTTGTCCAAATGTATATTCAAATAATTCTAAAACTTTTTGTTTAATATTCTCTGCAGTTATAGTTTTAGTATAAACAGATTGTTTATGCTGTTCAAATCCACCATATTTAATTTTCATTTTATCAATCTCTGCATCGGATAGATGATATTCACTTATAATAGAATTACCATCTTTGATTATACAACCAGTACATAGCTCAAAATTAGCTACGGGTATTGATGCTTGTGTGATTGTTTTTCCGCCATAATTATCTCCAGGTTCATCACATAGATCAATATAATTATGATGAAAAGTAGAATAAAATTCATCGTTTGATAACTGTTCAGCCATCAGTTGAAATTCAGCATCAGGATTTGTAAAATACAGATTATATCTGTGTGTTTTACCTTCACCAAAATTTGCAGAACCATCAGCATAATATGTGCAAGAAAGTCTTACAACTGTCATGCTGTATGACTTGGCAGTGAATTTAGTTCCATACATCTGAATTTTATCAAATAGATCATAAAAATGTTCTGGAATGACTTCTATTGCTTTGTTTCGTTTGAAAAGCTTTGATACTTCAATTTCAAATAGTTGTCTTACTTTGCCCCAGTCGGTTACGTTTGAATTGTTCATATTATAAAATTATATTTTTTTTTCTTCTGTGAAGAGGTCTGGAACAGTATTTATATGTTTTCCATCCGTCCATTCGTGGATGATACTATCACCTATTTGGTATGGATTTATATAGATATTGATACACTTGTACTGTCCGCATAACTGCCACACATCAAAATTTAGACATAATGGTATATCTAAGGCATATCACACTGCTCCAAATACACCATTATGTCTAAATTCAGGCATGTTAAAGAATTCTACTCCAACACCACTAGATACAGAAATTGCATCCGGTCGGTCTGTTTCACGTGTTGAAATTTCTTCAATATAATGAAGAAATTTGGTACGAATATCATCAGGTGTGATAGGAATTACTGGTTCAATCACGACTGGCTTCTCCCACTTGATCTTCAATCCCAATGTTGGGATTGGAAAGAAATAAGCTGTACTCTTTGCCTTATCGATAAAAATCCGACCCATATGTCATACCATGCGAACATGGGCCGGATTTTTATATTTTTTAACAGCATATGATTAATAATTTCCTCGTGCCTGACGATTTCTATTTTCTACATTTTTTGCCATGTACATGTTGTACATTTCCTCAGCAGACATACCAATAGATGCTGCGTAGTTCATGAAGAAGTGAAGCATATCAATGATCTCAAATTTACATTCGAGTTGATCACCTTCTGAAAGGTCTGAAAATTTTTTGTTTTCGAATGATGCAAAATCTTTCTTCCAACGTTTCCAAACTGCACTACCTGATCCATCTTTTACACCGCCAAGTGCATCGGTTGCCTCATGAATTTCATCAATCATTGCATGTGTATTCATATGCCAAAAATTCATTACATCACGTAATGACATATTTTTAAAATCGTATCCGTAGATATTTTCCTGTGTTTCAGCTTGGAGGTTCAAAATATCACCAAGTGTGTCTGTACTCTCAGTATAGAGATTTTTGATCTCAAGATCTTTACATGTGTTGTCTGTGTTTGCCATTATGCTTGTTATTATTATGTTTAAATAGAACGGGATCAACCGATTTACCAGATGATCCCGTTGGTTTGATAGGTGTTAGGTGTTTATCCTTCTTCCTGAGCAACTTGCTCACTAACAAGCGTTTCAAGTTGTTCAGTAATCTCTGCATCAAGTCCCATATTCCACTGTGCCATCTCAGCGTTTACACGCTGAGTTAAGTCATTGTAATGACTATAAAGTTTGATGACTTCACCAAGATTGTAAACTAAGTGACCAAATGCAAATGTATCAGGATTTAAACCTTTAACTGTTACAGTGCTCAACAAGTTGTGAATGATGATTGAATGTGAAAAAGAGATCTCAATTGGCTGCGTTGCAGTTTTTGCAAAGTTATCACGGTTCAATGTTTCAAGAATATATTTCTTGATATGAATTCCGTAAAAAATAGTCTCTGAATTATATTCAACACTTTGACGTAATTTACTATCAAGAATTTTTTGTTCAACACCGGTAAGGTTTACTGTACATACTGCAGTTTTAACAAGCTCACGTAATTCATTCCATTTTGCAACAACTGTTGTAAAAAGTTCAGTTTTCTCAGTATCTGTAAGCCCTATTGATTTATTTGTTATCATGAATTCACGAATTTCTTCTGCTTTTCCGTCAAGTTTCTCACGCGAGTCACCTGTCAGTAGATCGAAATTTGGTTCATGTGATCCGATTGTGATATCAGACAATTTAGATACGAAATCTAAAGCTGTTTCTTCTTGAATTTTTGTACTCATTTTATAAATGCTATTTTTGATACAAGTTATACTGCTTGCTCAGCTAAATGTTTAAAGAATTAATTCAAAAACGTTGTATTACGCTTAATTGTGCGTTTGTTTTCTTCATCATTCTCCGCTGCGTCCTCTTTCTGCTCCTTAAGAAGTTCAACAAGTTGATTTGCTTGAGCAACTGCATCGATACCGTATTTCTTTAAAACCCCAGGATTTGTTTGCAATTGATACTTTGTGATCTTAAATGTACCTTTGTTGATATCAAATTGAAGACGATCGAGTTCTTGGTAGATAAGAATTTCAGCGTTTGTATCATCAAAGGTAATAAGATAATCCTCATTAATGAACATGAACATGTCAATACTAGTAAGATGTGATACGACATCACTTGTCTTCTGTAATTTGATGAGTTGTTTTTGTTTTGTAACTCCAATAAATTTGATCTTAAGATTAAATGGTAAAGCCATCTTATCTATCAAATTTGTTATGAGTTCGAGTGTGTCCTCTCCGAGGTCATAAAATTTGCTTTCTGTTTCCGAAAGCGCGTCGTTTGCTTGATTTGCCATTGATGTATATTTATTTGTTATTTTAATGTTATAAAAAAATAAGCAACAGAATTGCTCCTATTGTAATCAGTCCACCAATGATTCCTATTTTTGTTCCAATTATAGACCGGTTAGAAGCTGGTGCAAAACCGAATGCAATACCATAATTGTTCTCATCAATACGTTTGTAATCGATGCGTTTAACAAGCTCTCTGAGATCTAATCTATCCATGTCTAATAATACCTGGTTGACGTATTTTGTCAATTCCTTTGCTATAAAAGTATTACCAATACTACGTTTTAAATCTTCAGGTGCATCTGAAAAATTAACCGTGGCATATAGTTCGTACCAGAAATTGTATTCCAGTCCATACTTTTGTAATAGGTATGCTTGATTCTCAATGATTGCCGTCTTGTATAGTTTGAAGAATCGTCTGTATCGTATGTAGTTGCGAATGTACTTCATGCAACTTATACATGATCAGCTGATCAATGTTTAGATCAAAGTAAAAAATGATTAACCAATGTGTGACGAACGACTAACTGTAGTATTATCTGCAACTTCATTAATAGCCTTCTCTATATTTTTTAGAATGAAATAATGTTTAGCAAGTAAATCATTTGTTCTATATACTGGATTTACTCGTTGAATAGCTGGTTTATTTACTACACCTTTAGTTTGATTATTTGTAACCATAACTTTACCACCTTTACCTTTTGGAATGTTATCACCAAATGATTTATTTGATGGTGCTGTTATATTTCCTGTATTACTTTTAAGCTTGTTGATAACTGCTGCAAATTCCGAATCACGAGCATGTATATTATCCATTACAATAGATAAATTATCATTATCGATAAGAGATAATGTCACAAGACCACCATAAAGATTGGTAAGATCTGGTACATTTTTCAATTTACTGAGTGCTGATCCAAGAGCCATTATAGCTTTTGCTAATTTAAAATAAGAACTTGCAAGTACACGTACGTCTTTTGCTGTCTGTTGTACATCACCATCTGATCCTTCATATTCTGCAAAACCGTTTAGAAATGCTAGTACACCTTCAGACCAACGTTTAGATGGGTATGAATCAAATTTCATTCCGTTCATTTTCATTGCAAAGAATGGAATGAGTGCACTTAAGTGTTTAATTGGATTAATCCAAGCATATACATCTTCTGGATCTACTTCATCAGCTAATGTTGCAACAGTTGTACCAATAGCAACTAATGCTGCACCAACACCTTCAGCCCATTTTTTACTTGGGCCAGTTCCTTCATATATCCCACTTGGACCTAATAATGCTGGTAATTGTGGCATTAATCGTGCAAGTTTTTTAATTCCTTCAATATTATCATCAAACGTAGTTCCCATTAGAAAATCCCAAACACCAGGTTTAAATGATTCAAGTGCTTGTGCAAAATATTTCATAGACATACCAACACCTTCAGCCCATTCTTTTTTAGGTCCAGTTCCATCATAATCTGAACTTGGTCCTAAAATTTTAGGAAGTTTTGGCATAAGCATTGCTAATTTAATAAGACCAGCTATATTACTATCAAAAGTATCACCCATTAAAAATCCCCAAACACCAGGTTTGAATGCAGATAAAGCATCAGCAAAGTACATCATAGACATACCAACACCTCTTGCCCATTCTGGACTTGGTCCACCAGTATATGTTCCTTTACTAACTATCTCACCAACATCATTTAAAGCTTCAGCAATTTTTATAATGTTAGCTAAGTTACTTTCAAATGTATCACCCATCAACCAACCAAATAAACCAGGACTCAATGCTCCAAGTGCTGATGTAAATGCAATTAACGATATACCAACACCTCTTGCCCATTCTACGCTTGGACCTCCAGAAAAATTACCGGTAGAAAGAATATCACCTACAGCAACAAGTGCTCCAGCCATCATAAGCATACCAGCAATACCAGCAGCAATAACAAGAAATCCAAAACCTGTTGCACCCAATGCTCCAAGTATTAATACAGCTGGAAGTGATACAAGAAATGACATACCAACGCCTTTAGCCCATTCAATAGGCGGGTAGTTCGTATAATCACCTAATCCTAAAATGTGTGAAATAGCCATGATACCAGCCGAAATAACAATCATTCCAAGTGTTCCAAGAATAATATCTTTTGTGCTGAGACCCATTTTTCCAAGTGCCCATAAACCTGTGCCCATAATTGTGGTAGCAGCAGTTATAGCAAATGATGTTTCAATGACACCTAGTGTATCAATATCAGGAATATCTTGTAATATGTAAGCTGATGCAAGAATAGCTCCAGCTATTACAGGCATTAATACTGCAAGCATCAATACATCTGTTGCTTTACCTTTCATGAAACTTGCTGCAAGAGCAAGTGGTATCATACTTGCACCCATTGCAACACCAACACCTAAAGCTGACATAAATTGGTCGAATGTAATTGTAGGCATTTCAGCTAAAATAAAACCGGCTCCAGTAATACCAGCAGCTACAAATGGTAGAATAGGAACCATTGCATAAAGATTTTTTATCTTACCACGTCCTAAATTTTGTGTGGCTTCAGCCAAACTATACATTGCAATACCCATTGCCGCGGCAACACCGATTGTTGTAATAAGTTGCATTAATGAAAGTTCAGGCATTAACGATAACATTAAACCAGCTCCGCTCATAGCAGCACCCATAATAATAGTAACTAAACCAACTTGTAATGCTTCCTTCGGACTAAGACTGTTTTCAGCAACTTTATTAAAAGCCATTGCAACTAATGGTAGAGCAATTGATAATGCAATTACTGATTTAAAATCAACATCACCAACTACTTTAAATGCCAAACCAATAGACATAATAGCACCGGCCATAAGAACCATAGATTTGATACCATCTGCAACACCTGTCTGTTTATTTTTGAATGATAAGTTAGAAAAGAATCCGGTTTCTTTTTGGCGTCTTAATCCACGTACATGTTGAAGAATTTGTTCTGTATTGTCTTTAGTTGTAGTTACATCTTCAGATACTTTTTGAAGTTGAACAGCAATTTCTGCAAGATGTTTTATTTCTTCTTTTGAATTACCAATAGCATCAGAGAATGCTTGTTTTTGCGATTCAACCTGATTTTTAATAGCTTCAACAACAGCTTCAAATGATTTTGAAAAATTCTGTAGTGATTCAATATATACTTCCTCTTTACCTGATGCCATGCTTTATATATTGAAAAAGGCTGTCATATGACAGCCTTTATTTTATAGTTTTTTTATGGTCTCGAGATCTTTTTTGATCATCTTTTGCAGTTCATACTGCAATTCACGCAGTTTATTCTTATTCTCATTATTTGTATTGTTGATTTCAGTCTTTTCCTCTTCTGTTAATTCACCACGAATATCTTCTTCAGCTTTTTCAATACTGTGTTCCATCTTTGCCATCTTCCATGCAATACCGAGGTATGCATTTCCATTTATAAGTTTGTTTGCCAATTCTTCCTGTTTCTCTTCATCAACAGCTAAAATTTGATCAAATCTATTTTTATTTTTATTATAGTAAGCAAGATTGTCCTGATAAGCTTTTAACTTAACACTCTTATCAGAATTGAGATCTGGACTTACCAGTTCTTCATTAACCTTACGCCATTCGTTTATTGAAGTTATCATATTTTTGTTTCTCAATTAATTGATATTTAATGTGTTATGTTATCTTGTTCTATTGAAAAAGAAGCTAGTCTTCGACATTTTTGCTATTGCTTCTTCTGTTTTTGTAATCAGTGCTTCACCACGTGTGTAAATACGATCAACATTAATTTTTGTATTACCTGCAAGAGTAACATCAGTAAACGATAAATGTGTTGCGTAATCTAACATAGCCATTCCAGTTACATAACGTATAAACAACGGATCACCAAATAATGCTTCTGCTGGAATTTGTGCCCAAACTTCAAGAACAAGATTACAATGTAAATCTGTTTGAATTTCTAAACGTTTACTATTTGGATCAAATCTATATTTTTTTGTATTCTTACTAAATGTTGCAATTGCATCATACATTGCTTGCTGAACTGTTACAGCTTGAGCATATTCACCAACATTAATAGATGCTACAAAAGGCATAGCTGTATTAGATAAAGCAAGTGTTCCTGGTGGCATAATATAACCAAGGTTACGCATATCATTGTAATTCACCATATAAACCCATCTAACAGCTTCAATTTCATCTGGAAGTGTAATGAACTTTACACCACTTTTAGCATTCTTATAGAACGACATTAGATCTACGTAATAGTAGGTCATGTGTAGTGCATATTTATAATTACGATAAAACCATCTAAGTGCATCAAAAGTAATAATACGTTCTATGTTTTCATTTCCTAATGTATATGGTAAACGACAGTTCATAGTAACGTTATTACGTACTACATCAATCAATTCATCAAGTGTTAATCTACTATCCATTTTTATACATCTCCTATGATATTCATTAACTTAACATGATTAGTTTTAGCTGTTACAACATCTTTATCTGTTGTACCATCAGATAGTTGAACACCTGGATAACGTTTGTTTAATATTTCATTTGAATCAACTATAAATCTTTGATTTATTTTAAATCTGAAGACATTAGATACTGGTCCTAATTGTTTTAATGTAAGTGCTAAAGTATTTTGTTTAAACTTACGTATACTATCTGCAACATTTGCTACATCTGGTACAATATCTTGCTTAAAAAAATATTTACCAGTGTTGGAATAAATAAACATATCTGTCATTGTTCCGGGTCTAAGAGATGACATCATTACATAATAATTATTTTCTATATTATTAAAATTATTCATCATTTTAGCATTACTTGTTAATCCAGCAAAAGTATTGAAACGTTCTATGAGTTTTGTTTTGCGATTATATCTATAACTTCCAAGAAGTTTAAATACAAAATATTTGCTTCCGTTTGTTTGTTCTGTAAAATCATCAGTAGGCGACATAAATAATACTTGACTACTTGACTTACCGTTTTGACCACGCAAAACACCTTGAAAAGCATAAATCGCCTTTACATCAAATTTAGTTCCTATTTGAAGTATTTCACTGAGCCCAAGTTGTATTACTTGATCAATTGTACCTTGTTGTTGTTGAATTGTTTCTGTAGTTTTTGCATCAACATTTCCAGTAGCATGTTCCATTACATAATCAACATCTATAACATCTTGAAAGTAATCATTTGTGTTAAGAATTCCTTGTTCCCAAATCTTTTTTAATTTAGCTTGATTATCTGCTTTTTCTGATTTACCAGCTTTTTCAATAACATAATTTGCTTCATATCGAATAGTATTGAGTCGAACAATATTGATTGTCTTACGAGTTTTCAATTTGATACCATCAACTTGTTTGATTTCTTCTAACATATCAGCATTAAATAGATCTTCAATTTTACCAGGAAGAGAATATTCACTTGCTTCAAAAATCATAGATTCCTGCACAGGCTCTTCTAGTAATTCTTCTTCTGTATCACCTTGAAGTTCACGAATAGTAAGTTCATAAATGTCTTCAAGTATTGGAATAACTGACATAATTTTTTTTATAGTCAATTGAAAATTTTGAATATCTCTGATATTTAAAGTAAATTCACGTACATTTTCAGATTTCTTAATAGTAGAAATAAATGAATTTATTGTACTAATATATTCACCTAGCTTAGATATGTCTTCATTAATTTTTACAACCTTAAGAACACTTGCAAGATCACTTGCATCAAATGTTATATTAGATAATGTTTGATATATTTTTGAGTAAGCTTCTCCTTGTGTATCAAGAAATCTCCACGATCTCATTGGCGAGATTGTTTGTTTGATTTTTTTAAGTATTTCAAAAGAAGAATTTAAAGATTCGATATATCTTGCACGATCTTCAGCAGTCAATTCAGTTGATTGAGTGCCATCAGTTGATTGAGTATTGTCAGTTTGATCATCGGTTGATGAACCTTCTTCTGGAAGATCTACATTTTTAATTGCTTTGACATACTCCATACCCCATTGAACAATCAAATTATTTACTTGTTGACGTCGGATACCTTTTTTAATGGAACCTTTCAACCAAGAAAGTGGGGATGTTATCACTTTTGATAACATCCCAATTATAGAATCATCCCAGTGAACAGCAGCCTCTCGGATCAGTAATCGTTCTTTTGAAAGAAGGTTCTTCATCATATTTTATCGTTTAATCTCTATGCCGTTGTAAGCATATTTTTTGTTGTTTACTTGAAAGTATGCATCAGCAATATGAATTACTTCAGGATTTGTTGATGTTGTCACTAAAATACCATTTTGATAGATCGCATAAGCTCCTTTAAGTAATTCACTTTTAAACCAATCTTTTTTTGACATTTCTGGTTCAGTGGTTTCAACCACTTCTTCATCATCAATAGTTTCAACCACTTCTTCATCATCAATAGTTTCAAACACTTCTAATTCTTCAATAGTTTCAACAACCACTTCTTCATCAATAGTTTCAACAACCTCTGTTTTTTCAACAACTGTTTCTTCTTTTTCTTTTTTAGCACGAGGCTTAGCAGGTTTACGCGGTTTCTTTTCTTCTTTTACAGGAACCTCTTCAATTGATTCAGAAACATTTTCGTTTACAGTTTCTTCTGCAGAGTTTTCAAATTCTGCATCCATTTGTGTTTCTTGTTCGTTAGTCATATTATTTGTATTCTATTTTTGTTTCTATTGACCTTTATATATTAAACATGTAAGGTCTTTTGTATTTGAAAATTGATCGGTATATTCGTATTATGAAAATTATAGCAAAGAACAAAGACTACTATGATGGACTAGTTCATACATTAGGTATTGATTCAGATATTATTTATACTCGGAAAGAATGCCAAAATATTAGTGTATATCTTAACAATATTAATTTTCCAAATGATATCTATATTAATAATAATAATAGTGGTAGCTTTTATATTATTGGATTTGCTGGAAAAGTGTATCCAGCAATACGATTAGAACGTAAAAATTTAACAACTAATGTGATTGAATATGAATGGATTTACGATCAATCTACTATAAGTGAATTATTCACTTGTCAAAAGATTTACAAATGGAGATACTTAAATAATAAACAAAATGTAGAAACATTTGATCTATTTATCAAACAGCTTAATAATACATCTATTACCACATTATTTCATGAACATCAAGTAGGATCTTTTATTCTTTGTAATAATATTTCTTCTATAAAACATAATTTATCATTAGAACCGCTTTTAAAAGATATAGATTTTTATAAATGCGTAGATCCGTTTGCAGCATTTCTTCAAATGCAAACATTTATATCAGAACAATTACGTCCAATAATGTCTGAAGTTCAACTTACTGATAAAGAGAAAGTTGTTGCAAAAGGTTTTGATCCAAAATATGGATTTAGAAAAAGAAAATGAAAAAAAAAATAATAAATATTTTTATTATTCAAATATTATACATATATTTGCTTCATCAAACAAACACAAATAAGTGTTTAACGGTTGGATAGCTCAGTGGGAGAGCAACAGTTACCGGGTTTCCGGAACTGTGGTCGTAGGTTCGAATCCTACTCCGGCCACAAAAATTGGGACTAATTACCCCAATATAATCCAGGGTTCGAAACCTGGGGATTGATAAGTGGTGTATGGAGCACACTGGCTATGGTACCCTTTGCAGGGGAGAGCAAGCCGGGGGAATTGGGTTCGAGTCCCTTTGTTATCACGAAGCATCTAGCTTAAATTGGAAAGTGCTGACGTGGAGTCAGAGATATATGGAGTAAAGAGCCATATGTTGCTTTTGTTCAGAGTCCTGCAGGATCTGAATTTGTATGCATACAAAAGTAATGTAAGAGTTCGTGCGGATTAAGACAACTGCTGACACGGTAAGTATCGAAATCGTATGTGAATAGCTTTTACATGAAAAGACACATGTAGCTCAACTGGATAGAGCTCTGCGCCATTTGGGCTAGGGAGTACAGGTTCGAATCCTGTCATGTGTCCAAAAGGATGAACAAACGGTTCATTGATTATGTTTGAGGGGTAATAGCTCAGTCTAGTAGAGCGCCTGTAGAAAGCGGGAGGACGTCAGTGCGAATCTGATTTATCATTAGTAACAATGGATACGAAGACTTCGGTCGAAAACTTGTCGCCTTATATGGTTGCAAACGTATAAGGAAAAATATTATAGGGGTGTAGCTCAGTTGTTAGAGTGTTCGAATGAAAGGTCGGTGGTTAAATTCCATCCACCCCTACAAAATTAAAAAGTTTAATGTATTTTTTAAAACATATTAATCTTTTTTTAAAAAAAGATATATAACATACAAATAAACATAAAGATGTGAGGAATTGCTTCTATATGTTCTGCGCGGTGATGTAATTGGTAACATTCGTGGCTCATAACCATGGTAGGCTTATAACCCTTGTGGACGTTCGACTCGGCCCTGCGCTTCAAAAAAACATTTTATAGAAAAGTTTTTAAAATAAATTTTTATAATTAAAAACTTTTCTGTATATTTGTCTTATAATTACAAGAAAGAGAAACAAAAATTACATATATAACATTACAAAGATGAAAACATTTAATAAACATAATAATAACAATTTTAAGTTCTGGTCAAACGACTCAGGCTCGGAAGAATTAATTTAGTTTAGAAAACGAAACACATCTAAAAGAAATTTGAATCCCAGCCGAAAAGCTGGGATTTTTTTTTTTAATACACATCAGTAGTTCAATCGGTAGAATGACGGTCTCCAAAACCGTTGGTTGCAAGTTCGAGTCTTGCCTGGTGTGCCGCGACATTTTTGTATAATAAATGCGTCTCTGGTGTAAACTGGTAGAGCACGTTGGTCTGAAAAACCATCGGTCAGGGTTCGATTCCCTGGGGACGCACAAATGTGAACAAAGCCGTCTATGGCTCACAAAGAAGTGCACTTCTACATAGACGCTATATTCCTCAGTAGCTCAGTTGGTAGAGCATGCGACTGTTAATCGTAAGGTCACTGGTTCGAACCCAGTTTGGGGAGCATTAAATTGGAGAGGTAGCTCAGTTGGTAGAGCAGGAGTCGTGGAGACTCTGGTCAATGGTTCAAATCCATTTCTCTCCACTAAATATATGGTGTATAAGCAGGATATTAGTTAGTCTGGCTTGTCTGTGAAACAAGTGCTCGAAAGGGCTTGCGAGTGCAATTCTCGTTATACACCCAAGATGAAAAAGAAATTTGATGCGTTGTAAGGTAAATTAAACCTACAACACAATGAGTATCAACAAAAGACGTGCTAAATTTGATTTGGCACAAAATGGGAAAGAGTACAGACGTATTCTTATGGACGAATTATATCCAATCTATTGGGATGAATGTATAGCATTTTATCCACTAATACCAAATAGATGGGCAAAAAGTTCAAACAAACGATTAATGCGGTGGCAACAAAGAATGTACCAAAGCTGGAAACACAACAGAAAAACACAATACAAAAATGAAAAAGATTAAGACATATAAGATTTAGCCAGCTCAGTAATTAAGTTACGGAGTTGGCATTATAATGACCTCGTAGCTTAGTTGGTTAAAGCACCGCACCAATGCTACTAATATTAATCTTTCAAAGCATTGGTGGTGATGCAATAGACTTTTAATCTATGGAACCTGGTTCGACTCCAGGTGGGAGAACACAAGCAATCTACTAATTAATTTTGAAAGAGTTCATAGTTGATATATAATAATAAAAACTATGAGTCATATATGTGAATATTGTAATTTAATATTTTTTTCAGGACAAAAATTAGGCGGTCATAAACCAAATTGTAAAAGTGATCCTAATTATTTTATAAAATTAGAATTAAAAAAACAAAAATTACGAATTTTTAATACTGGTCGTAAATTAACAGAAGAACATAAACAAAAAATATCAAAATCAAGGACAGAATATTTAAAAAACAATCCAGATAAAGTTCCATATTTACTTAATCATAGTAGTAAAATAAGTTATCCAGAATTAACAATGATAAAATATCTTACAGAGTATAATATAACTGGTTGGATTCATCAAATGCAATTTTCAATATATCAACTTGATTTTGCTTTTCCTGAATATAAATTATGTGTTGAAATTGATGGAAGTACACATTTACAAAAAAAAGTTATAGAAATTGATAAACGACGTGATGATTTTTTACGTGGTAGTGGATGGAAAACATTAAGAATATCAGCAAAAGATATTAATAATAATATTTATACAGCTATTAATAAAATTTTACAATTACTTGATAAAAAAAAAATTGAAATACCTTCTGAATTTCTTACAAAACAATATTATAAAGAACAGAAAATCAGAGAAGCTAGAGAAGAAAAAAATAAAAAAGAACAAGATAAACTAGAAAAAATTAATAACAGGATTCAATTAATTTTAAATTCAAAAATTGATTTTCTAAAAATTGGTTGGATGTGTAAAGTTTCAATAATTTTAAATATTACACATCCTAATGTAAAACGTTTCATGAAAAAAAATATGCAAGATTTTTATGAAACATGTTATCATAGATAAACATATAGAATACACAACGAGAAGTTGTAACTGGATCATTACCAGGTGTGTTCCGCTAAATTTTAAATATAGCCAAATGGAAACTACAACCATTTTGAAGACCATTGTTACAGCAGGTAACATGGCAAAGATTACTCATGCTATTGCTGGAGTACTTTATTATCAAGTCAACACATCTGATGGTTCATATCAATTTACTGTTGATATGAATGACAGAGAAGACGTAGGAACTACTTCATTTGATGCAGAAATTAAAGCAATCACACTTATGCGTTATGTACGCAAGGCAATAAAGAATGAAGAACTCATTAAATTGTAAAATATGAAAAGTGCATTGGTTAAGAATCATTGGTATTTATACGGATTTTGTTATTGGCAAAGTGAATTATCTTTTGAAGATGACATTATTTGGATTAATATTGGATTTCATTTACCATTAGCTGCAACAAAACAAGATTTTCAGCACACCTTAGCTGTATCAGCTTATACATATGTACAGAAATTTAATTAACTAACACATTGATATTGAAGCCGGTTTTTAATACCGGCTTTTTATTTCATATTTTTTTTCATTTAAAGAAATCAAGATTGAAAAAAAGTTCTATATTTGTCTTATGAAAAAAACCGCACAAATAATTGTGATAAATGACGAAGGCTTCATTTTATCAGTTTCAAGAAAAAATAATCATTTAGATATAGGAATTCCGGGAGGAAAAATGGAAGACTGTGATATCACTATTGAAGACTGTGCTGTTCGTGAACTGAAAGAAGAAACAGGCATCACAGTCAATCCTAAAGATCTTATCAATGTGTACACAAACATCTGTAACGGAACGTTATCTTATACTTTTGTGGCAACGGCTTACAGTGGAGAAATCGATTATAATGAACCACATGTTGTATGTTGGGGTTCTGGAATAACCCTTACAAAGGGTTCATTTGGAGAATATAATAATGAAGTATTGCGTATCGTTAAAGCTTTAAATATCAACTTCAAGTGGCTATAAGTAACAGTAAAAACAATATTCAATAACTTAATACAATTAATAATGTCAAAAAGTACAATCATTAATATCACACAAAAGATTACATCAAGAGATCAAACGTCTTTGCATTTATATCTAGCAGAGATTCGAACAAATCCGTTATGTAATCCGATTGATAAAGCTGTTGAAAAAAGAATGTTTAACGAATATATATTAACTCAAAATCCTGAAATCAAACATCGTTTAATTATGGCGCATTTGAGATGGGTAGTAACTGTTGCGAAACAGTATGAAACAAAAAAGATCACATTAGCTGATCTTATCAACGAAGGAAACATTGCACTTTTAACAGCATTTGATAAATACAATCCAAATAATGAACAAAATGCTGGATTTTTGTATTTTACTTCATTCTATATTCGTCGTGAATTAAATGAATTCTCAAATACAACAGGTTCAGACATTGCCCAACCAGGAAGTCGATTCATGGTTAAAAAATATGTTCGTGTTGCTACGGATATTCTTCGTAGTGAAGGAAATTATGAACCATCAAGTGAAGATATTTTTGATGTATATCAAACAATTGATGCAAAAAATAAACCAACACTTACTGTTGCTTTGTTAAATGAAATCAATGCACAAAAGCAAGGATTTGTATCAAGTAGTATGACATTAGGTGATGCTGAGGGTGCTTTTACATTAGAACAAACATTTGCGGCTGGTTCTGAATACAAAGCTGATTCATTAGTAAATACAAATGAACGAACAGTATCAATTAAGAAAGCAATTGAAACAATTCTTACTGAAAAAGAAGCATTCATTGTAATCTCAACATTTGGAATTGGTACAGATGATCCAAAATCTGCTGAGCATCTTGCAACAGTTACGAACTATACACGTGAACGTATCGGTCAGATATTGAAGAAATCAATTGAAAAATTAAGTCAACACAAGAACTTGATGTATCAAATTCTTGCTGGTGGTGATTCTGATAGTGTTGATGCTGTTAAAAATACAGAATACGCTGAATTTTAAGTTATGAAGATTTCAAACACATTTACAATTGGTGTATCACACAAAGCGTTCTGTTCTTTTTACAGTGATATTCAACAGTATCGCGATCAATTAGTTCAACAGTTTCCAGAATTGAATACAGATAAACATGTCTTAGTTGGTATGACTGTAGCTGAGAACGATGGTAAGATTGTTGAACGCTACTACATACAACATAACGAGAAACCAGGTATGTATTGTCTAGTAACGAATACTGCTGACATAAATCAACGTGAAGCAAGCTGGACTGACAACTTATCATTCAATCCAGTAAAAGCTGAGATGGTGAAAGATGCCATTGAATATCAGTCACATGTGATGGATATTGAATGGTTCATAAAAAATAACTAAAAAAAGATACCGAATATTTTTATATTTGGTTTTTTTATTCTATATTCGTATTGTTCAATTAATAATTATAGATATGAAAGTTACAACATTCAACGCAGCAAACGTAAAAACTATCCACCAAGAAATTGATGCAGCTCTTGCAGCAATCGCAGCTAAGTACGGTCTTGCATCCATTCAATCAGGTGGTCTTCGTTACAGTGGAAACGAGTTCAACACAAAGATAACAGCTAAGACAGCATCTGAGACTGTTTCAGTTTCCGGTGTAGCAATCTCCGCTGTCGCTCGTAGAGCAGCTTCGGCATATGGACTTCCTGACGATATCTTCGATCGTGATGTTGTTCTTCAAGGAACTGCGTTCAAAATTGTGGACATCAATCCAAAGAAACCAAAGAATTGTATTGTCATTCGCAATGAACGCGGTACACAATACATCACATCTCTTACTTCAGTGAAGCAAGCAATTGGTATGTCAGTTGGTGGTTTACAATTTACATCACGTATATAAATTGTTAATCATGAAAATAAAAGCTCTTTTATTTTTTATTATTCTGACAGTATGCTGTACTGTTTATATGTGGTCAAATCCAAAATTGAATCACGGTCGAAGTTTTGGAGAATGTAAATACAATACACCAGATTTTAAACCCCACGATATACATTTTTGGGCTGGAAATATATATCGTCGTGAGTATCATAAAACATTGTGCGACTGTAAAGAATATGAAGAATATTTTGGTAAAGAACAATTAGATTATGGAAGCACATCACATTGAAGCACACTTTACAGTAAATCGAGCTTGGGAAAAACTTTTCAAGTCTCGGTTTCCAAACTGGACTCATGCGACTTGGGTAGACGATGTTTGGTCTATCTTTGAAGCTAATGGATATCGTTATGAAATCGAACGTTATTCAAACAATCCTGAATCTAAAATGTATTGCGCTGTAAAATGTGTAGATCTCTTTGGTCCGATCACTGAAGACAATGACGACGGATTTATTGTTGGTTATGGTGACTCACATGATTCTGTCGCATTAGAACAGATGCTGATCAGTGTGATCTGTAATTTTGATGTTGATTTTACAAAATTCAAATAAATTACTAAGATGGTTATTAAAATAATTGAGTCTACCGAAAGTAGTATTCGTATTGGATTTCATGAAAATAAAGACTATAAATGTCAATCATGGCGTATGGGAATTCGTGTAATAAATGACAATAAACATACAATTGATTTAGAACAATTAGTATTAACCGGTGCAACTATAAAATTTATTAAATGAAAGCATTCAACAACATATTAGTTCTTGAAAATGATCTTGAGGTACCATCATACATCAATCATATTTTGGAATTAGTTAATGTACCAAAAGATTATTGGTACAACTTCATCTGGTCATTCTATCACAGCCGTGATGAGAACATGAAACGATTGGGCTCAATTCCTGAAGATACACTATTGTTTGCGGCACCATCGTTTGTTGGTGCTGAAAATCAGTTCTCTAGTTACCTTAATTTATTTTTACAATTAGCAGAAGCTGGTAAGAAATTAGATATTGCTGTGGTCTACTACGATGGGTTCTTTATGTATCTTCTCAAATTTCTTTACAAGGAACATAGTAAGCTAAAAAATGAAAACAACCATCGTATGTTAAAAGAAGTTCTTGATGCACACAATATCTACGAGATTGATTTTAAAAATCTTGATTTTGATGAATTGGAAGAGAAGGGACTTTCTAGTCAAAGCAAACGCATCACTTATGAAGCTCTTGCTGAGTTCTATTACGATGCACATCGTACGTCTAATACAAAGATCCGTATCAAAGACAATGGTAAGATCAAAGATCTGATCCATGTGAATCATTACTGTGATCGACCAGAAGACATTAAATTAGAACTTGGTGATAAATCAGCAACAGTATTTACATCATCTGAATACATGCTTTACGAAATCGAACGAATTTAATTTTTAATATGAAAAAATTTAACATAAACAATCATATATATATCCAAATTACACAAGATGGATGGAATTTTTTGAAAGAAACCGTTGGCGTAGACTATATTGCATTGAAAATAGAAAATAGAAAATGTGAGATCAACGGTGAAGTATGGTATCGATTACAGTGTTATCAAGTATTTGAATTAATGCCTGTCAGTTTTACTGGACCAACATTATTCAATACAAATGTCATATTTGATGATTCGGATTTAAAAAATTAAATTGAAATTATTTAAAAAGGTGATACAACGTATCACCTTTTTTCTTATATTTGTATTGTTCAATTAATAAGAAAAATATGTTATTCAGAAAATACGCATTTGCTGGTCTATTAAATACGCCGGCACACGAAGATTGGTCACTTATTCTTCGGTCAGAAGAAGAAATTCTCCGTTATTGTAAACATGACAATGAAGAAACATTTAACGAATGGTTACATGGAGATAAACAAAGTAAAAATCCAAAACAGAAACTAATTAAAACTGTTATTGATACAGCAGTTCATACTGCACCAAAAGGAACTAAAATTCAACCAATTATTGAAATCGGTAAAGTTCTTGATAATAAAGCTGTAAGCATGATCAATTTCTTCCGTCGTGCTGGTGATCTTAAAGTTAATCAAACAGGTGGATTTTGTGATGTATCAGGTTTTGAAAAAATGTGGAAGTGTGAAACTGTTGAAGAACTTGAAAAATCTGGTTTAGGTTTTCCTGAAGATAATGAACCGGTAGCCGTTGATCTTTTGTTTCTTGAGAATGGTTATGTAGTTGATGCAAATTTTCAGAAGAAAGTATCTGAAAAAACATTGACACAACCAAAGAGTACATATACTATCAACAAATTAAAAACACGTGATGAACGATTTGTTGGAGCTATGATTGCAAAGGCTGGAAGTATCGCATTTGAAACACAACTTCTTGATGTAGAACAAACAAAAGGATTTATCAAGTTGTTTCAAACACTTCCGACTAAAACAATCTACATTTCAACTACACAGTGGCAGGAATTGATGCAGTTTGATGGCTACAAAGAGTGTTCTGACCGTCATACAATTTATTT